AATATACTTCCCTCCTAGAATAATAATATCAATGTCCATTCACATTGTCAACCAGCTCAATATCACTCGGCTCTACATAGCCCGATACATTTACTGAAATTAGATACTTGCCGATACTGCTCTCAAGATTCGTCACTCGATAGCGTCCATTTACAAGTTTCCCATCAAAACGAACCCCATGTAGCAGGCCCACAGATGCCATCTGCAGCCAGCCCGTGTCCTTTCTGATACTCAATCAGCTTCGCCTTGGTATTCGCGCCAAAAATTCCGTCAGCTTTAACACTAAGATGCCGTTGCAGTACAGTCACAGCATAAGAAGCACCATTCATAGCGTCTTTCGCACCCTGTCTAATAGTCGGCATAAGATTGGCTACACTGATATATTTCGTTCCGGATTTACTGATCCAGCGGCTTCGTGTGGTGCGCACATCAACATGAACAAAGCCACTCGTAAGCACAGCACGGCTATAATATCCAATACCACCACTCTTGGCAAAGTAGGGCAGGGAAGATACATACAGTGCGATCCGAATCGGGTCAACGCCCTTGATCCAGATATCAGCGGCAGTTCCTTTACAATGCTGGCTACGAGGGCTTCCACCGATGGAGATGTTATAGGCAGGAGTACGATACCCAGAGTTGATATGAACAGGAGCGCCGAAGTGAGCGCGGATCTGTTCTAGCACTTCAATCAGCTGACTATCGACTAGAACTGTATCACTCTTATCGGAGCAGGCGAACTCATAGACGGAAAAATGAGCCGACACCTTTTTGTTCTAGTCCTTCTTCATAGAGTATGTAATAACACCCATTTCATCACACCTTCAATTCTTTTTGAGCTCGTCCTTGATTTTATCGTTCTGGATGTCCATCTCTTTGACGGCAGCCTCAATCATGGTCTCAATAGTCGGAGTGATCTTCACACCCAGATGCTCCAGAGCTTCCATAACGTATTTCTTCTTGTCGGCTTTTTCGATAGCGCCGGTTGCGCCCAGCTTCTCTGCAGCACGAACAGCAATCTGTACCAGCTTGTACACACCGATTTTCTTCAGATAGGGGATACCATAGGCCATAAAGGCAGTACCAGCGCCAGCAATAACCAGGCGGACGATAACAGAAACCAGCTCATTGATAATATCCATCATAATATTTTCCTCCTAATAAAATCCATTGAAAATAAAAAGCCCGATGCACATAGCACCGGGTTTATGTATCATTCTTCAGGTTTAAGAAAACCATTCGTTTTCATCATTTCGTCATACATTCGTTCAACGTTTTTGATAGCGTGTGGCATTCTATTGTTTTTATATTCTTCGTGGTCCTTACAATAGTTTTCATACTTCCAGATAATATCAAGTATCTCATTATAATCCTCTTCTGTATGACCAAGCCCACGAACGAGCTCATTATTGAACCGAAGAACACGACTCTTATAATTATCAGCTTTTTGTTCATCACTTTTGTGAATGTGGTCATCAAGCTTTTTTCGTGTCTCTTCCTGAGCAATCTTTATTTCTTTGATCTCATCCATCACGCCTGCATTCATAGCATTGCCAACTGTCTTTGCAATCTATGACCACGGATTGATTTTAATTGGAGATATTTCAATCATTGCCATAACAATAGCTGCGACACCACCACTGCCAGCCATTACAGAGCCCAGATGATTCAAAACAAAATTTGTTAACTCATCCATTTTAATTACCACCTCCTTCTTTTTGAGGCCAACTCATTTCGAGGTGGCCTGATCTTGATTCTGTTTTTGAAGTTCTGTCTAAATTGCAGTCAACTGAATCACAACATCCTGCAAGGTAGCTAACCGCTCGGCAACACTATTCAGTGCTGTCACGATTTCTTTACCTGTTTCGTCTAACAACATCGGCTTTAAGATTTCCTGCGCCATAATTCCTCCTTTCAATTGACAAAATACTATCAACGTGATATAGTGAGAGCAGTACAAACCCTCCATCGGGCTAGTACAACCTCATTTCTATGAGTTGTTGCATGAGTTAGAGTCTCTGTGATGTAGCCATCGTCACAGGGGCTCTTTCTCTTTATGTGCGTTTTCCGCCATCACATACAGTACGCCAGTGATAATGCGGGCGCTCTTCATGGAATAGAACATAACGCAGCCAGTCATCAACAAAAATGCAAAGCAGTGCAAGGAAGAACCATAGCACTGTGAACGGCAGACAGATTTGCCCCAACAGATTGAACGGCAGGGAAGAGTAGTCCCAGATATGTAGGCCAAGCATCAAATTCAGCGGGACACCCACCACAAGCTCCGTAGCAGTCACAAAGAGCGCTCCAATACCAGCCTGTTTCCAGAGCGGCATTTCCCAGGGAATATAGTTGTTCAATCCACCGATTACAAGAAAACAGATACCACCGACAACAGCCATCGTCCAATGAGAATGTCCGCGCCACAGAATTTCGATGCAATAATAAAGGCATCCTCCAATCAAAAAGAGGATGCTGCATTTGATTAGTTCACGAAATTTGTTGCTCATCAATATCCTCCTTTACCTCTGTATCGATCGTTTCATCTGTGCCCCCAGGTTTATCAGGACTTTCAGGATTCTCAGTAGAATTATCATCACTACCATATACGATAGCGATAGCATCTACCTCTTCACTTGTCGTACATGCCTTAATGTCAACCTCCAATTCCTGCTGATGAGAGACAAAGGGCTTCACATACACACCAATCGCCAGTGCTAAAGCGGCCAGATCGTCATAAGTCCACTCCACACATTCATCTCCGGTAGAATTCCATGTCAGTTTAAAAGGCTGCCCGGCGGCTGTAGAGATCTGATATAGGGCAAGATTGCTTGTAAGAAGAGCTTGCTTCTCGCTGGTGACACTGTAATACTTGCCATCTGTCTATTGAATTGGATGAGAAGCGAGATATTCAGATAGATATATCTTGCTTTCTTTGATTTTTGTTTCTTTGTAGAGTTTGAGTTGTTCTAAAAGTTCTTCTTGTGTGGGTGGCTGTGGCACTTCCCCGTATTCATACACTTTATACTCCGTCCCGCATAAGCGAATGCCCCAGTAAGCTTCCCCGGGCTGTGCACTTTGGTTGTGTGCATTCACCGCAGTCTCGATCTTGCTGTAATCTGCCGGGGTGCCGTCGGTCTCGGTCGGTATCGTATACCCAGGTTGGATTGTTATTTCTTCCATTTTGAACTCTCCTTTCCGGGTACTCAGTTAATATAGTTATATTCGAGCCATAAGAACCCAGTAACCGTTGTCACCAGCGTATTCAGTGGCAGCACGATGCAGGGGCGCAGACCGTATGAGTCCTCTCTGTGGCGGCCTACACTGGAAAAACTTCCATCCGCATAAAACGTGTACATATAGTTGCCGTTGTGAGTTCGCTTGGAGCGTGTCCAGTATTCAGTGTCTGCTTTTCGCTTGTCGGTGGCAGCAGTTGTGTAGTCGAAGTAGTCCAGCTTTGCACCCTCCTGCGCCATCAGGCCATCTATACCCTGCCAGGTGTAAACACCCATCTCGACCGCAGAAAGCAGAAAGCACTTTCTCGAAAGGCCGTTCGAGCCGGAGGAAACATTGGCCGAGTTGTAATCCGCCTGTTTTACGTAGGGCAGATGCACAGTCATCAGGCGGTTTGCTACACTTGGTGTGATATTTCCGCCCGGGTAGTTGACACACCAGTTGTCCAGTGCCCACCCTTCGTAACCGTAGATGTAGTTACTGCTATCGATCGCTGTCGAGCCTGCAATGCTCGACCTCCAGAGCCATGCGCCGTTGGCCGTGCTGTCGTACAACCCGCCGCCTGGAACACCCTTGTGCACCAGCTTATACCAGTAGGTATTGCCGCTCGGGTCTTTAATGCCAAATTCTGTCCCCAATGCAAAGGAGCTGATGGGGTTGCCGCCGTCATAGAACTTCTTAGCCACGCCATCCACGCCGATATAACCCTTGTGCACAGGTCTTGCTACGCCATCTATTCCAGTATAAATTTTTGAAACTGATTTGGCGCTTCCGCCAACTCCTGTATAAATCGCCATAATCAATCCTCCTTACGCATATACCAAAAGCACTGTGCCAGTCGCAAGACTACTTCCGGCACCCGGGTCACTGGTTTGAGAGATGATTGTGTTAACTCCAAGCCAGCTTTTCAACACATCCTTGGAAACATCTTTAATCTTCGTGCCATTGTCCGTATAACCGGCAATGTGTGTCAAATTGGAAGTTGTAAGACCAGCGCTTGCGTAACCGATTCGAATTGTTCTGCCACTGTCGTTGTAATCCGTAACTCCCCCGTTTATATCTGCTGTAATAGTAGACCGATTTATAGATATACCCGGATAAGACGTTGTGGGGGATACTGTTTCTTCGTTGTTTGTATAAGATGATGTTTGTAAACTCTATGTGGTTTTATAATCAGCATATAGATGATATATACCACCGCCACGAAGCCAGAATACACACATAGAACCATTCCACATCATTGTGTACCCAACAGGCGGCTTTGATGAATCTGAAATGAACCGCTGATCATTACAAAGACATATACAATGTCCTCCTGTTGTGCCCCAACCTGGGCTTAATGTGAGTAGTTCCACGACAGCGGTAAAACCAGCACTATGCGTTGACCATGATGGCTTTGTTCCTGAATTTAACTGGACGTTACATTTGATATGATGTAGGCCAGGCCATCCGCAGTTTGTAACAACAGGGTACCAAGTGTTCGTATCTAAACTTGATAGATCGACTGTTTGCTCTTTGTCAATTTGCGTTTCAGTTGCAAAATTTGCAGTGCCATTTAGATTTGCTGTAATTGTAGCAGGTTGTCCAACTGCTTTGACGACATCCAACGTGCCATCATCATAAGCAATCATACGAACATTGTAATCTTTATAATTGGCACCAATATCTTCTGCATGAAAATCAACATATTTACCGACTTCTATAACACCATCATCACCAACTGCAGGAATTACATTCTAATAGCCTGTACTTCTCGAACTGACATCGTAACCTCTCAACTTCATTGCATTCAGCGCATCGCCACCCGGCTCAGTAGATCCAGCATAATTATGTGTATGTCCAACAGCAGCATATAACGTATCTGCCTTCGCTTTGATCCAGTTCCATAAAGCAGCTAGTGGTCTACGGGTATACTTCGTAGTCGCACTGCCATCGTCACTTGTAACTATAGCACCAACCATAACAGTGTTAGCATCTTCAACAGCGTCAGCGCTTGTCTCCAGTGTATCTGCTAATTCGCCCAAGTCATGCGTATGATCGGCAGGGGAGACACCCTCTGCGGTCAACTCTTCACTCGTCATTTTATCTGCTGTTACCACATGACCTGTATTATCAACACTGATGCGATATAATCCGGCCTGTTTTGCTTCGTATACCGGGTGAGTATAATTATTAGCTCCAGCTTCAATACCATCCAGCTTTGCTTTATCAGCCGAGCTCATCAAACCATTATTTTCAGTAGTAGCTACATTAGGGTCGCTTAAACTAGCAAGTTTATTTTTTTCTTCTGTTGTATAGTCGTTGCTAGACAGGCCGAATCCTTCGATTTTATCTACCTTTGTACCAAGTATAGCCTCGATCGTTTTCCAGAGGTGAACCGCACCCGCTCTGTCTAGCCAACTTTTCTTTTCATCATTCATCGATATGTGATCGCCTCCTTATAAAACGTCTTATTTGTAATGCGTTGTTTATATCAGTTTGCGGAATTTAAATGTAAATGTGGAAGCGGTATCTGCAGCCATAGAGCCCTTGATTTGAAGTCTTAAGCCAACACCTTCGGAACGGCCAGAACGAATTGTCCTAAGATAAAAATGTTGTCCGTTTGTAGAATGACCAGAACAATGTAAACCTATATCATCTGCATTACCGCTGTTTGTTTCTTCAGCATACCACTGGATAACTCCACAAAATACGTCTCCCTAAATATTGCAATACGGGGTCGTATTGGCACGAAACTGCATAACATAAGTTCCAGATGGCAAATCAGTTGAATGGATACCAGTATCTTGCCAATCCGTTGTGATTGTAATCGCAGAAGTTTGAATCGTCACCACGTCTGGAATCACTTCGCTTGCTATCTTACTCTTGATCCAGCTCCACAATGCGCTCAATGATTTACGGTGATACCCGGCGGCACTCGTATTCATCACAACTTCGTCAGAATCTGTGGGGGGGGGGTAAGAACCGTATTTAGGTTGGACGGAATGAACTCACTATCAACACCAATATTCATATTTCCTAAAGCCATAATTCGTACCTCCTTTAAGCTGTAGCAATCTGTGCCCAATCGCCCCAACTATCATTCGCACCAGAACGGTAATAAATGTTTCTATTACAAAAAGCTATTTCGTAAGAATATCCTCCCGTATAGTCTTTCCAACCACACAGGCCAAGTAAAAAACAATATCCGTTTCCACCAGCAGACAGATTGACAGCTGAAGTTCTTTTTATTCCACGAAAAATCATTTTACCATGACAATCATCGTTATTTTCGTCCCCGTAATAATCAGACGGTGCTGTATTTGAATCCCGATTATCTCCATCGTCAACAATAAAATTATGAAAATGTTCTGATGGATTAAATTCAGATGGTTTATTCTGCACTTCACTCCATTCAGGGAGCGTTTTGTTTCCGCTATTCATTTCTCCTAGCGCCATATAATCCTCCTTATAAAACGAATATTTTACTCGGTTCAGTAGAATTAAAACTCATATAAATCGAGCCAATAGGGTAGGCTTCTACCCCTACGATATTTAAGTCCCCGATTGCCATATTTCGTAATCCTCCTATTTTGTTTATGGAATGTAATAGTATATCAGCATATCTCCACGATTTGTTGGTAGTTCGGTTACCAAGGAGCTCGAAATGGTTAATTTATTTCTATCTAACAATTCGTAGCTAGTACCTTCCTGCCAAGCGCCTGTCATTGCATGACCTATCGCGATTGCCCCATCTGGTAATGAAATATCAAGAACTGTCCAATTACATTCTCCAGTTTTATTTTTTAATTTTACTCCACTTATAGGAAGGCTTACACATCCGATTTTGTTTTTTAATGCTTCTGCAGAAGCGACTTTTTTAGCAGTATTTTCATTTGTTGAGATCTCTTCAAGTGATAAAACATCTTTGTATGACACTTTTTCACTTAGTTTATTATCCACATGTGCCTTGGTATATCCCTCAACAACAGTACCGCTACCGCTATCAGTTTGTCCGCCGCCCTGCACGATATAATACTGAGCTGTAATCGCAGACGTTGGAACTGATACAGCTCTCAGACGCACATATCCATCAAAGGTTTCCGGGTTTGCAAACTGGGCGTATGAAGCCACCTTTGCACTTGCCGGTGTCACGCTGATAGAAATAACATCCTTTGAGGTGATCCCGTCGATGTCGAGGTCAATATACTTTGAATATCGGTCCACCGTGTCATCAATAAGCTAACTTGTAGTCGGAATAGTCAGTGTGTGGATATTGATCGTATTTGCCTTTACCTTCAGCTTCTCGTCGATCTCGTTCTGTTGATAATATCGCTCATCATGTGTATGACCATCATCGCTTTTCTTTGAGAGCTTTACATTGATTTCGTCTTCTGTATAATAGCGGTCATCGTGATTATGTTCTGTATTTGCTTTCCCCGCCAGAGCATCACCAACAGCTTTGGCATCGGCAGCGAAATTCTCTTTTGTCAGGGTCTTGTCCACCGCAACAGAATCCAGTTTCAACTTGTCCAGCTCAGTGCGTACATTGGTCAGCCCGGCATCAGCTGATTTTGCAATACTCAGCGCCTCAGAGATCCTTGTACCAGTTACCTTTGCATCAGCAGCACGTCCAGATACAGTCAGTGTCGCGTCCACCACAACCTGCGGCGTAGGCAGAGGATTGCCGCTATCATCAACCATGCCGCCAGTAATTGCATCAATCTCTTCATTCGTTAGTGCAGCCAGCAGTTCATCCGGGTGCGGGGTATCAATCGTGATATCGCCCGTCTCGCCAGTTGTCACTGTAGTCACACCACCGCCAGCGATTTTGATTTTATCCTGCGCCGTACCATTCAGGATTAAATTGATATTAACTTCGCCATTGACCGCATTTTTATCTGCTTCCAGTGTGAATTTTGATGGGTTCAAAAGAATCCAGTCATCGCCACTATAAACATACAAGCTGTCTGGACGCAGGTAGTAAATCTTATTAGACAAAGGAGCCAGCGGAAGCGAGCTTACGATCTCCAAGTCTTTGCTGATTTGAATTCGTCTTGTGCCGATATCTCGATAAGTGCTTCCAGTATCAGTACATACGATCAGTTGGCCGTCAATCACAGGAGCTTGATCCAGCTGAGACTGTGCGACCTCGCGTAATGATAAATTTGCCATACTCAACTCCTTTGCTTAATAAGATTCACCACACAGCGTCATTGCCATGTGGTGAAACAAATCAATTAGCCATCAAGGGATTTCCATGTAATAGCGCCTTCCAGCACCTGCACACGGCCATCCATAGTGGTGTTCAGACCATCTGCATAGGTCTTAGCGGCAGCCAGAGCGTTGTCGGCCTTAGTGGTTGCATCAGCAGCGGCAGTAGAGATCGCCTCGGCCTTCGCAGCAGCCAGTTCGTCCTGAGTGGGCTTTACATCCCAAGCCTTGCGCTCGTCAGCAGTGATATGCTTTACAGCGTCCTTGATATGCTCATCCAGCTTGTCATTAACGACCTTAACCTTCGCGTCTGCTTCAGCCTTGGTGTAAGCGTCCGGCACTGCAACATACAGGCCATCTTCCTCAACGGTGATGCTGTTATTGCCTTTGGTAGACACACGAACACTGACAGAGATCTTATTGTCATCAGAGACAGTGACCTCAGCAGTAGGAGTGACCACACCAACATAGATATCGATCAGAGCGCCAACAGGAATCTTCACGACCTCGCCAGTGGTGATAGTCAGCTCGATCTCGTGGGTCTTTGTGTTGTAGGTACCGGTCTTCACAACCAGATCCTTGCCTAGATTGATCACCAGCTCATCGCCGCCAAACACAGGTAGCTTGATGGTGCGGGTCTCAGCATCATAGGTGGGATCATGGGTCAGGCCACTCATCACGGTGGGAACAGGAGCACCGTTCTTTGCCACACTCAAGGTGCCAGTAGCAGGGGAGTAGGTGACATCCGTAACGAACAGACCTTCCTTGCCCTCGGTTGCGGCGATCTTTGCATTCACATAGTCAGCCACGGCCTTGGTGGTGGGCAGATTATCGTCGCTTGCATCCGCATTGGGAATCTCAGTCACAACGGGGCGATTCAACTGTACAAACTCAGTGCCATTCCAAATGTGGAAGGTGTAGTCAGTCATACGGATATACAGCAGACCCTGAATCTGGCCGCTTGCAGGCAGAGCACTCACCAGCTTGCAACTCTTGGTGTACTCATCTGTACCCTTAAAAATCTGGCGTGTGTCTGTAATAAAATACAATGTGTTGGCATCTTTGGTAGTCAGCTTATCATAATTCGCTTTTGTACCGTAGCCAAAATTTACATTAGCCATCTTTGCCTCACTTTCTTAAAATTCTTGCCAAACAAAATTTGTCGGCTCAACGTAAAAAGGCTCAATAGAAAAAAGCCCCGTGGCTTCGCTTTGCTGAACGATCCACGGAGCATATTTACCATTTTCGTCTTTCACCATAACGGTTTGACCTGCATAAGTGTCTTCCGTCTCATTTAATTGCTCGTTTGCTTCAGTAACGCTGGCGAAACAGCGGTTGCGGGGACGAATCTTCTGAACAGACAAGTCATCACGCACATACATGAACTCCGAGGAATCCTTTGTAATGATCATGTCCCTGCCGTCCAGCATTCCCAGCGCAATCGCAGCTTCTACATCTTCGGCGTTACCATATCCAAGCTTTGAATATTTAGCCTGTGCCATCTTTGCCTCCTTATAAAAGAAGCGGATGGCTTAGAACGGAACCACCCGCAAACTACCGTCTTCAGTTTCGACGCTCTCCTGAGTGATCTTGACTGCACTACCGATGGGCTTACCGTTGGCCAGCAGCTGCAGGGTATGGTCGTCATTGTAGCTCAGGTCATCAGCCTTACCATCCAGAATAGCGTTGTTACGATCACTCAGTGCCTTGATCTGTGCATTCAGAGCGATAATACGCTGGTCAAGTGCGCCCAGAGCCTCATCAGGAACAATGTCGCTCCAATTCTGGATGGGAACAACAGTGATCACGCCGGGGCCAACTTTGCGCACATGCTGAACAGTCGTGCCATCTGGGTCCATTGTCACATCAACAAATGTCAGTTGGATCTGGATATCGCCAGGCTCATTGGTCAGGTTGGTGTCGATAGGCAGCTTATACTCCAGCTTGTTCTTATAAAGCTCTTCTGATTTCTGCAGAATCTCTGTCTTATATCGCTTGCTGATTGGCAGAACGTACTCAAGCATCACGGTGAATTCACTCATGTCAACATCCTTGTATGTAGTGTCAGCCAGAAAATGGAGAGTATCCACCTGCTTACTACGCTCCATAATGCGTTCCCGCTTGCTTACGGTCAGTGTATTATCCTCATTGATTAAAAAGGTATACATATCACACCTCCTTCCTGATGATATACAGATACTCGTCCTTTGAGATTTTGTGTCCGGCAAACAGATTGTCCAGGAGCTTGTCCTGAATCATTCCGCCATTGTACAGCCGATGCATACTCTCAACGAACTCGCTATATTTCCTCTCGTCACTCATAGCAGCCCTCCTTGAATCAAACTCAAAGTGTAAGCATCAATAATAGCCTCGGGCGTTTTACCACCCAAGGCTTTCAGCTGCTCATATTCATACAGGTCAATTTCCTGCAGTTCCACGGTGTCATACTCTGGGCAGGGGATGAGATAATATCCGTCCACATGCCAGATATGACTGCCGTCACTGCTAATAATTCCCTGTGCATCATCCTCCACACAGTTCACCATAATGTCGTGCTTGGGCTGATACTTTACAAAGCGCAGGTGGTCAAGAGCATCGATCACCCGGCCATTTTTTAATACCTTGTAGTACACTCTCAACACCTCCTTAAACGCTGAACATCAGACGAATACCCTGTTCGTTATTTGCAGGGGTAAATCCGTAATATTCGCCAGTCACAGTCACAGACCAGAAATAGCTGCCATACTGAGCATTCGGGCTTCGCGTCCAATATGCAGCGGGATTGCCATTCTCGTCATTGCAGATGCGGCTGGTATTATCAGTCATAAAGCTGATTGCCGTACCTTCATAAATATAAGGCTCGACATTCTGAGAGGGGAACAGCTCGGCCACAGAGGGCAGATAGAAATAACTATCCGCAGTTACAACTTCGCTGCTCTTATCTCCAATGGTACTGCCAACCTTGACCTGTTTGATGATCTGTTGCCAACCAATCGGAAGAGCATTCAGAATACGACCGTCAAGGAATGTACGGATATTCGCATCTGCCCAGCCGCCAGTGTTGGTGGAACCAGTATTCAGAGCCATTTTCTGACCAAGCAGTCCAGCCTGAATAAAGGTGATAGAACAACGCTTGTTGGAATTGTCGCTCAGGTAATATCGTTTAAAGCCACAAGCCTCGAAGGTGAAGTCCTCATGTGTCCATGCGGCCAACTTCCGGCAGGCAGCGTCACCCAGGTCGGTATACCAGAGCTTGCCCCAGTAGATTGTACCCTTTGCGTAACGCTCGTAAGCGCCGTCGTCTGCCTTAGCACAACCAAATACCAGAGTGGCATTTGTCTGTGTAGTGCGAGTACGGTTCAGCTGAATATAGCCAATCTCAGCAGCAGTGGTATTTGCCGCATAAACATGAATACCATTTTCGCCCTTAGTATGGCGCAGAACGATCATATCACGAGAACCAAGATGTGCACCGGCGGTGGATTCAGTACCCCAGGCAACCTTAGAGCCATTGTTGACCCAGAAGCGGAAACCATTCATGCCGTTGGTCTGGAAGCACTGAGCAATCACAGAGTTTGCGGCGGAATCTTCGTCGATTCGATAGTCCAGCGCCATAACCCAGCTGCGATCCTCAGACAACAGAGATACGCCGGTGTCGACATAATTCTTGCCAGTAAAGATCTTCGGCTCGTTGAACAAAACTTTCTCTTCCACGTCGCTAAAGGTAAAGTCATTGCCCATCTTGATGGTGATAGCGTCTTTGTCAGAAACAACACTCTGCTCCAGATTCACCTTGGTCATGGCATAGATCTCAACAGGACGCAGGTCACTTAGCTGCTTGTCTCTGAAATAGCCGCTGACGTATTCACATATATCATAAACAGCATTGATATCCTTATCGCCATTGACATAGCCGCCCTTGTCCCAGCCACTGAACAGATAATACTTATAAGCAGTCTCTTCGCTGGTATAGGTCGGAGTGTCGCCATCATACAGAACCATGGAGCCATACGGAGCAGTTGTCTGCTGTAGAACAGCGCCACGATTCATATAGCGCACACGATACTGACGCACAGATTCATCGTACACAGCAGTGACAGTCTGATTCTCAAAGACAGGAGTAAACTCGGTGTCCCAGCCACTGAATGTAAATACCGTACTGATGGTACTCGGGAAAGTAGGTGTCGGGATAGGATTGTCAGAGCGGGTCACAGGGTCAACTGCACGCTCGCCCTTGTCGATATACTGGATATCCAGAACAGTGCCATCCTTATTCACGAACTTCCAAGCGTACTGGTTGATCATGGTGTTGTAAGTGATCTCCAAGTCAGGCCAGCGCTCTGTGTACAGCAGCTTCTCACGCTCACGGATGATAGGCACATGCACTTTGCCTTCCACAACGGAATGGTCAGTGTTGTAGCCATTTTCATCCAGACCGCTCATTGCGTACAGGCGATTCAGCAGGGAAGTATCAGCCAGTTCCCAATCAATACCGGTGATACGCACACGGTTCAGGTTGGTGCACTTGCCCAGCATATCTTTCAGATCGATGGTTGCACACTTCTCAACGGTCAGCGTAGTGATATTGGTGTAATCCTCAATCGTCAGGTCAGTCAGATAGTTCAGATTCTTTGCGGTCAAGCTGGCGATTGCAGGCAGGTGGGCGATTTTGATCTTGCCGCCGCTTGCAAAAGAGACACCGGTAATACCAGAGCCGTCAGCATAGAACTCGGTCAGGCTGGTGCATCCGGTCAGACCGATAGATTTCTTCAGGTTCGGCACGTTCTGCAGGTTCAAATGTTCCAACAGAGTGTTATTACCAACAGCGAAGTCAGTCATGTTCGTATTCTTATAGCCGCTCACACCGGAACCAACTTTCAGCTCGGTCAGCTTAACACCGTGGCTGAAGTCAACATAGCCGGGGTAGAAGCCAGAAATATCACCAATGCTCTGAATAATAGAAGCGTTATAGATATAAACTTCAGTATCGTTCATTGCGGTGATGGGGCATTCAATCGTGTAGGTCTGTCCGCGCTTGCCACGCACCTTCACAGGGTTGGAGCCGTACAGAACAGAGACGTAGGTATCAGCGTAGGGTGTGATATGGAATGTGCCGTCCGGTTTCACGCCAGTCCAGTTGGTGGGAGTATAGCCACGAATGGTCATATCATCACTGGTTGCGGCAGAACCGGAATACTTAGATGCCATGTACTTTTCCTGATAACGCTGGAACTGCCGACGCTGATGCCGCTTGTTGCCATGCATCATAGGCAGATAGCTGGTGGTGTTGATGGTGGGATCTTCGTAGGTGCGGAAATATTTGCGCCGCATATCCATAATCCAAAGCTTTTCGGGCTTCACATCCTGATATTCCTCGAACTTTTTCAAAATACGAGTCGCACTCCATGCCAGCGCATTTTCACGGTTGCGGAACATCGATGCCATCTCATCAGGGAACAGGTCACGCAGCTTGCACCACAGTTTAGAGTCAGCAGCGTTAAACACATTCTTTGTGCCGATGGTATCAGTGTCCTCATAACCATAAGTTAGAGTCAGACCACCCTCGTTATCATTGCCCATGGCGGTATCGTTATCGTAGTCAAAGCAGAAGTCCCAGTGAACCAAATCGCTGGTATGCGGGAACACGTTCTTTGCACGGTTATCAACCATAGTGTGACGCTCAGTAAACAGATAATGAAAAATAGCAGAATCCAGATCAAAGTGATCTTTGAAATGTGCCTTGAATTCCTCATCATCCGCATTCACCACCCAGTTCTGAGCTGTGATCCACGCCTGTTTGCCAGCCTCGATTTCTTCCTCAGTGCAGGCAGGGTTGCTGTAACGGAACTCAAAGGAGTGGTCGCCATCCCAAGTTTCCTGTGAGAAATCGCCGCTCAGGAAGCGGGTTTGCTCATCGGCGTTGTTGTCGATCTCAACGATAAATTCCTTGTGGTTCTCAGGGTCCATACCCATCGTATCTTTGTTCTTTTTGGAGTTGCCAATGTCACCGCAGGCATAGAAGTGCCACTGACCATCGTTAAATACGGTCGCATTGGTGGTATCGGTCTCCTGAATAAACACGACACAGGGATAGAACGCCATGGTATCACGCACTTTTGGATTATCCTTCTTAGCCTGACGCACATAGGGGTTGAACTCATTAAAATCGTCTGCCAGCAGGGCGTTGTTTGCATTCTCAGAGGAAGCAACATTGACTTTGATGTTAAAATACTTCTCAGGAACACTATTTTCGGTCAGTGCATAGGTGTCACCGGTAGTGTCGTCACCAAACGTAAAGCCGCCCTTGCAGTTGATATCAATGTTTCGGGCAGATGCGCCATAGTGGTCGGAGCTGGTGCCTTGACCCTTGTGAGAGCCTGTAGCAGTCCAGTTATCCTCCTTGGCACGACCATTCTTATAGATCTGCTGGATCGTAGTGTTGGCGACTTCGTTCTTCTTGCCTGTGGTGAAAGTAGGTGCGGAGATCTTGATGATACGCAGATCGGGGCACTTCTCTGCCAGCAAGTCAGGAGTCAGTTCGCCACTCGCATCCGTAATGTCGTTACGCATATAGCGAGAGACCATCTCTTCGGCATTCTTCGCATCGGCAATAAAGTTGTCCAGAATCTCGTCATCCGTCAGGTTCATACCGTAGCTCTTCATGCGGTACACGATAACGTCGCAATCGTCAGAGCCAATGGTAATGCCAACGGGAGCAGCCTGAGTAAAGCTGTCGCTGGTATCATACAGTTCAACACGGCAGGGGATACCGTCACACCACAGAACCATCTCGCGGAACTGTTTGTCCGGCAGAATATTGAACTCGAACTCAATGAAATCGTCCTCACAGATGGGCAAATCAATACTGTTCTGGTGGCTGGTTAGCGTAACCTTCTGAGCCTGAATATTCAGACCAACACCGCCATTCAAGCAAGTCACGGCAGTAGCATCATAGTTGCGGACATTCGTAGTCTTAAACACCAGCTTGAAATTCTTACCGCTCTTCTTTGCGTCGTCTGCGAAAAGCTTATAGCTGATGGTAGCAGTCGTACCAGCCTTGACACAGAAGTAGGTGTCGCCATCTTCATCGATCTGGTAGCCACCGTTCACCCAGTCAAAGTTGTCGCTGACAGTCATCTTATTGCTGCCGGAACTCCACAGGCGGTTCACATCTGCGTTGCTGCGGCCAGCAGGGTTAAAGTCCAACATCAGGCCGGTTTTAACGGGCTCAATGGTGATACCCAGGTCTTCGATCTTTGCGGTGATGTTCTTAATGGTAGCGCCGCAAGTAATGGTCAGAGTGTGAGTGCCAATATCAGAAGATTTAAAGCTCCAAGTCTGAGCAGTACGACCAACAGTCAGTGTAGAAGTCTTGATGCCGTCAACTTCGAGCGTAATGTTTGCAGTAGAAGAAGCCGGGTTATAGACAGTGTAAATAATGCCGGTGGTGCTGTACTGTTTTGCGGCGAACTCCTTTGTGGCGCAGCTGATGATCGGTGTGTTATTACCTTCCTCTGCCCACATGATATCTTTGTAAATGGTGTTGCTAGTCACAGCTTTGCCATTGATATTTGCAGTCATGGTCACTTCCAGCAGGTGAGCGCCGTGTCTCTGTGCCGGGATTGCATAGGTCATCTGTCTGCCGGTAACCGCAGTTGTAACACTACCAAGCTTTTTGCCATCCAAAGTAAAGGAAACGTCCTTATTGATATTTCCGTATGGAGTAAAGCGGAAAGTGACTTCACCACTATAAACCAGAGAATCATCGAAGATACTCTCCAGATAAAACTCGACAATATTGATATTCCAAGTCTTTGAACCCATACTGCCAACGGAGTCAGTGACCTGCAATTTGATCTTGTTGTCGCCATTGTGCAGATACTGAGTGATATCAAAGCTGTTCTTGCCCTGGTAAACAGTCGAAGTTGCGACCTTTGTGTTGCCAACGTACCATACGCCGGTAGCATCGCCCGTATCTTCGCCAGAGTTATCCACAGAAGTAAAGTTGAACTCGACAGTTGCGGTGTCTCCCTTAACAACAGCGATAGAAGACTCGCCAATACGCTCAATGGTGATTGTAGAAGTGCTGCCGCCGCCACCGCCGCCACCTTCAATAATAACAGTGGTCTTGACCGTACCGTTCTCTAACAGGTTCAGCTTGGAATCTTCGTAAGTGATATCGTACTCGCGACCAGAATTCTCATCTGGCTTAAAGTCTTTCAAGGTTTCTTGAATCTTGGCGATATCCGCATTGGCAAGGTCAACAGAGGTTTGAATACCGCCAACAGTATTCTTCAGGCCGCTCACGTCGCTGGAGAGCACGTCAACGGTTGTCTTGTCTGCTTTCTTATCGAGCAGTGCATTAGTAGCTTCCTTATTATAATAGGAGGACTTCAGTGTCTCCGGCAGGTCGCCAACACTGTCCTTCAGTTCCTGCACGGCGGCATCATTTGCGGTCTTGTATTCAGTCAGCTCAGTCTGGACAGGGGTCACAGCAGTGCTGATCTTATTGTCCACAATGCCGTTATACATGCTTACCCACTCAGCAGAAGGGTCAGTGTTTAACTTGATCTTTGTGATCTCTTCAGCACCATTCAGGAACGTCAGGGTGCGAGTATCGTTGTCATACTGCACATTGAAATTTGCCAGACCATCAACGGCAGCAATCTCACCACGCAGCATCGTAACAAAGCCATCAACCTCGTCCTTCTTATAGAACTGCGCCAGCTTTTCATCCACACTTGCAACTGCATTCTTTGCGTCCTGTGCGCTCTTCTCAGCAGCGGATGCGGCAACCTGTGCTTCGCCAACCTTCTGACTCATTGTTGCTAGGAACTGGGTATACCAGTCATTGCCACTCGGATCGACCATTTGCTTGCCGGTCAGCGATTTCAGCACATTCAATCGACCATTTGGGCGGGTGCGCCACAGGTAGCTCTTGGTTGTGCTTGTATTCGGGACATTCACAGCACCGGATGCCATGATTTCAAACTGCAGCTCGCCATCTTTTGCAGTAGCATCATTTGCTACCAGCCAGTAGAAGCGGATCTTGGTATTGCTGTAGCTCACGTTGATAGGGGAAGCGTAATTCTCTTCTCTGTCTGCGTTCAGGTAGTGGATCTGAATCGTCATCTGAAGCAGGTCAATACCGTCGTAGTAACGCGGCATTTCAAACGGAATAACCTGCGAGTTGGATTCCTGTGTGATATTGATCTGATTTGCATCCAGCTGAATGTCTTTGTTTTTGTCGATGTAAGACCACTGGTCATCAGAGTAATCAGCAAACCAGGTGTAATTGCCACTACGCTCAAATGTCTCTTCTCCGTTATCATCATACACGGCAATTTGGTCTTCGTCATTTAATTCCAGAGTTGCGACATCTATATCATCAACAGAAACATTTGCGGAGCTTGCGGCTTTTTTCGCAGCCAACCGCTTAGATTCTCCAAAAGATAGTGCCATTTGCTCACTCCTCTCTTATTGTTCGTCTGCCGTAGTGGCAGTTAATTCGGGAAAATATTTATCAAACAAATTGTCCTGATAGAACGTATATTTGTTGTTTACGATGTAAGTGTAATAGGGGTAATAGCGGCTCAAAGAAAGTGACATTGTGCCTTCGCCCAGATTCATAGAGATGCTCTTGATGATCCAATCCACGGGGGTCTTACCGCCCAGATATTTGGCAGCATACTGGATCTTTTCATTCACGTCGAGCCACGGAACCAGTCGCGTAGTCACACTCAGGCCGTCAGTCAGGCGGGCACGCTTCCACAGTTCGTATTGACAAACTTCCATGGCTGCATCATCCGTGGTGTAATTCTCGTAGTCTCCACCCGATAGAATCTCAGTTCTACGACCGATCTTTTCAATGGATAACCGTGCATTGTACAGGTCATCAATATTGTTCGGGTCATTCACACAAATAAAAGCCATATTGTCGCAGTTATCTTCTGCTTTTTGAGCTTCGATCTCTTTGGTGGCTGGGATTTCGTCCACCAGTTTTGCCATAGCGTGGCTCTGCTGTTGACCCAAAAAATAAATGCGGCCAGTATTCGGATTCCACTGGAGAACATAATACTTCGTTGCCTTAATACAGCCTGGGTCTTGAATAATATCCGAACCATTAGCATCAGTCAAAGAACGATACAGCGTACTTGTTTTTGTCTCAGAGTGAACCTGTTCATTGCCGTCTTTGTCTTTAGGTTCCTTCCATGTAAATGTCAGCACTACCGTCATTGCGCCGCTTAATACATTACCGTTCTTATCCGTTTTGGCAGCTTCAACATTTGCAGGAGCAACAAAAGAAACTTTCGTTTCACTCGTCAATGTTGTTTTGGTTGCATCTAATACAAGGTTAAGTGTCTTATTTGTACCAGACCATCCTTTTACAGTTGCAGCTCCATCCGCTTCAATCGTCGCACCAAACACTTCAACGCAGTTTCGGACAGCGGCATAATCCACTGTGGCCGACTCGCCATCGTTGGTCACAAGCTTCTCGAATACTTCTGGGTCAAGCACAGGCGGGTCATCAAATCCACTGGGAATTTCCTTGCATACAAACACATCATCGTCAAAATACATCTCAAACGGATAATACAGATCACGCAATTCTGAGAGAATATCCCAAACAGTCGAGCCAGTATCATAATCCAAGTCATGTGGAACAGTGCGGCTCCAATAGTCGATAGAATATTTCTTAAACTCCGTCTCATCTCTCATCACCGCCCAGATGGCATCACCGATACGAGTGCCTTTCTCAATGCGATGTGTGTCACCAACCAGCTGTCCACCCAAGTCTCCGTTGATACGAGAAACTAAGTCAACACAGCTTGCCTGCACAGTGTTTTCTGTTGCGCTATATGTAAAGCCATTGGATGTAAATGTATAGCACCCTTCGTTGTACCAATAGATTTTTACACCATCAACATAAGAACTGTCAGCTGAATTGGAATAGCTAAGGAACAGGTCGTTATACAGCTCATTCAGCGCGGTCTTTGTGTCAATCACTTCTGCCTGAATGTCGTGCATGGAATGTCCTGCAAACACACTGGTTTTTCCGTAGGTCTCCCTTAGTTCGTCCTCGCTCTAACCGGCAATAGCAGAAACATCCACCTTGCCAAGCGTAACTCCGTTCAGAACCATGCCTTCAACAGCAGCAATCATCCCATGGACATGCATTTTGTTACCATACACGAAACTATCGATGCCTGATTTGTCTACCTCAAGGATATTGGCAGGGGAGAGACCGCCGCTCATTGACTTCGCTTTTGTTGCCACAGCATCCAGATAAGCCCAGATATCATCCTTCACAAGCGGCACAAGTCCGTCTTTGGTCTGCAGCATTGGTGTAAATGCGATATAAGGGCCATCTTGACAAATTGGATCATCACTTCCCAAAACCGTAGAGTAATCACCAAGTTTGGTGTACCATTCCTCTGCTTCAGCTGGATCATCCGGTGGTGTGCCGTCATTGATCTGGTCAAAGAACGTATGATACTTTGAGATATTGGCTCGTGTCCACACCAGCACATCTCGATTCAGGTTGTCGATATTACCGTATTTTGCATAGCCTCTGTTTGTGATGTCCTGAATCAAATCATCATAATTCGTCGCAGCGAGCTGATAATCCGCATTTTCCCTGATCATCTCGTCAATACTCTTTGAAGCACTGATTTTCGACATTCCTCTTCCTGACAGACCAATGAATACACGCACATTTTTACTGATCCAATCCTCTTCCGTCAGGCTTGAAATGCCGCTCTTCTTACCCAGATACAGGGTCACATTAAAGGTTCGCCGCACGTCAGATTCTGAGTCGATAGAAATAGAACCATCGATCACAAGACCTTCCAAACTATCAATTGTAATAAAATCTTTGTTCAGCATATCAATGCGGCAGTAAATATTAGACGAATGATTGTTCAATAGCGCCAGGTCTGCGTCAGTCGGAAGATATGTCATACGCTGCCTCCCGGCTGATAATCACTCAGCCCATTGTTATACATGTCGCTCTCACTCTCTGCGTCACCGAGCTCCACAAAGTCGAACTCCAATACGCCCTTGTCGTAATGATCAGAGCAGGAGATAGACACATTGCCATTGACACCCATTAGCCATCTGCGGCCATCAAACATCTTCAGTAGCTTCGCACTGCCGTTGGTCAGCCACTCGCTCAGTTCATCACGGAATGCATTGCCGCCATTGATATCAAAGTCTTTCATTGTGTTATCAAAACGAATGCCGACACCAGAGAAGTGGCCGCTGTAATAATTGGCTTCACTGCCAGCAAACAGATACGGGTACTTGCTTCCCATCGTCTCGACAACTGTAGCAGAACGTACCTTTTCAACACTGTCGACTTTCGGCTCAAGGAAAATATGGTAGGTCTTATTGCCGTCAGTGATCACAGCACCATCAAAGTCACTTACAACGCTGGCCTTCGCATAGCCAAGCTCAATGCCATTTGCAACGGGAGCTACGGCGTACTCATAGTCGGTCTTGCGGCCAATGGCGTATAGGTCGGTGTAATCAATCATCACATAACCATCGTCAGCGCTGTACATATAAAAATCATTGAAGTCTTTTGGCTCTAAATCCTGATTCTTTGTTGCCGATACCTCAACACGATAGTATTTCATGTTGTTCAAGAAGGTTTCAGAGAACCACTCCTTGTATTCGCTGGAACTTCTGAATTCATCGGTCGATGTAAAATCACTTGATGCCTTGATGAACTTGCGGTCAGCAGTATATGCAATCAGACAAAACGCCTTGTCCTCAGATTTGAACTGAAAAGAAAGAACTCGATTCTTGTCGATATAATCCGAGGTCACTGCCTTATAGTTGCCCATCGGCTGACCAGTCGTTTTATTGATGTGAAGGTTTGACCAGCCCATCTTCATAATGACATGATTCAGATCGATCTTTTCCTGGTAAAGCGAAGTCCAGATTGCTGCGCCTTTCTTACGTCGCTTGATTCGCAGGGCATTTGCACCACTGCTTCTTGTCAGGAAATACTGTGCGTGCATACTGATATTTGCCATACGATAGTTATTCTGCACGGTGAATTCTACGTCATTCACATACTCTGGATAGTCAGTTCGGAACGCCTGCAAGCCAGTGTCCAGCTGATAACCGCCAACAGATTCTGCCGTCGCTCTTAGATAGTACAGGGTGTGGTTATCCAGTCCATCGATCTGAAACCCTTTCAAAGAATCACGGTAATAATAGCTCACTGACTTTTTCAGCAGTTCGCGATTCGCATCATAAAGCCAGAATTCATAACGGTTTACAGATTCACCCTCCGATACCTTATACTTGTAAGAGAACTCAAAGGAATAAGAAGGGTAGGGAATAGTAGTCACGCCGGAAGAACTCAGGTCGTTCAGTTTGATTGTCGGTTCCTCATGGCAATAAAACAGCAGCTTGTCCGAGTATTCTGAAAACAGATTCGTGCCTTTCAGTCGGCAGCGAATGATCATATAATACGGATCTTTGCGGTTCTCAAACGTGCCTGCCGGAATTGTAAAATATCGTGCCAGACCAGTGCCACCGGCAGGGAATGTACCAAACTTATACACGCCTTTTGAAAGCGTATCACCCTGCAAAATACTGCCCGTCGGAGTATCGAAGACGATAAGAGCAATGATATCAATGTCTGCGTATGCGGCAAACTGAAATGTATGATCCTTTGTGGCATCAAATGCGCCGATTTTAGATAGAATTGGTTTCAAGTTATCACCTCCGAATTATCCTTCGATATATAGCAAAGCTCACCATTGGTATTCACAGCCAGATTCAGTGCGGCCAGAAAATTGTCAACAGTGATTTCTGAAATCGTTTTATTGATATCTGATACGTTCGTTTTCAAGGTCGAGATGTTTGTATTTGCAGCCGAAATCTTGCGTGTCATATCTTGATAGTGATTGGATTCAGCCGTTTTTGCGTCATCAAGGTCTGTCCTCAACGAAGTAATATCAGAAGCATTTTTCTCAATGTTGCTTTTGTTGTCATATACTTGTTTCTTTGTGGCGGTATAGTCTTTGTTTGTAAAACCACCAAAATTATCATTGAAGCCATTCATCGAGCGCCACAGACTAGCTACATCGTCGGATTCTTTTGTCTCAAGAGCGCCAACACGTTCAACCGCTGTGTTTGCGGTCGTATCATCCGTGTACTTTGTCGCAACAGCCCAGTCGCTGAATGTCCATTTTTCGGTTTCACCTCTCGCAGTAATACAGATATACAATGCACCACCAACACCGCCATAAATCCATAGATCATTCACATCGTATGGAGCAGTCGGTGTATCAGTAAAAACACGAACTTTTTCTGTCGCAAGATCTCGTGCGGATGTTGCCATCGACAGTGCATTGATAACACCGGCATCCACAATTTCCATCCAGAAATACTGCTGCTTATCCTGATCATATACCCAGCGATAGCAAATGCCAGTCCTTTTATCATAGTAGATGTCGTTGACGTGTGCTTGTTTCTCTTCATCTGTCTTCCAATCTGAAGCAGGATAGTTGTATGTATGCGGATGACCATTCCTGTACCAAGTATTGATCGTATTCTTTAGCTGATCTTGAACGGTGTCTTCTGTCTGCTGGGATTTGTCTTTCATCGACTCAAACTCGGCGTTCAGGCTATCGACACCGGTCACCAGAGATTTCACTGTCAGAATTTCAACGCTGGTATTACTCTCCGATACAATCAGGTTACGGAAGTTACCCTGCAATGCAGTCACAACAACCTTCTGGCCCACAATGTAGTCGTGGTTTGTTACAATGCCGTACTCGCCACCGAATACAGCGATTTTATAGTGCTGGCCTTCTTTTTCTGTAATCACTCCATAGGCGGATACGTCAAATTTTGCGTTCTTTACGGCGTGTTCGGCGGCAGAAGTCATCACTTCGGCCAGCACATCAGTTACTGATTTATCTGCCATCCTATTCCTCCTAATCAAAAATAAAAGCCGACCTGCTAGGCTATCCTAGTGGTATCGGCTGTATAAACTATTACTTACCGCTTGCTTTGCATTTGAGCAACCTTAGTCGGTAACTTCTGTTTGATTTCATTTGCCAGAGCATCAGAGCTGCCAACAGGATTCGTGATAATAATATCGCCAATCGAAGTTGTAACATCTCCACCGCCGCCCTGGACAATCGGCTGAGAACCGTACTTTGCCATTTGCTTCTGGAACCACGCATCCGGGTTGCCGCCCATCTCGAACAAACGAGAAGTGATGTCAGCGGGGACAACACCGTCGCCGGTTTCAAGATAGGTATAGCGCCCAGATTGCGGCTGACGAACCAGCATCTCAGGACCCTGCTCGTCAACGTTAGCAAAATTAGACTTCTTTATTTCCTTTGTGCCACTTGCAAAACCAAGTAATGATCCAAAGAACTTAAACGGTGCTGTAACAACATCGGCTATGCCTTGGCCAACGCCTCTAATGAACTGCCCGGCTCCTTCCGCAATATTCTCAAGAGCCCCTTTCTGTTTAGCAGGCTGTTGAGCAGTTTGTTGTTGCTGTTGTGTCTCTTGCTTTGCCTTCTCCGCCTTTGTAGCGACAGCTTCAAATGCATCACCTGTGGTCGCCAAATCGTTTTTGATCGATGTAACGGCAGCTGTACATCCGTCCTTAATGGACTTGTAAGACTGATCCATCACCCACTGCATATTGTTTGCTAAATTCGTAGCGCCAGGTTCTACATTCTTCCACGAATTGTCTGCATCCGTTTTCAACTGACCATTCTCACCAAATGTATTAGAGCTCGAAGAATCAATCTCGGCATAACCATCTTTCACCGTTCCCTGAGTCATTTCTGCCAGATTAGTTACGCCAGCTTCGTTCATGCTCCAACTATTGTCAAAGCACGCACGCATATCGTACATCAGCTTCTGGGTGTCTTTGCTGGTGTCAGCCCATGCTTGCTCCATTGTCTTTTGAACATTGGTACTCAGGGTCTTTACACCGCCACCAACCTTACTCCAGCTGTGACCGAATGCCTTGGAGATCTCATTCATGGCCTTGTTTGTGCTGTCAACAGAAGACTTATAAGATGCATTCAGCTTATCCGCAATCTCCTTAGACATGTCGCCGGAAGTAGAAGCAAGGCTGTTCCATCCGCTGGTATAAATCTTTTGCAGCGAATCAAACATCGTGTTGGTGACATCTTCAACCTGTTCAGCGCTCAGGCCGGTATTCTCATTCAGTGCATCAAAGGTGTTGTTCACCAGCTCATTCATCTTCTCAGACATCTTTTTGCTGGTTTCTTCAATATCCTTTGTGTCCAGACCGAGCTCGCCAGCCACAGATTTCCAGCTAGACTCAAAGTTGCTCGTCATAGACGAAATTTGGCTCTGGGCCGCCTTCTTTGTGTTGCTGGTGGATTCTGTCACTGTCTTAGAAGAGTTAATCTTACCGACCGTAGACATACGATATGTAGTCTTGGTGATCATATAAATCATGCTTTGAACGGCGGCAATGATCGGATTATCACTCTTCTTGAAAATATCAGAGAGTCCAGACATGAACTCGTTTGTATCACCAAGGATCTCGTCATACTCGCTCTCGAAAATTGAGCCAACACCAGCGGCAGCGGCAGCTGCGGCACCACTCAATTTAGCATTCGGGCCTTGGGCACTCATACCAGCACCGGCAGCGGCACTACCGGTCACTTCGGCCAAGCCTTTTGCCAGCCAGCCCTCTGGATTAGCACCAATCGCCATCAGGTTGTCGGTTTCCTTTGCAGGGATAACGCCGTCACCTTTTTCAAGATAGGTCATGCGACCTTCATTGGGTTTACGAACAATCAGCTCTTCGCCCTTTTCATCAACGTTTGCAATCTGGTCCTTCTTAACGCCACGAGTACCCTTTGCATATTTCTTTGCTTGGAATGCGGGAGTAGGTTCATCAACCTGTGTGTTGGAAACATCACTTGCAATCGAAGCAATCGTAGCAATCAGAGTAACTGCACCTGCAACAGCTGCAGCGGCAGCAATCCAACCAGCAATAGGAATGGAAGAAAGAGCAGCAGCAATCGCTTGCATCATAGCGGCCATAGCACCGCCAACGCTCGTCACCAGAGTACCAAGTCCGGCGAAGATAGAAGGGAAGAAGCTTACAACGCCAGACGAGATGGCACTACCGATAGACTGTGCGCCAGCCGCAATTGGACCAAACATACTTCCGACGGTCTCAACAATGCCGCCAAGACCAATTCCTGTCTGACTGTTCAGCAGACTAAATCCTTCTGTGAAGAACGAGCCAATGTCAGTAAACATCAACCCGGTTTTCTCAGAAATAGATGTCTATGCACCTGAGAAAAACTTACCGATACTTCCAAGATTGTCTTTCGTAGCACCAACCAGTCTCTCAAAGAATCCACCAGATACACGCTGAATATCGCCGGTATTCACCTTTATTGTGTTGCCAAGGATATCCAATGTCGCGGTTGTGTCTGATTTTAGTGCGGCAGAACCAGCCCTATTCTTACCAGTGATCCAGTTCCAGCCGTCAGAAACAGCCTTGGCCGCTCCATCGAACATCTTCTTGAAGCCAGCACCAAAATCAAAATCACCGCTTTCGCCAGTGAACATGTTCTTCAAATTGCGGAACAAACCAAAGATTCCACCGCCATCAGTGCTTACACCGCCAGAAGTGAAAAATGTTATAACGTTGTTAAGCGTTTTAAGAGTATTGATTAGTTTTTCGAGATTTGTAATAGCATTACTGACATTAGTAGCAGACTGAATGTCACGCATATTGTCTAGGATACTATTCTTAAAGCCATCATAGTGACCTTCCATCTGCTCAAATGTCATGGCCTCGAACTCGGCAGTGTATTTTAGCTTCTTCTGATAATCATCCCAACTGGTGCCGATAAGGCTATTTGCTTCCTGAACTTTATCCTTGAGCTTGTTTAACCTGTCAATTTCATCTTTCTTCTTATACTCGCGTTGCTTGTCAGACAGGTTTTGCCCAGCTTCACGAACAGCATTTTCATCTGCTTTCCATACGAAGCCCTGACCTCTGCCGCCATATACGTGGACAGTCTTATTGGCCTTTGCACGCTCGTATTCATCCTGAAGTTTTGCCAGTTCGATTGCTCGTTCCTGTGCATCATTTTCTTCGTTAAGGGCATCAATTCGTTTATCAATGACATCAATCCAAGCATCACCCTGAATCTTTAGGTCATTCGATTTGTTCTCGTTGAACTTTTCAAATACACCAATTAGATCACTCAGGAGGCTCTTAATATTTCCGAGTGTTGTCTCGAAGTTTTTAGCCTTATCTTCTGCACCTGTAAAGCCATCACCGGATGCAATTACGGCATCCCTCAATTCACGTAGACGTTGAGCAAGTGCTTTTGTTTCGTCTGCAGCATCATACTCATCAATCATTGCGTTCAGTTTTGCAATGAAAAGTTCCTTATATGCTTCTGTATTGAACTTCAGCTGATTACCTTCAAGACTCAAACACTTAATATAATCATCATCGAGACTCATCAACTTCTGATAATTATCAATACTTAGGCCACCATAAGTGTTGTATTGAGTGACGATATCAGAGATATCGGAGAAACCACTTTGGAAATGATCAATCCTGTCGGTTGCATAATTCAAAGAAGAACCAATTCCATCAATGCACTCACGAATGCTCATCACGTTGTTTGCAATCTTGGCAGCAGCATCTTCAAAACCTTGTGCAAGATATTCTCCAGCAGCACCACCGGTCTCACGGGCAGACGCCGCAAGTTCTTTCAGATGATCTGCAAACATCTGTTTAAATGCATCGCTGTTGTAGTCAACTTCTCCGGTTTCGGAATTCAGAGCACTAGCATATTTTGGATTTGTAAATAGGTCTGTGTTTTCATACAGATTACGAACAGCCTGATACTGCTTCTCAATGGCGTCCATATCCAAGAAGCCAAAGTCGTTATCCTTTTTCTGTGTGCCAACATCGTAAAGATCAGAAAATGCGGATTTTATAGCGTCCGTCTTTTCCTTGGCTTCATCCATCGCAGTGCCGTAGCCCTTGATGGCGTCAGTCAACTGCTCGAAAGAGATGGTTGTTGTATCTACATTCTGATCAAGATAGTTCAGAATTTTATTCATCTCATCAGCTGATTTCCCGCCATCTTTTGCGGCATTTGCTTCCTTGAGTTGCTCTTTCGCAAACTTACGGAACTGCTCTACATTGATTTGGAGCTTTCCGTTTTGTTCAGTCAGGCAAGCAGTGAACTTGTCTTCGAGCCCAACCAAAGACTTTGCTGTGTCAGCACACAGATAGCCATACTGGTTATACTCCTTCATAGCCTTATTCAAGGTATCGAAAGCAGAAGACACGTCGGTAACAGATTTTGCTGTTGATTTGTTGTTTTTATTTGTTTTCTCATTGAAACCATTCAATTGATTTCCGAGAGAAGTACCACTGCTAATAGCCGCTTGGGTGTTCTTCTTCAACAATGTGATTTTTGTATTCAAAGCTCCCATAACAGCATCGATTTGAGCCTGAATCTGCTCTGCATTTCCACCGTTTGCGGCACCCTGCGCAGCTGCTAAAGCGGCAGCTAATTCACCAGTGCCAACAGTTGCGTCCTCAAGGGCAGGGCAAAGAGCAACGAGTTTATTTTTCTCATCTTCTGTTGCAGTCGTAAGGGTCTGAGTTTTCTCTGCCGCATCGCCCTTTGCAATCGTGTTTAGCTCTGTAATGGCTTGATCAATAGCTTCAACTTCTGCTTGAGCGTACTGAGCAGCCAGTAATTCTGCATATCTCTGCTTGTTAATCTGGAGTTTTCCATCTTTCAAGTCAAGACAATTTAGATATTCTGTATCCATTTGAAGCAAAGACTGCATAGTGTCAGTGCTCAGATAACCATATTTGTTGTACTCCTCAACGGCAGAAGAACAAGATTTATACGAAGATTGCAAGCTATCAATAGCTTTCATGGTCTCTTCAAGCTGAGTTGCATAGTTTGCAATTCCGCTAGTGTCGCTTGTGGCAACAATACCAAGTTGTTCAAATGCACCGATCAAATCCTCAAACGAGATATTATTTGCGTCAGCGATTTCATGAAGCTTTGCAAGAGCGGTAGCTTCAGCTTCAGTCTGATGAGCTGTGTCAGAATCAATGTTAATGATGGCCTCGCCAGTCATACTGCCAAATGCTTGCAGGGGAGAGAGGTCTTTGTATTGAGCAATAGCTTCCTGCATAGACAGATAGCCATTATCAATTTCCTCGATTACGTCCTTGAATTTACTCTTAAAAGCATCAAGATTTGTATTTTCAACGCTTGTTGTGCCGTTTAGCAGATTGTTTGCACGCTCAAGAGCATCACTTGCTCCCTGCATTGAATCTGTACATTCCTGAACTTCGGAAGAAACATCTCCGTATTTAGAAGCATCTGTCTCATACATATCCGCAAGCTCAGAAACTTTTGTGCCAGCATCATTTGTAAGGCTGATTTCATCTTCAAGATTTTTCTTTGCCTGAGCACGTTCCTCATCGGTTGCATTCTCATCCGACATGAGTTTTACATAAGCATCCGATAGCTCGTTGACTCTAGCTGTATGCTCACGCAAAGCTTCCGTCCGTGTGACATTCTTAGACGGAGTGACAGTCACTCCAATGCCATTCGGGTCAGCTTCCGCATAAGACGTTGGGGTTTCATTAGATACTACAACTTCTGACTTGTCGTTGAATACATCAGACGCAGCCTTGTTTGCTTTATTATTTTCATCGTCAGCGATTTGCTTCTTCAATCGAAGTTGGGTCTCCAGCAGATTGTTGATTTCCTGAATCTTTGCTTTCTCTTGTGGGTCAACAATGTCCTCAATTTTTTCTGCACCAAGGTCTTTTACCTTTTGGTCAAGGTCATCCAGCTTTTGTTGGATGTCATCAACATCCTGCTGTGCTTCTTCTGCGGCATCATGTGCATCTTCCATCGTAGAAATCAGCTGTTCGGAGTGCGTCTTCGCATTCTTCATCCAGTTAATGAATGCGTTCATTCCAGCAGAAATTACCCATCCCGCAAACATGGCAAAAACCATATTCAAAGCAAGTGTGGCCGCTTTTAGAGCGTACATTCTAAGCTCTGTTGCTACAATCTCACCTTGACTGTTTTTTAACCATTTGATAAAATTAGATATGCTATAATCCTGCCCAACAGTGTCTGCCCATGCAACATAAGTGTTAATGAGGTTGTTTAAGGAATCTGCAATTCGCTTTAGTGCAGTCGCTTCAATCTTTCCATCTTTAACGCCGAAGAAAGTTAATATCGGTTTGAGAGGAGAAATCAAAAAATGGAAAAATATGTTAAATACTGCCCGTTCTGCGATAAATTTTATTCAAGATGGGATACATTGTGTGCTTTTTGTATAAGAGATCTTATTTTATATGAGAACTGGACTCGAATGAAAGAACGAGAACAGTACGATTGGAAAGCAAAAACCAATCCTAAAAGAAATATCTCAGAGATTGATAAAGAGCACCTAAAGAAAATACAACTCAAAGCTACCGAATTTGACACTCAATATAGAGCCGACTTGGAGGAGAAAGAACATCCGAAGTATGTTCCAAAATGTCCTACTTGTGGCTCGCCAGACCTTGAAAAGATCGGAACCGCTTCTAAAGTCTTAGATGTAGCATTCTGGGGCTTTGCCAGTGGAAAAGTGAAGAAAACTTTCCATTGTAAAAACTGTGGATACGAGTGGTGATAAAAAGAAAAGCCCTGCTATACAAAGTAGCAGGGTAGTTGGTCGTATTTAGATTTAGCGAAAAACGTATTTTGCCATTGCGGAATTTCTATCGCAATACAAAAACTCAAAACTCTTAACGCGACTCATTGGGATACAGAGGACAGAACCGGTATTTGCATTCTTTGCGGCATCATCCATATCCTTACCAGACTTTGATTTTGCAGAGCAATGATATGTTAATGTAATATACTCATCATCTGCTGTTTCTAGTTTTCCTAAAATATGAGACCCATCATCCATGTTTAGCATCATCAAATTACCATGAGAATCGATATGCCTAGTCCAAATATTGTCACTCGGCTCAACTCCAAGAATGTTGACCATTATTTTTCGAGCCCAAACAGAGTTCTTGACTTTGTAAAATGCGGCAGCGGCAAGCAGCCCTAAAAGAACGTATGCCAGTACGATAGGAAAACCAACTACAACAAAAGGAAGGATTCTATCTAAGTAATCAACCGTATACTTTAATACAAAACCAACTGCGATACTTAAAATAAGATATCCCTGATATTCAATTTTCTTTAAAGACAGCTTCATATAAAACCAGACACAGATTGCGCCTGGAACAAATACATTAAACAGCGTATCAATGCTGTTGATTAGTTTTACTATTTCCGTCATCAGCGCCTCCATCTTTGCTTTTCAATCTATTATCACTATAATCTCTGAAATAAGCATTCAGCTGATTCTCTGTAGTTTCGTCCTTGCCGCCATGATACGTGTAGTCCGTAATAGAACGACCGCCAAAATTAGAAATTTCCATATTCGGCACATGCTTTTTATTGTTTTCCATGAATCAACACTCCTTTTTATAAGAGTGTATCACAGACTGTCGTAAAAAGCAACGCAAATTAAAACACCCGGCCTCCCAGTAGTAGGAAAGTCGGGCTTAATTCATGTGCCGTGGCGCAACAGTTATTTCAGCAGCTCAAGAATATCATCAACAGTAGTTCCATTTGCCAGCGCCTTCTTTACAAGATCGACGGCTTCCTTTTCGGCGGCGGCCTCGGCAGCTTTCTTGTCAGCTTCGTCTTTCTTTTCAGTAAGTTTAACTAACTCTTTATCCAGCTTTTTGATTTCAGCTTTCTTAGACTTCAGATCAGCCTTCAAAGAATCGATATTAGCCGCGATAGAAGTAACCTCTGCATTCAACGAATCTTTTGCGGACTGCTTTTCATCGATCAGCGCGGCATAATCGATAGAAGCCGCTGCAATCATGGTAACCTTGTTTTTGCTTCCTTTAGGTCTCGGCATGATAAATACCTCCGTAAAATAAATTTATACGATTATATTTTCATTATAGCCGCCACTGCGTCAGCTGTCAATATGAATCATGTCGGATTATATTTTTAAATATTTTCTCCTATTTATATCGCGCTAGAGAATAGCACGTCTCCTCGTTTCCACCTACTTCTTTAAGTCGTCTGGTTACGTCTGAGGTGGACTTCTGAACTTTCGTCCAAAACTGACTATCCTTCCAGTGGTTGCTCACTGACCCTTTTTAGTCGATGAACCTTCCACCCTCCTACATTATATAATAGGGGAGTGGATCGGCTGCTGACCGCCCATTGTAAACGCTACTTAGCACTCAACTATTACCATATTTTTACAATACGATAAAACCGAGCTTTTGTCTCAGCATATAGCATCCATATCCTTGTTTCTATCTTTCGATTCCTACATTATATAAATATAACAATAGGCGATATGGCTCTTAGGGTTTCCCAGCACTCTAGGGGCTATTTTATTTTTACATGGTGCCGCATCCTATATTTTTATACGCAACAAATATAAGAGGGCATATTAACTTTACCCGCACCATTCTTGAGCTTTCCGCTCATCTGCATTACGGACAACACGCCAGAGATGGCAGCTGTCAAAGTGGGTAATGCACCTGCAAATTTTACAGCACTATCTGCACCGTCAACAAAAACTGTAGCAAGGCTTACAAAGAACTTCGGAATATCTGACTTCATCAAGTCCGTACTAAACTTCTGGAATGCAGAATCAAGCTGATTAAGCTTTGCCTGCAATGAATCCATGTACGTCTGGTTCTCACGCATTGCGCTGCCGCTAGAATTAAGCGCCTGCTTCATAGCATCTTCAGCAACGCTAAAATTATTCAGCAGGGCAGATGTACTCTGACCTCCTCTCTTTCCAGAGATCAACTCAGTAATATTTGCCTGTGTTGTGTCAGACAGATTTTTCCAAACCTCAGAAAGTTCCTTCATAATCTGATAGGTTGATTTGAAGGTATTGTTATCCTTCATAATATCAACACCAGCAAGTTGCTTCAACTCAGATCGAAGTTCGGATACAGAATCTGCCATCCCATCTGTTGCGATACCGGCATTTTCAGCATCTGTTTTTGAAGCACGAAGGTACATACTCAAAGTTTTTAGGTAAGTGCCACTCGTATCGGCGTCCTGAAGTACACCATTCACAGCAGCCGCCAAACTAAGCGTCTCCTGATATGTATTTCCGGCGGCAGACATCGCAGCTGAACTTTTCTGCATGATAATTCCAAGGTCGTTCATACTGACTGGTTCGGTATTAGCGATTTGGTTCATGCAGTCCAGAAGACGCTCTGCATCATCAGCAACCAACCCAAAACCTTGCATTGCAGAAATCAGGTAAGAAGAAGCAGTTGTTGCATTATCTATTTGGTCTCCAACGTTAGCCATAAGAGCAGACACACGAGCAAGCTCTTCTGAATCTTTATCAGTGTATCCAAGGCGTTTCCAATCGGCTGTGCTACTCACAAGATCGGAGATATTCGCACCAAGTTCACGAGCGTTTGTTGCAGTTCTATCGAGATATTCATTCATCTCGTCGCCAGTCATTTTACTGACTTTTTTAAGCTCTGTTACAGCCGTGTCCAGTTCCAGAACATTATCATAAACCTCTCGCAGACCTTGTTTGACCATTGCAACTCCGGCCATAGCGATGGCGGTCTGGAAATGTTCCTTGAACAGACGAGACAGTTTTTGACCAAGCGTTTCAGTTTCTAATCCAGCTTGGTGGCAAGCATTTTGGAATTTGCTGACTTTCATTTGAGCTTCTTCAAAAGAATAACTACCATTTTTAATCGCATCAAAAAGCTCATTGTATTCTGCTTCAAACTTTGAACCTTCAAATCCATGAAGTGTTTCTTTATACTGATATAGAGTACGCATAAGATTTTCTATCTTATCTGTATCAGTATTTGCTGTCTTTGTCTGACGGCTTTGCACCAAAGCATCGTCAATATGTTTTCTCACCCGAACAAGTAAATCGTCAACTTGACGAAGTGTTGCTTTAAACTCTGTTGGACCTTTATTTTCGTCCAACTGTTTCATAGCAGCATCTAGCTCTGCCAATACTTGTTGCCCAGTTTTGCCATCATCCAACAAGCCAGTGTTAAATCGTCCTAAAGCAACACTATTTTTTCTTGTGAATTCCGTACTACTTAATCTATTTTGAATAGTGTTATAGGCAGCTTGCTTTGAACGGACTTGACCGTGCTTCTGTTCGGCTTCTTTTTCCAAATCCTCTTCGGATCTCAAAGCTTGCTCAATTTGAAGCTTTACCTTTAACCACTCTTCAACAATTTCACTTACTCGTTGTTTGTACGTAGCAGATTGAGTGTTCATTCCCTTTAAGGAATTAAGTTGACTTTCAAGACTATCATCAAGAGAAGTCGTCTTACTGTCGCCAATAAGAATACTGTCAAAACTATGGTTTCCTGTCTGCTCTAACTCTAACTCTTTTTTGCGAATTTCAGTCAGTGTTCTTCTCGCTGTGGATTCAAGGTCTTTATAGCCATCTGTATACACGGACATCGATGCCTTTGTACTAATAAAAGCATCATCTAAGTCTTTTACGCCTTTCTTATATGTATCTGAACTATGGTCTGAATCCAACTTTTTAGACGCATCAATAATACCGTCAATGGAATCTCTCAATTCTTGCGAAGCAGTATCGCTGTCCTTAATGGATTCCTTCCATTTCAGCGCCTGTTCCGTCATGCTCTTGACATGATTTTCAGCTTTCTTCTGAGCTTCATCAAAAGTACTCATCTGGCGAGTGGCGTCAGCCCATGTATCAGCGACAACCTTTAATTGATTAGCATAATCTTGCGTTCCGCTTTCAAGCGTGTTAAGAATATCAATCTGCTTTTGAACATCCGCAAGAGAAGATTTTACATCAGAAGCTCCAGAAAAATTCTTATATTTATTATTGGCGTCAGCAAGATTATTTGAGTACGTATTAGTTTGATCGCTTTGTGATTTTTTTAAAGCTTTTAACGTTCCATCATTCGCGGCATTCTTTAACCCTTGAAGCCGAGCCTCAAGCCTAGAAATACTATTAGTTGTTGCTCGTTCAATTTCGGAAATTTTGCTAAACTCTTCCGTCGGAAGAATGTTTACAAGTTCTGTACGCAGCCGCCCAGCTTCATTTCTAACCGCTTGAAGTTGACGTAAAACCTCTTCTAACTCTGGCTGATTTTTACCAGACGATTCAAGTTTGAGAGCATCCTTGTAAAGAGAACCTTTTTCTTGAACCCTTCGGTAAAAAGCATCTAGTTTTTGTTTCGCTTCATTAGTGTTTAAGTTTACTTTGACCTCGGTTTTCGCATTTTTCGCGCCAGACTGTGCTTTATTAACAGCCTTCTTTACAGCAGCATCAATATTAGATTCATCTATTTTCAAAGTGAGTTTTGGAGACTCTACCTTTTTAATGATTCGCTTCAATGCGGCATTAACATTGCCGATGGTTGCGCCTTCGTTTACACCAAAAGCAATCTCCACAGGAGCCTTTTTAAAACTGTTTTGAACTCCTTTAAATTGATTTTTTAACTCCTCGGTAGTAGTATCAAGAACGACCTTGACCTTTATGGCCGTTACAGAGGAAGTATCAGCACTACTTGCGGTGTTTGTATTATCCGCCATACCGTTGGTCACCTCTCTTTTCCATTTTCAACATTCCTTTCAAAACAAAAAAGAGAAGCGGCCAGCTCCTTAAAGCCAGCCCTCCTCTCATTGAATTTTATTCCAAATAAATTCTCATAAAAGATGGCTTTTACAATCCATGTAAAGCCGTCTTAACAATCATTGCCGCCTCTACTTGCGTAGGGGCAATAAACGGACGTGCAGGGCGATATTCTTTCTGCCCGCCAGACCGAAGATAATAACTCAGATCCATCCAAAGACCATTCTCGATCCAGTTCGCAAACATAGTTCCACCAACAGCCGCGTTCTCACGTTCATCAAATAGAATATTTGCCCCACCATATTCGTTCCAAACAATCGGTGAGCCACCAAAATGATATTCTCTGTACAATAAAGTATCTGCTACACGTTGAGAATCGAACTTCTTCCCACCAAGAAAATAAGACGGTTGCGGTTTTGCGATGTCTTTCACAATCATCGTAACAATGTTTCCATCACGAGTCACACTACTTACAATATTATTTGCATCTTCGATTCCAGCAGAACGGGCTGATTGTGACTGAATATTTTTCTTCGCACTTGCTTGAAGAACTGTTTCGATTTGCGGAGCTACGTCCTGCATAATTTGCTCCACACCATCTGCCACATCACTCAATAGGTCATCGAAGTTTGTATATGACTGTTTCATTCACTACACCTCAAATCTCAAACCGATCCTTTGCAGACTGAATCTTTGTCGTATCCTTTTTGATGTAATACTTGTTGGTCACATCCGTGCCAGCATGGTTGAGCAGGGAAGAGACATCTTCCAGACTCATACCCGCATTCTTCAGCAGGGTAGCACCACTGTGCCGGAAATCGTGCGGATGCAGCGTAGGCTCATCAATCATCTCACCAATCTTCTTACACCAATCACCAGCCGTGCTCGAAGTAATCGGCATCCATGCGCCATTGATTTTCGTACCAACAAACACATAGCCGCCATCCTCAATATCATGCTCAGTACGGTATTCCTTCAGCTCTTTCAAAAGCTCAGAAACTTCCTTGCTGAACATCAAATCAACAATTTTGCCTTCCTTCTCCAGAACGTCATGCACCATACGGTTCTCATAATCGATAGACTTCCAGAGTGTATTTCGCACAGCATTAACACGAGCCATCGTTGATAGTGAGAACAGTGCGTACAGACGCAACGTCATCGCATTATCCTTCATGTGAACGGTGGTCGCAGATTCAACCATAGCGTTCAGCTTCTCTCGCATCAACTTAACCTCGTCCGGTGTAAGGTATGTCTGCTTCACAACAGCCACGTCCTTGGTCGGTCGGTCAATGAACTCCATCGGATTTTCTTTGATAATTTTCTTCTTGCGAAGATACCGATATAGCGCAGAAATTGTACTCATACGCCGTTTCATACGAGCAGAGTTGTTTCCATGCTTCTTACAGTAGAACAGAAATTCCTCGATATCCTCTTCCTCAAGTTCCGTCACAGGGGCATTACCCTGATTGTCCAGAACATAAATCATCCACTGCTTGAAATCAGATTCATAATTGTAAACAGTAGACGGGCTGAGGTCACGGATGCCCATATCAGTCTCATATCTATCCCAGTATTTCAAAGACACTGGGTTTACGTTCTTGAACTTCTCAGCATCCCATAGCTTCAGCGGTTTACTTCTTGTAGCCATATTAAAATTCCCTCCAACCCACCTCTAAAAGTGTTTATTCCTTTTTATCTTTTGCCAGCACAGCAGAGATCTCCTGCTTATTGTCCAGCAGGGCAGACATAACCTGAGAAGCCTGATTTACATCAAAGTCTCCAAGATTCTTCTTTGCCTCATCCAGATAATCCTTCAGGTAATCAATAAACTCGGCAAACGCATCGCGCTTGTTGCAAATTGCCAGAGCAAGATACTCATCGTGAGAACGCTGCACACGCTCCTGCACTGCCTTCTCCAGAGAATCATACTGATCCCAGAACGTAGAAGTATCGCAACCTGCAGCTTCAATCTTCAGGTTAAAAGACTCATAAGCAATGCGCGGCCACTCAGTCTGCGGTTCATTGCGATAATCATAACCAACAAAATACTTCAAACAGGTCAGCCGAAATGCCACATCAAACAGCGCAGGCTGATAATCGTCCTGAACAGTACACATCTCAATGACCTCTTTCACGAAGTCAATTCGCTCCTGAAAATTTAAAACCTTCATTTTATCTCCCTTTCGTCTGTGCTTGCTTTAATTTCTTTCGCTCTTTTCGAGCTTTTTTTAGGTCGTCGTAATCGACCCAACCTCCATCAATTTTGGAGTATGTGATCCAGCGGTAATCTACATCAGGATACTTGAACCAGAACATCTTGCGCTTCATCAGCGCAACACTATCAGCGAATCCTTTCGTATCAATCACTTGTTTGCTGCCATCTCGATATGTAATTTCATAGTCCGCCACATAATCAATCTTCCGCACCGCTACGTCCTTTCCGTCCTTATCGACCCGGCGGAACGCTTCCTGCAGAAGGAATGGGACTTGCTTACGACACTCTACAATTTCGCCGCTTGCCAGCCTTGGCAATACAATATCTCGATAAAACAACATTTCTGCCTTACTATCATAAACTACGCCGTCATATGTTCTATCTGCTGGATTCTTACTGACATTAAACTTTGTCCTGTTCTTTTTCTCCATAAAACCACCACGAAAAACGAAGGGGCGGTTATGCCCGCCCCTTACGATTTGATGTTCTCTTAACTACCGGCTTCACGGGCGTCTCATCATTTACATCACTAGATGACTCATTCTCAGCCTTTGCAGGCTCATCCATGATCTCATGGAAAACATCACGAACAGCTGGGATAAAAGTCTCTACCTCGGCTTTCGTAACATTCTTGTACTTGCGCATCAAAAGAGTAGTCAGATCTGCTTTTGCCGTCTCTTTTGAAATAATTCCCTGACGATACTGGTTTACGGCAGTCCACACAAGAAAGTGCGGCTCAGTGTCGCAAATCATTCGCCAAGGATTAAGACGCGCATCCTGCTCGCAATGCGGGCAAACCGGATATTCTTTTCCGCAAGTACGGCACCAATTCAGATTTGCCATTAGGCAGCAGCAGTCTCAATACGGAACAGGCGCTTGTCTTCAGAGCAGTATTCCTGAGTAGCGCTAATCTTGACCGGATGAGCCAGCTCATTAGTGAAAGTCATATCGATAGCATTATCCATCTTGGCATTCGGGAAGATGATACGCATCAGCTTCTTATTTGCCTTATCGCAGGGATTGTAGCAGAATGCCTCAATCACAAACTCGCCCTCGGTAGAGAACTTATCGGCGCTATCATTGATAGCAATACCCTCCTCGCTCTCGTACTGATACTTCACAACAAAGCGGTCGCCAGCCTTCAGATCTGCACCAGTGGGCAGAGTGACCTCAGTACCAGTAACAGAGAACTGAGACTCTGCGGTCTCACCCAGCTCAAAGGTCTTCAGTGCATTACCCTGACCATCGACCAGATCGATGTACTTAAAGGGGGCATTTGCAACAGCAGTCTTGGGGGTATGGGTCAGAGTCAGCTTCTTGCCGTCAGCAGAAGTCAGGTACTCAACAGTGGTAAAGACCTGCTTTGCCTCAGAGGAAGCAACCTCCTTCTTGGAGCCCATCTGCTCTGCCAGAGCACCCAGATGCATCAGAGCATTAGACCAATCTGCCTCTGCAGTCTTACTCTTATCGAATGCCATGATGTTAACGCCCTGTGCATCCTGAGCGTAAACGGTCTCGCCGCCCAGAGTCAGCTTGAAATCCTTAACCTGATTCATGGTCCACAGACGCTTGCCGTTCAGATCATACTCGTGAATGCGATGAACGCGGTCAATAACGACCTCATTAAAATTAAAATCGCTCATAATATTCTTCCTTTCAATTTATTTGGATAAAAATAAAAGAGCAAGGTCAATCAACCTTGCTCGTCCAATCCAGTTGTGCTTTTGGAATCTTTCCAAATTCCACGGTGCCAGCGTAAACGCCATGCATCGTATTGTCGTAACTTTTTATTTGCTGAATCTTTCTTACATGATTCATGAATACACTCATAGGGTAATCCATAGCCTTGAAGTAATCTGCTTTAAAGCCAGACGAACACGCCATCGAGAGCACAAGCTCCGCAAGGTGTGGTTCATAACGCTTAATTTTTTGATACTCCAAGTTGTCTCTGGCTTCCTCTATCATTGCAATTCTTGTCGGTTCGTCAGCAGCAAACTCGGAATGCTTTTCAATTCCATTCGCAGCACATAGGTACTGAGAAATCGTTTCATACACCACATGGTCAATACGAGTGTCCGTAAGCCTGTTGTGTAATACGATCTCACCACTTATGTTATCTTTCGCCATCATAAACCCAGAAGTGTCCATATCGCCAAGCAAAATAGACATATCTTGATCTTTATTGCCTATAAAAAGTTGCCGGAACATTTCAAAGTCCGAAATCTTCTGCCAATCAATTCCAACAGAGTCAAGCTGTGCCTTGTAATCGCTCGATGTAGAACAGAATAAATAAACCAACTGAAAATACTTTTGCTCACCATAATCGATGATGTCACCGACCGAAGGCATGTGAATCGTAATTTTGTCGTTGATTTTAAAGTCTCTTCCGCGCATCAAGCTTGGCTCGTACATTTCCCGAAGCTCCATCAGCCACACCCCACAAGGTCATCCAAATCCTGCGTCTTGAACGTCATAATTCGCACACGATGGTGTAAATCCATATTGTCCTCGATATTGGATGTGATTTTAAGCTGTTTGATTCCAAAAATTGTACTGCCGTGTAGTTCTTTTTCCACAAGACCACTCAGATAGTCAACTCGTGTTGCACCACCATGGCCCTTCATTTTCATCAGCGCCTGGTTCACAATAACCCACACAGTAAGTGTGAAGTTTTCATACCAGTCGTTGACGTTGCTTCGGTCAGTCATATTTACCTTAAAACAAATATAGCTGTGCGCTGCCTCAATCGTGTCAGGAATATGGAAGTATGGGAAGATGTATGTATAAATCGCCTCGTCAGGCTCTTCAATGTCATCATTGCCCATCGCTTCAACAAGCCCATCAGTATTAACCAGCTTCAAGGCCAATTTGTTTTTATAATCAGTAATCAATTCACTCGTTGTCACAGCAAACTCACCACCTTACATTCAATGGATGCATTTGCTGTACCATCTGCATTCGTCAAAGAAATTCTTACAGTTGCGCCGTCCATGATACTATTATTTAAAATACGAATTTTAAAAACACCATCTATGGCACTCTGCGTTTCTACAAATTCCTTGAATTCCTCAAGGCAAACGAACTTCCACTTAGCAATTTCAGTAATTTCCTCACCAGCAACATTTGTGAACATAGGAGAGAATTTTTTCCAAGAACCACCAATACGAACCTCTGGTTTTCCTACATACTTTATAGTAGCAGTCACACGAGAATCTATTTCTGATTCGTTGATTTTGTTTGGCTCAAAATAATCACAAATCATCTTCTCAGCATTATCCGTCTTACTGTTATACTGATCCTGCCGGATGTTCAACACAAGGAACCCCTGTGTCTTGCCATGCAGTTCGTAACGCTCTGTACTCTGGTCAACAGAAGTCGTAACATACGTTTTCGGCTCGCCATTGATAATTTCCAACATAAAGCGCTTATCAAGGTCGATCAGTGCGGTCTCGTCATCAAAAGGCATCTGTACTTTATATTCACGTTGACTCAATGAAGTCATAATAATCTCCTTATTATTTGCGTAATAAGGCTTGCTCAGTGTTGCCCAACGAGAAACTATCTCACCAGTAATCGGATTTTGCCATTGGATTTGACGGTTACACAGCTCCATTTTTCCACGAAGAAAAATTTCATCGTTTGGCTCAATCTCAGTTACCAGCTATTTACAATTGTAGCAGTCAACAATGTCGCCAAGATTCAAAGAATCACCAGGATAAGCCCAGATTTTCTTTTCCTTAGCAATACTATTACTGCGACTAACAACCAGCTTCTGAGGTAAACCATTCACAAGAGCATTATCCTCGTAATCAACGCTATCTTTAAAATGTGCAGCAAAATCTCGCTTTGCAAAAGCAATTTTGACATCCTTTTTGTTAGACATTTTTGCGGCACCACCAACAGCTCGTGCCCTTGTATAAAAGTCCATCGGTACACCTCCTTACTCAGAGTAGGAAGCGTATGTATCATAGTCGATGGTCTTACGCTTACGGGTCGAGCGGTCTTTTGCCATATAGTTGTCTAACATCGTCATATTCTCCTCGTGAATGTCTTTCACAAGAGCACGAATACTCGTGCGCTCATTAGCAGGGGAGAATACTTGTAAACTCGTAGGAAGGTCCTGTGCGCTAAATGCTTTCAACTTCCCAAACTCACGCTTAAAATGTTGCTCCAACATCAAATGCGCTAACATATCAATCTCATCGAATGTGAGATCTGAATTAAACTCTTCTAGTTCTGAATCGTAATCATCGAAACTAAAATCCTCTTCCGGTTCAATGTTTCTTGTAATCACAGAAAGTGACTCCATCAAATAACTTTTTGCACGGTCATGTACAAGATCTCGCACTTCATTCTCGCTCAGGTCAAAATACTGAAAGAAATTACTATCAGTTTCTACCAGCTCGTAGAACTTGTCGTATATTTCCGAAAATGCGGTCACATTATCCCTCCAATCTTACTCGGCGGGAACAACCTCCGCCTTTTCTGCCTCTGCCTTCTTACGGCCACGCTTGACAGTAGTCTTTTCTACAGAATTATCCGGTGCAACAGTCTGTGCGCCTGCCATCATAGCCTGCATCTGTGCCATCATAGCCTGCATCTGCTTCTGCATTTCAGCCATCTGGTTCTTTGCAGTTTCAAGTTCGGCCTGAACATTATCAGCAGACTTGGTTGCAGGTACGACAGACAGCTCACTGTTACGCTTGCCAGCACGGAGCTCCTTATAACGCTCGTCAATCAGGCGCTTGACCTTGGTAGACAGGTCTTCACCGGCATTGGTCATACGATAAAAGCGACCACGAATACGCTCAAACTGAGCACCATCCTTAATGTCAATCATACGCTGAAGATTCTCGACAGTGGGATTCAGAATCGCATTGTCGATATCTTCAATGAATAGAACATCGTCGCCCTTAATGCCAATAGCCTTAAAGATTTCATTCTGCTCTTCAGGGCGAAAACGCAGAACACCGTTCTTGAACGCAGAACAAGTGCTATTCATATACATAATCTCCTCCGGCGGAATAGGAATCACACAAGGATCTTCCACACTACCGGGCTCGAAAGTATAACCCTTACCGTTCAGTGACGAAATGGTAACCACGTTATCGTCGCAGTTCAGAACGTCAATAAACTTCTTTTCCATCACGGAACTCATAATTTGTCTCCTTTTCTATAAAAGCGGAGACCGCAAAGTCCCCGCTCAAATTTGCCTTTGGTAAAAATTACTGCAGAACAATCTTAGCAACGCGCTCGATATGATCAATGCTATAGCCGAAGGTAAAGTCCTTGACCATCAGATGGATCTTTTCGTTGTTGTTGTCGTGATCCTCGTAAGTATGAGTCTCACCCTTCATGTCAAGGCGACCAATCTTGCCTGCGATGCCATAGATACGCTTATCCGGGATCAGCAGGGAACCATCACCCAGCTTCTTAGCAGAGCTAATACCAGTGATAGCAACACCATCATAAGTCTTAACCAGACCATAACGGTTGAACTCGTCCTTAGCTGCGTCAGACAGATACTCAGCGTAACCGGTCATACGACGCATCTTGGCACAATACTTCATCAGGCTGACAGTGAAGGGATTACCACCATCGGCGTACTCATTCAGATACAGAGCCAGAGCGTCCATGTCCTGCATAGTGGGCTCCTTGCCCTGTGCATCGATCTTCTGCTCACCACCAGTGATAGCGTCATCAACCATGCTGAAAATGTCATAGAACATCTGGTTCTTCAGAGCCTCAGTCATAAAGGTGGTCAGAGTTGCCACACTCTTCCAAGCATTACGTCTTACTTCCACAAAGCTAAGATCAGCCTCAATCTGCTTATTACGCCAGACGGGTTTAATGGTCTCGTAGTGCAGGTAAGACTTCGGCACATTGCCACCCTTAGCTGCATCATAAGCCTTCAGAGTATTCTTAACAGTACGACCTGCCTCGTAGTCATCAAACTCACCAACATTACCACGCTCAAACATGGAGTCCAGAAGTTCGTCAGGTGCACCATACAGCTCATCAGTCACGGTGCGGTTAACAAACTGAGCAATCTCCTTATTGGGATCGCCCTTGTCAATCAGCTCCTCAACATGAGCGCCAACAACCTCTGCAATTTCCTTGTCCTCGGCATCCATAGCGCGATTGTACTGAGTCTTCTCAGCAACTTCATAAACACGACCAGGCTGCTTCATCAGCTCGGCCACTTCAATATTCAGTGCCATAATTCATTTCCTTTCTCTTCGCGCAAAATAAAAGAGCTACCGTCCAAAGACGATAGCCTTAAATTTCACGTATCATATTCAAGATTTTTCTCTCAATCAAGCAACAGTCTTTGCCTCGGGCAGCACACTGATCATAATCAGCTTGTGGCCGTTGTCGTCCATCACACCAGCAAACTCAAAACGAGAAGTACCAGTAGTAGCAACCTGCCACTTACCGTCAATATTGACCTCCAGCAGCTTGCCGATATTGGTATCCTGTGCATCGCCATCCTTGTACTGGTCGGTGCCGTACAGCTCGCCAGCATACAGAGGAACACGCTTCACCAGCACACCTGCCTTAATCTCGGTTGCCATCTTATCATAGTCATCAAAATTAGTCTGGCTTGCATAGATGCCCTCCGGGATAAACTCATGGGCAACCATCTCGATGCCCTCAGCGGTAGCTGCGTCAGGGAACTTAACCTGACCAGCCTTGTGGTCAACCTGGACACCCATGCCGGTGACCATATCGACCTTTGCGGCATAGTTAGCGGGAATATTCTTCGCGCCGTTTACCATCAGTTCACGAATCATAATATTTTTCCTTTCTCTTAAATGTTATTACTTACCCAAATATTCCCGCCATGCATCACGCTTGTTAGCGTTAGTGGTGTTATACTTGGTTTCATTCAAATTCAGCTTAATGCTCTCAGACTTATGTACCTCAGAGGTCTCAATCTTCTTTTCAGCAGGCGCCTTCTTGGCAGCTTCAACGCAACGCTCGGCAATCACATTCTTGATGCCGGTCTCGTCCAGATTCTCAATCAGACTTGCGTAATTGCCACCATCGGAAACTTCAGCTTCAGTAATCATCTTGCTGGAGAGTGCGTACTGACGCAGATCCTCCTTCTTCTGTGCAAGCTCTGCAGCCGCTTTTTCTGCCTCTGCCTTCTCTGCCTGATCCTTATATGGAGCCAGAGAAGCAACCTCTTCCTTTGCACTCTGCAGCTCAGTATTCAGACTTGCAATAGTGTTATTCAGCTCCGCAATCTTGGTGTTAACATCAGAAATAGAAACAGTCAGAGTGATACGCTGCGGCTCGCCAAGAGAAACCTCGTTGCCCTCAACGGTGTAAGAGAACATGATGTAATCCAAATCGTTCATACAACGACCAAATTTCTTACACCAGATAGTGTGATCTTCGGGGAACACTTCGGCTAGATACATATCTGAATTAAACTTCACAACAGCCTCATTCAGCTTCTCGTACAGGTCATGACCGGTCAAACTGGAAGTCTCAGTGGTAGACTCCGGCTCTGGCTCACCAGCAGGCTCAGTACCGGTTTCAGGCTCAGTCGGGGGAGGGGTTTCACCACCTTCCTCGGAAGTCTGAACATCAGGCTCTGCCGGAGTGGTGGGCTCAGTGGTAGACTCAGTAGCCGTCTGCTCTGCCTGCTCAGTCTCGGTTTGATTCTCAACCTGTGCGGTCTGAGTCTCCTTATCCTTATTCAGTTCCAAATTTTTTGCCTCCTTTTCATTAGATTCTATATTTGAAATCTCTTTTGTATCCTCGATATAGGCATTTGCCAATTCAAGACCAAAATCGGTTTCAGCGACTTCAAGCAGTTTAGAGCACTTATATGCTGGTTCAACATTTGCACCAAGCAAGCAATGTGCAGTAAACACACCATCGTCAATGATTTTTGCTATGCGGCCACCCACAATTCCCTTATGAGCTTTCAGCACATCAATTTCCCAACTGGTATTTAATGTGCCGCTCTCAATACGGCGCAGAATCGTCGCACAAGCCTTTGGATATCGCTTCCAGATCTTACAAGAGGCAACAATAAAGTCGGTATCGTCAATTCTCTCGATACCGACCGACTGAAAACTACCGAACGCATCAGTGTCAAATTCGGCAGTCTTGTATTCATTGCCATCATCGTCTTTTCTGGTGACGACTTTCATATTGTGACCGGAAAAATCCAGTTCACCCTTTGGAGCTACGACCAACTTGCCAACAAGCGGGTTGCCAACCAGTGTACTCATCCAACTTTCAATGGTGTCACGATTCAAAGCAACCTGATTCCCATTTACTGAGAAGTCACAGATGACAAACTTGGCAAGATAGTGGTCTGGATGCTCCGTAATCTCAGAGCAACAGATATTTCTACTATAGAAATACTCCTTACTCATCGTTTATCACCTCACTTACTATCTTCATTTCTCTGCTGGTCATAAATTTGTTTTTCAGTTTCCTCTCCCTTTGGACGACCTGTCTTTTTATCACTGTCACCACCACCGCCGGTGTTACCGGTCGATGTATAAGAGGTCTGACGAGCTACAAAAACATCGTCATAACCTTCCTCGGTTTCAGCCTGACGCTTGCGTAATTCGTCCTCAGCATGAAGCCCCATATACTCGTAAGCAGTCTTGTAAGAACAGTTCAAAGTGGTAAACAGGAACTGAGCAATCGCCTTCTTCATCTCCATACCCATCATTTCAGTAGTAGAGACCTTCACATCAGGGCAGTACATCGGGTCTACACCTGCATCTTCAAGGCGAATTCGATACCATCGCTTTAATACATCCTCAATCTGTTCCGCAATCTTACCGATATTTTTCATCAACTGGTCAAGAGACACCTTTGCAGTTGAAACAGTCTGCTGACCGTCGGTATTTAAGAAACTGATACCCAAAGCAGCCATCTCTCGGTTGCGATACTGTTTAACAGTCTCGATATTTGTCATCTCAACTTTTGGCTCAACATACTTGATATCCTTTACATAAGGAGCGGTTGTCACAAGCACAGTATTTTGTTTCCATGCACGCAGCAGGTTATCGTGCGCCGTCACTTGTTCAGAGAAGCCCTTTTTATCTTTGTTTGGTCCCATCAACTCAGGGTCAAGCTGTTGCCAGATGATTTTCTTTGCCTTTGCCTTAGCATTTACACGGTCTGAAGTATCAAAAGTTTCAAGCATCAATGCCGGACGTAATGCGCGGAACAGGGGAGAGACGCCATATTTCTGCCCCATGTTGCCAATACGAATCACACCACAATGGTCAACATCCAATTTTGCGTATGTATCACCATTCTTAAATGCCTGATATACCTCATCTGGATAGTTGTTCTGAATCTCGGTCTCCTGATTTTCAAAGAATAGTGCTTTATTCTTCTTATCCTTCAGCATAGATTTGCTCAAAGCGGATTTCAGCTTAGACATGTTTATAAGCACAACAGGCTGACCATTCGATAGGTAATCACTTATCTCAGCAATACCAAGAGGGTAATAATCTACAATGTAGTTCTCATCCTTTTGACGAAGGTATGTAATATAAGTGCCCTCGGCGTAAGTCATCGGAATGGCAGCACGCAACAGACTTCGCACGTTGATTTGTGCGTTGAAATCATCAATCACTTCACGGGCGTAATTTACCTGTTTTGTCTTATTACGCTGTTCAGGGAACTGTGCGAAACTGCATTTAAACTCCGTATTAACATTCGCCTCAATCGCATCATAAGTAATGCCAATCAGGTCATCCTTGTTGATGTAATTACGGATGATTCCATTGACCGTCTGCACATTCGTCAGACTTGACTGTAGCCCTTGTGCAAGCTCATCAATTCGGTCAACGGTCAGTGTCTCAGAGGAGGCTGAAATTTTCAGATATGTACTATACTGCTTATTTTCAGGGTCATAAGACGCAACTGCATTTCGGATGACGTTATTCATCCTCTCTTCTGAAAGTTCATTCAAAGAGGTAATAACTACAGTACCGTCATCTGTCTGTGAAGCAGTCACGACATCAAAATCTTCCTTTTTCTTTCTTGCCACATTTTCACCTCCTCTGCTTAGAAGTCAATGTTAGAAATACAAATCGGCGGAGCAGTCATTGTCTCCACCGCAGACTGGCGCACTTTATCCTTACGACGTAATTCGTATAGACGATGAGCAAGTAAAATTGCAACATAGAACCTATCATCGTGAATTTTGTTGGCAACATCGGGTGCCAAAGCATATGTTACGGTCGTATTTTCAGAGTTTGTCGTTTTCTGAATACTTGTGATCTCGTTCTTCATCAAGTCGATGTTAACCCACGCAGTCTGTTCCTCTAAGGAAAGTTCATGCGTCTTCAAAATTTCTTGACCAGTTGATTTATCCACACCGTCTACTACCTGAACATAATCTCCGCCGTTGTATTCAAGAGGGAAATGAATGACACCAAGATTCATCAGCTCAATAAATTCCTCAACCATTGCAGTGCGGAATTTACGAGGACTAATTAGACGTAGCATATCAACAGCATCTGGGTAACGGGTATCATATCCTTCATATAATTCATGATTTGCGTCGATAAAACCACGATGTTCTGCGCCTGTTTTATCAGTCCAATTGTTAAGTAAACCGTCCGCATATGTGGAAGTACCACCGCCGCCAGCGCCTTGGTCAATCATCAATCTATCAATGTACTCGTAATCAGGATTTTGACCATTGTAATGTAGAATCAACTCATGTAACTGCTCAAGCTGACGATTAGAATCGAGCTTGAATTTTTTCTCGTTCGCAAGATCAACCATGTTCACGCAATTTATAATGTCGCCACACATGCCGTTTTCTGGATCGTTATAAATGCGCATAACGCCAACAATAGAGTTATCCATTGTGCGGGCAGGATCAAACGCAAGAATATACTGATAGTTCCTATCCCAATAAAGCTGTGGGATATACTTTCGCTCATTGCGACGAACCGTACCCCATTTGATAATCTGGTTTACGCCACCATCACGGCTTGGTCGATTATAATACTCACGCAATGCCTTCATTTTATTTGACTTTAGAGCTGCATCTACCTTGTCTTGTGTCAATAGTGCTTTGTATGGCTTACCCTTCATATAAACTTTGATTGCAACGTCACAAATCATATCACAAACAAAATAATCTCGATCTCCTGCAATCATGCGCTTTGCAAATTGCTTGTAGTATTTATAAAAAAGCTTGTCCATCGTGTCCTGACTTGAAGCATAAACTAGCTGAGTAGGAACCTGACGAGGCTGCATTTCAGGATTATAGTCACTGTCAGTGTCAGTGACGAAATCCGTATTCTGTGTTGCAAAAGCTTCACAGACAACAATCAGTTCGTCGGAGCAGAATGCCGCCTCATCAAAGAAAATAAGACTAGCTCGCTTGCCACGCACACCATCTGGGTTGGAGTTCAAAGTGTTAATAGAACTACCGTTATAAAACTCAACAACATACCCGGCGGGATTATGACTAAAACCACTTTTGTTGGTTGCAGACTTTTTCGTTTCTTTCTCTGCAATATCTTGCAGACTACGGATAGACGCAGCCGTCTTACCAACACGAGTAACAATTTCCTCGATCTTATTAAATGTCTCTTTTGCCTGATCACCTACATTACTTACAATGTAAATAGACTGGTTCTCATATAATATTGCCTTTAGGATAATGAAAACAGAACCTACAAAAGACTTGCCAAAGTTTCGACTACACGCCTAAAGAACATGACTTGCATTCCAGCTTTGTTCCAGCATATATGCCTGAGCGTCAAATAATTGGATACCCAATAAGTCTCTGGCCGCAATAACAGGATTGCGCCGATAGAATGCAATCGTTGCCGCATCACACTCATAAATCTTACGTTTTACGGCTGTAATGATAGGCGCTCTTTGTTTCATTCTCATACGGTATCACCATCCGTATCTTTTGCGCTTGCGTCAATACCGGCATCTTCCAACAGCTCCTTGAGCCGCTGATTCTCGATAAGAGACAGCCTGTATTTTTCCTTAGCGTCATCACTTTCTTTCTGAAACTTATCAATTAGTTCTCTTTGTGTATCGAAAATTTCCTGCATGTCATTTTCGTCAAAGAAAGCATTTTCCTTGATCGCCTTAACACTCATATCTGCCGCCCATTGAGTGCCCGGAGACCGTAACTGGTCGTAGAAGTTTGCTTCTGCGCCAGCAATATCCTTTTCACGCATATCCTTCATTAAGAAGGTAAGTGTGTTACGTCCGGCATCCTTATTGGAACGGTTCTTGACAGAAATCTCATTTTCCTTAGCAATCTTATCGTTGTTAGAAACCAGCTTAACCTTGATATCATTCAGGCTCTTGATTGCTTCTGCCGAATTCATCGGGTTCAGACGAGCAATTTGCAAATCAATTTGTCGAATCTGATTATTATTGTTCACGACCTGAACAATCTGGGATAGCTTGAACGGGTCGTCCTCAATACCATCCTCAAAATACTTGATGAGTTCACTAAACAAATAGCGACGGTCACTTTCGTTATAGCCATCAAACGGGTCATATCCAATAACAGAAATACAATCATCCTTTGCTTGAATCTCTGCTTTCGACCACTTTTGTTCCTTCTCTTCCTGTAGATCAAGAGCATTCTTGTTCAGTTCTCCATTTACAAGAGTATTAGAGAAGGTTTGAAATTGATAGTTACGAGCGTTTCCGATAATCCGAAGTAGCAAGCCCATCGTTACACGGCCATTATTTTGACTAATTGAATCAAAAAGTGAATTGTAAAATGGTACGTCTAAAACATGAGACATGATCATACAGGCAGTACGATCACTTCCAAATTTACGAGAATATTCATCAAACATCTCGTTCACACAATCCTTACAAATAGGCGCGTAACAATCATTTGCTTTCCATAAACTTGAATATGTAATTTTATAAAAGTGACCAACTGCCACGTCATATTCTTTTCCACAACGTAAACATTTAAAAGTCTTCTTGTTTTCTGTCCCCTCAAGAATAATATCTTGGTCTATGACTTTTTTCTTACGCGGCATTTAGTCACCTCTTTCCGTTCAAAAATAAAAGCCGTAGAACGTGCGCACATCCTACGGCAACAAATACACCCTCTAATGTGCTTGTAAAACAGAGGCCGAGAGTGTTTCCTTCTATAAAAGACCTATCATGATACGCATCGTCGAGAGGCTTAATAGGTTCTGTTCAAAATTCGACCTCAGCATTTTACACCGTAGTGAGCCGAGGTCTTTATCATCTATGTGGACTTATGTCCTGCCGACGAATCGGCTAAATTTTGTATTTACGGCCAGCTTTACGCCGACCGTGCCACCTGAAATACACAGGCAGGACTGTTCATAAAAGAACCTACCGCCAGAGGGAGTAGAAAACTGGCGATAGGCTTGCGAAAGGGGAGATGTTGGGTGCGGGAGTTGGATTTGAACCAACGACTTTCGACTTATGAGGACGATTAGCTACCAGACTGCTGTATCCCGCGTTATATAATGCCTAAATGTCATCTATTTCTTAATCGTGTGCGCATCACAGGTTAATCATAGATCGACTTCGGACTTGCCTCCAACCGCGAATTGGAAGCCATTTTTGGCACGCCCAGAGAGACTTCAACTCCCAAGAGGCAGATTTAGAGTCTGCTGTTTTAAGCAATTAAACTATAGGCGCATAAAACCTACCTTTTAGCCGGTGGTAGGGAACCGGTTTTAATTATAAGCCCTCCGGGAGAAGGACTGGCGCGATCTCAGAGATTCGAACTCTGGCATCGGGTTTACCGACCTAACGGTTTTCAGGACCGTTCTCTTCAACCACTTGAGTAAAACCGCACAATAACCCTACTTTCCTGCACAGCTACCTTTATATAAAGGTGTAGGGAATAGCCGTACAATCTTTGGTGAGCCAGGTTGGAGTCGAACCAACGATGTTTCTAATGTCACGGAGTTACAGTCCGCTATCTTCGCCACTGGATATACTGACCCATAATAAAACAAGCGTCCATCAAATCATCCGAGCTAGTTGAATTGTTCTCGTGTCGATAAAACGCTTGTTTTAGACTTTTAAAGCTTCACATTAACGTAGCGAAACACGAATAGCTTATCATTTCGTTCTACAGAACTACTTTGCATCCAACCATCCGTAGATTGAGTTGGTCTAGGCGGTAGCAACTATTGACCGCACAGCTTGGAGCCACCTGTAGGAATCAAACATACGACATATGTGGTACGAACACATTATTCTATCTACTGAATTAAAGTGGCATGGAGCCAATGACAGGACTTAAACCTGCGATATCGGGAGTACAAAACCCGCGTTCTATCAACTGAACTACACTGGCACATAAAACCCGTAGACATTAGCCTACGGGCATAGAAAAGGAGACAATCAATGATGTCACAAGCAGACCTTGCGGTCATACTTCTTTTTTGGGTCCCCATTTAGTGGTAGGGGCTCACCACTTTTTAATTTAGACGTACAATGTGCGTCTTATCTTCATTCAGCCTTCCGAATTTATCCTGATAAACCAGAATAAATCCTTCTCGCTGAGATGGTGTTAATTTTCCATCTGCGTAATCCATTTTTGATGTCTCACAACAACAGCCCTGCTCATAAATTACAGAATTACCGATATCATAATGACCTGTTTTATGAGTGTGTGCCATCACGATAGTATCAAAGAAATAATCATTATCCTTGAAATACCGATATGCCTTTTCTGCTGTTTTCAACATACCGCTAGAATAAGCAAGTGGATGCACAAAAATTGTTTCACCAACGAAACTAAACCAAGTATCGTTATAAACAATCTCGATACCACTATCCTTAAAAACATCAATCAGAGGGTCGTAATGAACCTTTGTATGAAGCTCCTTGTTATAATGGTTAAAGCCATCAACAAAAATAAGCTCCAAAGATGTCTTTGGCATCAGTTCAAGCAAGTCGGTGTCCAGATTCTTAGCAAGATAATTCTGGAAACGTAAGTCATGATTACCATAATTTACAACAACCTTCTTAGGCTGAAGCATCTCAATCAGGTCAATCATATACTGACGTGCAATCAGAATTTCCTCCATTGGACTCTTACGATACACCTTATTGAAACGAGAAATGGCCTGCGCATCTACCAGATCCCCGTTTATCTGAAGGATATCAATCTTTCCAGCATACTCACTAAAAGTCTCAATGGGCTTCTGGAATGGAATATGTAGGTCGGAAATAGACAGAATGCAGGTTCCCACATCTCTATTAGATAAGGACTCCTGATACTGCATACCCGCACGGAATGCCTTAAAACGCTTGCGATATGCGCACTCACCAAAATTCTTACCCAACTCATCATTGAGCACCTTGGATGCGCCATCCCAAGTCAACTCTCTAGCCAGAACAGCATTCCCGATTCTTACAAAGAAGTCATCGCTCGTTTCTTCTGGCCGTTTATTATAGCAACCCATTGGCATCAAGCTGGGTCGCCCAGCAGCTCATCAGAAGTGGAAATATTGATGGTGACACCCTCAATACCATCCCACTTTGCCAGAGCTTCATTCAAATTGAATACATTCTCGCCATCCTTGGTAATCTCGGTGATAGTGCCCTCGGCAGTATCAATAATAGCGTTCTTAAAAACAACACTCTTCTTAGCAACCATAATTCTATTCTCCCTTATATTTTATTTCAATTTTGAAATGATTTAGCAAGACTCTGCAAGCTCTGGAAATACCAAAGCTGCTGCCCATTTGCTAATCCAACTGTTATGCAGTGACTCAAAATGTTCAATGGCTTCATCAATCGTTTTTATACGACGTAAATCAATTTCGATATACCGTCCATGTTCGTCAGCATACTTTTCCTTAATATTATCTCGCTCAAACTGCTTTACAAAATCTTCTTCAGTCCGGTGAAAATATTTAATACGGCTATAATGCTGTGACCCCATAACTTCACAAAACAGTCTTTCGGATGGAATATAAATGTCAAAAGGCATATATCTTCCAGTCTTTGGATTTTTAACAGCCTTATATTCAACAATCGTGTCAGGATATGTTTTTTTGCAATACTCTTTTAGCTGTTGTGCGATTTTGCTTTCACATCTATGATACGCACACTCTGGGCAACCTGTTCCATGATGAAATGTGCTCCATTTTGTGATTTTCTCGCCATGCCTTGGACAAACATATTTCAATTCTCCAAACGCTCCCGTATATTCCTCTTTCTTTGTTAAGAGTGTGTATCCACGAGACTCAAATTCGCTTTTTATCACATTAAAGTCTTTTAGTTGATTTTTTGAAGACAAAGCATGTGCACACAAACTACAACCAGATCCATCTCTAAAACTTCCCCAAATAATGGTTCTTTCACCATGAATCGGGCAAAGATAATGTAATCGAGTTCTTGTAAAAGAAATAATATCCTCTTCCTTTGTTATAAGCTGATATCCACGTTTACGAAATAGTTCTGCGACATCCGCATAATTGAGTCCACTGTAAGTAAGCATTCCTTTTCTCGCTGAACAGCTTTTACACCCACAGCCTTCAAGAACTGCGCAAGCAAACATATCAAACATCTTGCCGCAAGTGTTGCATTTCACAGTTACCTTTTTATTTGAGCCAACATACTTTCCAACAACAGTTACCTTTTGATTCTTTATTTTGGCTTCTTCTTGAAATTTTTCGTTTGTTTTTCTTACAGCTCCTCGCATTAACTCACGTCCATTTCGTCAGCCCACTGGCTAATCCATCCACGGTGGTTCGTAGTCAACTGACATACGGCTACGCGGTCATGCTTCGCAAAATGCTGGAGACAACGCATAAAGCCAGAGTCAGAAGGTTTATCAAGATCACACTGTAAATCATGACCAATAATAATCAACTTTACCTTTTCGCCATCACTACCATCGCAACGAGAAATAGTCTTCTGTAACTCTTTAGGAGTATAGTTCTGGCTCTCGTCCAACAAAATAATACCACTCAGGTTTGTGCCACGAAGGAAAGTATGAGTTAGACAAGAAATATAACCAGTGCCATTCTTCTGATTCACCATAGACTCGTCGTTGATAACCTTGTTGGGGTCAACGTTGCATTTAATCAGAGCCTGATAAAAAGGTTCAAAGAAAACTTCCGATTTTTCCGTAATAGATCCAGGAAGATAGCCTTGACGCTTTTCGCCATAACTAGACACGACGTAAGTCAGTTTATCAAAATAGCCAGCCTGAACAAGCAGATTTGCAGTCGCGGTCGCAATAAGCGTCTTGCCGGAACCAGCAGCAGCGTTGCATATCACAACATCGATATTTGGATTCCAAATTGCATCACGAAACACACGCTGTTCAGGGTCCAAAGAAATGCCGTAAAAACCATACTGGTCAGGGTCGGTAATCTTCTCCACAGGGGCATCATAAGAAACACGCTTCTTAGCCATATATTACAACTCTCCCTTAATTGAATTCATCCACATCATCGCAAATCTTGTCTACGATACCAAAATTGACCTGCTCATCGGCATCCAGATACCAATCCTTAGCCTTATTCTTGGTCATTGTTTTCTTATCAATAGTAGAGTGAGCCATAATATACTCACGCATCTTCACGACCTGCTTCTCGTAGTAATCCATAGCCATCTTAGACTGCTCAAAAGTACCCTGCGTACCGCCAGAGCCACTATGAATCAATGCAGTAGAATGAGGCAGAGCAAAGCGCTTCTGACCAGACAGCAGCATCACAAGAGCAGCGCTCATTGCAATACCTGCGTTGATCGTCCAAACAGGAGTCTTACTCAGCGTAACAACATCAATAAAGCTAAACATCGCATCCAGCTCGCCACCATAGCTGTAAATAAACAGCTTAATAGGCTTGCGCTGCTCAATAGGAATATTCTTGTCGATACGGTTGTATTGAAGAATCTTTCGCTCAATTTCAATCAGAGACTGGTCAATCTCAAAATCAATAAAAAAGATGCGATCCTTCTCGTCAACGTAGAAGTTCATCATCTCAGGAGAGGGGAGACCACCACCATTCATCAGGTTTGTAATCTCCTCGGGCAGCTGAATTTCAAAATCCAAAGTCTGTACCTCGTTCTTTCATAAATTAGTCTCGAATGCCGCGCTTGGCACGTTCAACAATTTCACGAGCTTCAATATTAAACGGAATCAGCTCCAGATAACGAACAGATTCCTCAATAAATCGCTTGTGTCGAGTTTTTGCAATGAAAACCTTCGGATAAACCTTACGAATTTCCTTTGCCTCTGCTTTGGTAATCTCAATCATTTAGGTAAAACACCCTTTCAAAATAAAATAGGTAGGAAGAAAACAAGCGTCCTCGCTCTCTCCCTACCATAACTTTCCGCACTATGTTTTGCTCTATATATGTAAAATTGTAATGTACCTACGTTGAAATATCACACTTTTTCACATTTCATAAATCAAACATTTTTCTATTTTGTGCAGTTTTCTCGATATTTACGTTTTTGGCGCACTTACGACAGTATTTTTGTCTGCGTCCAGTGCGAGCAACCATCTTTCCGCAACAATCACACTTGATGTATTCTTTCCCACAATACTGGTTCCACAGAATACCAGCATTCTCAAAATCGTCCACGAAAATCTCATGAGGAGAATCCGGCTCCGCAATCAAAATATGGATATTCAAGTTGTCAATCTTTTTCAAGCTGGCAAACCCAATAAAGCCAAGATTATGTAACTCACAGATCATCTCGTTCTGTTTTTTCTCATTTACAGATACGTTTGCCATCCTGAAAATATCAGCCGTATCTTCCGTAATCCAGTAGTTGCATTTTTCATTAACAGCAATATGGTATTTTGCCAGACACAGCATCGTAAACATCAGGCGTTGCATCTGCTTGCCTTCAAGTGCTTGAATCTTCTCTACCTCAGCCTTCGTAATGCACACACCATCAAGTTCCACCATAGGACGACCCTTGGCAGAAGCAATTGCTTTATCAATCAGTTCTCTATCCAGAACCTTATTATACCCTTCAAAATGACGCAGCATATACTCGTTAAGCTTTTCTCTTACGTCATCCTTTGAATATCCCTTATAGAAATAATACTTCGCAATATAATGCAAAACATGCCCCGCTTTCTTCCAAGGCACATCCTTCTCTAGCCACTCTTCAGCATAAAGAACTTCATTCAATACAATCATCCGCATCCTCCTTGCTATTCATGTTAATTAACACATCCTTGAAACGCTTGCCATCATACTCAATATCGCCATTCTCATCCTGCACAAGAGAATGAATCATACCGTCATGGCGTTCTAACAAGCGTTTAATCAAAGTATCGTGAAATAGTTCCCAGACTATTGCAATACTGGATGCATTCTTCTTACAAAGATCAAGCATGATGTCGCAAAGTACATCGTCATTAGAACACTTGTCATGAAGATTGCGGAACATACTTTCCTGATACAGCGCAATGCGCTCCTTGCGGTCTGCGCCGGTTTCTTTATTATTGTTTCCGTTGCCAGAATGGATTGCGTTACCACGAGCAAACCTCAAGTAATCCTTAAAAATAGAGCGGATACCATAGTATTGAGAATTGGTGTACTCAACGCCAGACTTGAGCGAATCGTAATCAAACTTGCGCCTTATCTTGAGTTCTTCTTCAAAATCTTCCAGCTCGTCCTCGATAGTCCAACACAAACGGTTCATGGTACAAGAATTGATTCCCACCGGCATCCGATAGAGATAATACTGAATAACCATCTCATCCACATCATCCTTAACGGTCTTTTGCATAATCTCATCCAGACCGGCAAATCCATCCCACTTGATACGCTTGCGTGCTGCAGCCACGTACTGCTTGTAATCACGCATTTGAGCAGGGTAGATGTAGCTCATAAAGTATGGCTTACGCCATGCGCAAATACTACTCCAGAACTTCTTATCTTCGATAGTATCAGGATTATCATCGTCTTTAACGGCGCAAGCTTTATTGTCATACCAGTATTGCGGCATATCTGTCGTAGCCACGCCTTTTATTTTGTCGATCGCGTTCTGTTGATAAAGCTGTCCGCAGATAATGCGATACGTAAGTTCATCGTACTCTTTACTACCTTGCTCAAATTTACTTCGCACATCAAACATAGTTGTAATTCGGTTTGTTGTACGCCCAATATTATCTCCAAATCCGCTGATATTAGATTCAATAAAATCCTTTTCGGTCGGAACTTTTTTCTCGCATTTGCGCTGGACACAAAGAACGACCGGCTCATTTACCCATTTATCAATGAGAACTCTATTGTCGGTAGAAAATGTAAGGTCGGCATCGAAATCTTCACCGTTAAGTGCTGCACACATATTATCCCACGCATTGGTGATAAACACGGACTTCATATAGCGATACCAGTATTGGCAATCCTCAGATGCGCTCAAGTTCATGCACCGAATATTTGCCATCTGACTCATAGGAGCTCTAAAACAAGCAACCCTTTTAACATCCCTGTCGTTCCAGAATCGGCTATAAACTTCACCAGCCTTTAAAAGTCCGGTTACCTCCATCCGAAACATTGCCTGACAAAGCGCATATGGGTCTCCACTTGCCACCTGAAAATTCCCTCGTACCTTTACAACACCCGTTTTTGCCTGAGCGATTCGCTTTTTAATAAAGTACCGAATCCGATTCTGCACATAAGGGTCGTTAATCATTTCCGGCTCAATCATAAGAGCCTTAATATAGTCGTTTTCCAGACTATTTATGTAATTCGGGTCATCACGCATTCCACTACCACGCAAATACAGCAACGCATCACGCCAATCACCGCCCATGACGCCCTTGATTTCGTCCAAAGTCGGCTTTACAAGCTCACGAATCTCATCATTCGTAAGCCGATAGCTTTGGATAAACTGATAATTCAGATTACGCTCCTCATCAAGCTCCAACTCACAAGTCTTGGTTACAGAGAAGTGATAGTGATTCTCTCTACAGTTCTCAAGATAGTCCTCACAACTATGATAACTATCCCACAGTTTCAACATAGAGGTGCTAAGAACTACTTGAATCCTATTTATATCACGATAATCTCCCCATGCGTCTTTTAGCATATTCTGCTTCGCTACCTTTTTAGCGAACTCACGGAAAGGGAAGGGAAATAACATGCCTTTACAGAACGCATTCCGCACACAGAAACCAGACGCAGTAGACGGCAACTTCAAATCCTCACTCCACTGTTGTGCAAGATCATAACTAATAAGTCCAAACCCATCATTCGCACACAGCTCACAATCGTGTTCCTTATCTTCAACTATCGTAGGTTCTCCAGATACTCCGTCATCCAGAACAACAACATGATCTTTAAAATGCGTATAACAATCATCAACGACAAGCACACCATCAGGGTCAGTAACCGGAATAGAAGCAGAGCAGGCAAGTGCTCTATAAGCCTCTAATTTTGCAGGTACAAACTCCATTCCTTTATTACGGCCATTGTCGATTCGCTTACGGATCTCATCAACAAGACGGTCGCTCACAAACACAATCGTGCTATTCTTAACACCACCGGTAGTCCCAACCAGACGGCGATACGTGATTCCATTGATTTTAAACCCCTTTGGAGAACATGCCCGGCGGTAATCATTCTTCTTATCAACCACCAGACACATATAATCCGGCTTGAATTGAACTGCGTCCAGCTCAGTGTATAGTCTCCGAATCTCCCGGCGGTTCTCTAAGCAAGATGGCTCATTCCGTAGCATCTTAATTCTACGCTTGATGCTCCGTGCCTTAGCCTCTGCGTCCGTAACACCATTCAACTCATCAATCCATCGTAGAACAGTGCTATCAGCAAGCGAGATGATCTCGTGGTTTCGTCTAGCCTCATCTAATGGTAGAGTCAAATCCCATTTTGTTTCAACTAGACGCTTCGTATGGATCTTAAAAACAAACTTTTGGCAAGTTTGCTGCTTTGCCATTCGGCAGTCACCTCCATGTTCTTTTTAAATGCATCCTGTGTTTCATAGCTACAAAGAAAAATATAAAATTAGGCTTTTACAGATAGCAACTCTCGCCATTTTCCATAGCCTTGAGCCAAAGTCGTTCACGCTCCTGATAGAGCTCATCCAGCATATCGTCAGCAGCTTCGTACTCGCTGCGTGTCAGACTTGAACTATTCATGTCACGCATAAGCTGCTTGATCTCTGCATCAACATCCTCGTAAGTACGCATCATCCATCAACCTCAATAATCTTTAACCTTAATCGTCTGCTCGTCCATAATAGCACCGCAGGCACCGCAGAACAGTGTACAGTCAATTCCGGTAGAGTTATGACAACTGGAACACTCACAATACAGTGATTCTCCAAAATCCGCCTCATGTTCAATCCAGTGAGCATGAACCACTCGACGGAACTCACCGCCAGCAGATATCTCTTCTTCAAGAATGCGCTTTGTGTATTGCATTGCCATATCGCACCACATATCATCAATAGACTTTGCATTACCTCTAGCCATAGTACGAGCGATAGCACTATCGAGGACGCCAATCAATCGTGTTGCGTTAATATATTTCTCCATCACTTGACCTCATCAGCTACCAGGCGGATCGTCTCACCAATCTGTTCAAGCTCTGCCAGCAATACATCCACGGTATCTGCATCGCTTTCAGAAATATTCAAATCCTTAATCTTATGTAAAGCCCATTCGAGGTTCGGGTAATAGCCAACCGTAACCTCTTTTACACCGGTGCCAATCTCACCAGTCTTTGGATTCTTGCCAGCAGGTCGCTGCTCAATGATAACGAGATTCCGCTCGTCACAGTTTTTAATAATATATTTGCCAATCTGCACTCGCATCTCTTAGCCCTCCTTATATAATAGCGCATCCTTTGTTCATCAAATGTTTGAAATATTCAATAAAGAAATCCTTGCCTCCTTGAGTGACTTTTGTAACATACACAAGCTTATCGCCAACCGGTTCATCTTGATAGTATCGATAAACTGGCTCTCGTTTTTTGAATACTTTAAATAACCCAGAACCATGATATTTCTTACAAGGAGTGTTATATAATATTCCATCCTTTTTCATTAAATATCCTTTGTGCCGTAGAACTGAAAATACATTACTGCTATTTGGAGTAAGTCTGCCAATGGATGTCTCGTTTATATAAATCTCATTTTGAATGAGAACTTCCGCGAGCTCTTCTGCCGTTAAACAACCGTCAGACCGATCTTCTTCATCGAGCATTTTAATTTCAGGAAGTAATGTTAGCTTGTCCTTTAACATTTGATAAATAAACTTCTGCCCTTCTTGTGTCCAAACAAGATACTCTTGAGAATAATATCCTGTTTTGCTAGTGAACAACGAAGATTCGGTATATCCACTATCTTTATACTGGTCTGTTATAAGCCATGTTTTATGCTCGTCGTTGAAATAGATCACATCATACTTGTAAAGAAAGCTGTTTAATCGTGCGGCACTCCAACCATATTGAAAAGCAATAGTTGAAATAGAAACTTTTTCTTCTGGTCCAAAACCAAATGGTAAATATTTCTTATCCATTTATGTAACGCTCCTTAAATATTTCTAGCGGCCTCAAATGCAGCAACATCATTCATGAAATCATTGATATGTAAATACTTGTCAGCCTTCCGCACAGTCTTAGGCTTAAACTCTTGGCACTTGCATCGCACATCATCACAAGTAGTGAAGCACGGGATCTCATACTGGCATTTTGTGCAGACATGCTTCTTATAAAACTCCGGCAAGCGCCCAACCGCTTGGTAACACTCATAAGTTACCTTTAAATCAATCCAATAGGGGTTATCAAAATTCATTATACTTAACCTTCTTTCAAACATCACCAATTAAATCATCAATATTAAGACCACAATCCAGCACATTGCGGCCAGCTTTCTTATTACTTTTTTCTGCCATCTTGTCCGCCAACACCTTATCGACAATATCTGCTTCAAAATTCATAACGCATTCTACATTTACGTTATCACGAGCTGCCATTCTCGCATTCGCCTCAGCCACAAGTCGAGCCATAAGTTCTGCATCCGCAGATTCTTTATCCGCATCCTGCATAATTTGCTCATATTGCTCTTCAGTCAAACCGCTTCCAGCCAAGAAGTTGTCGATATACAGTTTTTCGATAATCTTGCATCCATGGTCTTTTTGGTTCAAGGTAACAAGTAACTGGTCGGTAGACTGACGAATTGTGTTGTCAACCATATCTGCCACCTGCTGGTTAGTCAACTTAACTTTTTTATATTCAAATTCCTTTCGGATTTTTCTTTCAATCTTATTATTGTCTCCCCATGGCTTCTGCTCTTCCAGTCGCCGCTCAACATCTTCATGTTCCTGAACTCTTGTTGCCACAATGACTTCCTTATTAAATATCATTGAGGACAATAAGCCATCACAGACAATTGTATTTAACTTTGCCATCATCTGCACAGCGAGTTCCACATCTGCTGGATCGATTTTTCCAAACCTGCGAGCAAATAGGTTCATAGTTTTTGGCTCAACAACAATTCTATAAACCTTTTGAATGGTACTATACGTTTGCTCTTTTTCAAATTCCTCTCTAAGCTTTGGGTTCAGCTTGCGATAGAAATCTCTCATCCGACCAGTTTGCCAAAGATCCCGTTCAGTTGCCGGAGTTCTACCATCAGACAATGTGTAATCTTTTAGTACCTCGGCCTTCAATCGCATGTAGGTTAAATTCTGTTTGTCGGTCAAAGGAGTTATGACAGCACGGCCATCGACATAATTGACAAATGCCCTCGTCTCCTCATAATCTAACGCATCGTTTACCTTTAAACCATGCAGGGCACTATCTAGCCAAGTTTTTAGTTTTACACTTCCAACCATTTTTCGGAACGCCTCAGCAACAGCCTCGTCATCCTCTGTCTCAGCATTCCGTCCCCACCATCTGTAATCATGACCAACCATTCCACATGTCTCCCAGATGTCTTTCTTCTCCCATAGTAGCTTAATGCCGTCACATGGCTGCGACTGACAAAGGGCGTTAAAGTGGTAGACGAGCAATTTCTGAATAAGGTCAATAAACTTTCTGTTACCACCAACTGGCTTTGCCGGAAGTATCTCATCCTCTGGCCGTATACTTTTTATAATGATTTGCCGACCAGCCTTCTTTAGAACCACGAATCTGTCCAGCTCTTCCAAGAATGCGGGACGACTATTTCCTGTAATTGGTTTGCCTTTATCATCAAGAACTTCGAGACATCTTGCAAGCTCAGAAAAGTTCTTAAAAATCTGACCAGCAGATAATTTTGAAATCATATCAGGTGTTACTTCGTATGCTTTAGCCATACATTACCTCCTGTTTTTGTACATCAAACCTGCATATATAGAATATGTAATATCAGTTTTGATGTACAAAATTCATAATTTGTTAATATTTAATTGTACTTTGAATTCTGTAAGGTTCTATCAACCCAATTCTTCTCTCAAAATATCTTTTAATGGTTTACTCGACTTGAAGCTATGGCGCGTAAGCGGCATAGATTCAATTTGAGTAAACCTACGAGCGTCCGCAGACGCGAGATCCCTCTCCACCGTCGTAACGGTCCCTGTCCGGGAGGACTACTATAAACATCCTCTTGCTATCTTTTTTACAGTATCCTGTATTGTATAGCTATCTACACTCATTATACCATGAGATTGCCAAAAATTCAATAGCTACATAATACAGGATGCGATTATTTCTAGTGCCTATTATAATAAGGTATGTTTTGGAGAGTATTGTTCTCTATAAAGGACATTTAGATACTCTGTGTGTTCTGTGTAAGCTGCCAGAGGCTACAATTATGCTCTTATGAGGTGTCTGAAATCTCTGAGAATGTTGTTTGGATGCCAGATCAGTCCATTTATGACGATAGGGGAGTATAGATGGGTACAAATATGTACTTTATGCTCCGAAGAATGATTATTTTCTGTACATTTAAGGTACACATCGGGAAAAACCGCATGAATCCTAACTTTTTCGGGTTTTATTGAGTTAAAAAGGAACAAAAACAAGGGTAAAAAGGCACAAATAAAAAGAAAAACTAACCAAAATATAACGAAAATACGTTAAATTCTAGCTAGTTACCGAATGAGCTACCGATTAAAAAATAGCGATTTTAAGCCATTTTTAGGCATTTTTGATGGAAAAGTGAGTGATTTGTGAGTGTGTGCAGGAGAGGGTATAGGGGTGTATTTTAGGATGATTTTGTCAGGAGAAAGTATGCCCAGGGTGAGGAAGAGTTAAATGGTTAAATTGAGTTGATAGGAGAAAGGTTGTGATGATTGGAAGAGATTGGTATTTTTGTGGAAATTGTTGTGCAGAATGTATAGAGAGTAAGAGAAGATGAAATTCATAATTGGTGATTATGAACAAGAAAGATGTACTGGGATCTCGGCCTGCTGCCTGGAATGCCTCAAAAATGAAAAGTATCCCCATAGTGGAAAAGCCGCCTTTGTGCAAAAAGCGGTATTTGCTTTAATTGAATAAAGTGCCTGTTTTGGCACTTTCCAGGCCGGGAACTATTCCTACTTTTCCGGTATGTTTATAATGCTGATTTTTGCTGGAATTGAATTTGCAAATTAGTTGCATTTTCAAACGTTCGATTGTTCAAATTTGAAATACTCTACCACTTTATCACTTTACCATACTAAAATATTCATTCTGCCCAGATCAATTACTTTGCTTTAATACTTTAACACTTTACCATGCTAAAGCATCCCATTTTCCCATATAAGGTATTATATATTATATTTTATCCTTATTCCGGCCAAAAAGCCCACTACTTGCCAAAATATAATTTTTAACGATATATCGCTATTTTTTAAAAATCTATAATTCTTGCGTGTTTTGTCCATGTGTTTGCAACAAAAGTATATGTTCAACCATAGCGGAACGTGGTAAAGTATAGGCACCGGAAGGCCGGAAGGCTTGAAGGGACGCACGGTCGGAAGGTGCGAGAAAGTTCCCCGACAAATCGCCAAATGACAAGCGGTCGTTCCCCGAACGGAAGGAAGTGCAAAAGCAAACAGTACGGAACGGCGCTCAAGCATGATACCACGTTTAACAGACGGGTCGAGAGTATGGCGGTTTGAACGTGTACACACAAAATCAACCCTTTAATCAGTCGAACGGTTGAGCAAATGGCACGGCGGGCAAGGCGGTCGGAATCCGTATTTGTTCAAGTGGTTTACCTTGCAAAACAGGTCGAAACCGATTCCAGATTGACAAAATGCGCTGGAAGGATAAAAACAATATAACCGTTTTGAAAGAATCCAAAACGCAAGTTTTGGCAACGTTTCAAACGCAAGCTATCAGTTTGTTACTTTTAGGCGGTACAATGCAATCTTGTATGATTGAGAAAACAGAATATTTTTGCAAAGGTATGCAATTAGACGGCGTTGGACTTCAAAAGTTTGGCGCTTTTTGTTTGGACTTCAAAAGTTTGGACTTGTCGCAGATAATAGCAAAAATATACAATTTTCCGTGACAATTGAATAATAGCAAGCATGGTTGAAGGGCTGTTTTTGGCAGACAGAGGGTAAACCATGCTTTACAGTATACATATTTGCCCATCGTGGGCGAACCATAGGCTACAGGCAGAACCTGGAATTTTGTCTGTAGCACTTGGCTTGCTCATAATAGCAAGAAGTCCGTACACACATTATAACACATAAAGGAGAAAAATACTATGTCTACTACTACCATTCTGTCCGCTATCAACTTCAACGCTACCGCAGCCGCAGAGAAGAACCGCACCACCGGTGCAGCTGTTGCCCTTTTCAAGAAGGGCGGCAAGGAAGTCAACACCTCTGAGAAGGCCCTGGGCAGAGACTGCCTGAAGGGTATCACAGCAGAGCAGTACGAGACCTATTGCAAGGCCGTCCGTGCTGTCTATCTGGATGCTGATTTGCTGGCACGCTATGCCGCAGACGCAGACTCTGTTCAGAAGATTAAGACCTTCTACTTCAACGATCTGACGAGCCTTACCACCGCTATCATGGGCGATACCTTCAAAGTCAATGATGTCTTTGCAACCTTCACTGTTGAGCAGTTCATTGAGCAGAGCGTGGGCAAGGTGCGTGCATTCACCGCTACCACAGCAGGCCACGGCTACGACACGGAAGCAGAATCTCAGACCAAGTTTGTCAAGTGGGTTGAAACATGGTTTAGCGCCAACGCAAGCGGTGTTGCTATGCTCTCTATGGCAGAGCGTGACCGCCGTGCAAGCGTCCGCAAGCTGTCCTCTAAGGTTGTGCGCCTTACTAAGAGTGTTGAGAATGCAGAGGAAGTGCTGTCCTCTGCAAAGAAGGAACTTGATTCTCTCAAGAGCAAGAAGGACACCAACGCAAAAACCCTGGAAAAGAAGATGAAGGCTGTTCAGGGCATGGAAAAGGATTTGGCAGACGTTAAGAAGAGCCTGGAATCTGCTCAGACTAAACTGGCAGACCTTCAGAGCAAGGACTTCACCAACGACTTCAGCGCAGAAGAAACCCTGTAATTAAACCACGCAACCATCGTGAACACGCAAGAGCTCTACATAAATGCTAGGCGATTAGTGGTACTAGGGAAGATGTAACCACTACCAACACGGCAGAAATGCCGTAACTATCAATCGAAAGAAGGGAATACTATGCAAAAGTTTCTGTGCAAGAACTACGCAGACCGTCAGATTAAGTTTGACGGTCATTCTGTGCCGTCTGGTGCATACTATGGTCAGACCGCAGAGGGATTGCGCTTTATCGCAGTCGTCAGAGTGAATCAGATCGGCATGGTTTGGCGTTCCGGTAAAGGTTTGGTTCCGTGGGAGAAGACTTACAATCAGACTGTCGTTGACTTCATCAGAAGTGAACCTATTGGCGTAAATCCTGAGACTGTGCATTTTGATATGGCAGTGAAATCAGAGCGCAAGAAGGCTGGACGCTATGCAGCACGTTTTGCTGGAACTGGGTCTGCTAGTGCAAATCGCAAGAGCAAGAAGGCAGCAAAACACACTAAGGCTTTCCGCACTCGCAATGATTCCTTTACGGCAGAGTACAACAATGCCTCTAGTTTGATCTATGGGAAAACAATCGAGATGAACAGACGGCCTCAGAAGGTCTATGGTAAGATCGCAGAATACATGGACGGCAGCGGTGCTGGAAAAATCCGTGGTGATATGCGTCCTCTTGAGCCTGTTTTTCCTGTACCTTCTGGTAGAAAGGCAAGGTGAATCATGTCAGCAACTGTTTCAAGTGGTCAGAACTTGCGTAAGAGTGAAAAGTTTGCTATAATTGCATCAAAAGGTGGTGCGACTATGGCAAGCAAGTACGACAATATGAGCAGAGAAGAGCTTGTTGCCGCTATGAAAGCGCGAAATAAATCTTATAAGTGGCAAAAGGCTTGTGTTCTTACTCCGGCAGAGGGTGAAAAGCTGGAAACTGAAATTCTTCCTCTTTATGGATGTATAAACGTGTCTCAGCTTGTTAAAAAAATTGTCAATGGTGAATTGATTGTTTCCCCGGCAGAATCCAACTAATAAACCCTATAACTCTGGCAACAACGTCTTGTGAATTTATCGCAAGGCGTTTTCTTTATGCCTTGTTTTGTATAATTATGCAAATAATTTGCAGAATATGTAAAATGAAAACAAAAAAGGAGAACACAATGAAAGAATACGCAATCTTTGTTGCCTGTGAAGAGGATAAGGACCCCAATTTTGGTGGCCGTTACGTCCTCTACACGGAAGAGGAAGTGAATACCCTGGGTGGTCTGGACGCTGTTCTTGCCAAATTGAAGGCAGAAGGCGAGATCATCACCGGTATTCAGACTGGTGAACAGTGAAATCAAACACGTCAGAAAATCACATAAAAGAGGACTTTTAACAATGAAAAACGATATCAATTTCGTTTCTATGATTTATCTGGCAGATACAGATGGAAATCGGTTTGTAGCAATCTATAAGCCGATGTCAGAAGAAGAGCGTCAAGCGTTGCTTGAACGTTATTGGCAAGAAAATCGTTGGGGCACACGATTTGGAGCCCCTGATATTCTCGATGTGTTTCCGCTTGATGACTCATGTTTTCCGAATCAGTGGTTTGAAAACATGAGTGAATGCGAAAGAAACTCAAAATGCAGCTACTGAATGAAAAATGCCGTGAAGTTAGTGGGCACGGGGAAGAAAGATCCCACTACCAGCCCAATAGGGTACGCAATAGCGTTGTAAAAAATGAATTTGCAAAGCCTGGTTTATCCTGGCAGAAAGGAAGTCTTGTTATGAAATCGCTTCTCATGTTATTCGGCTATTCTGCTTATCATGCAGAGTGCGTTGCACCTATGATGTGGGCTTTCGTAATTTGTGCCATTGCTATTGGCGTGGCAGAATGGAAAGGGTGGTTGAACTAATGTTTCGTAATGTAAAGAGCTTACGATTCATTGGAACGGATGACTTTCACCGTGAAGTATTTATCGATAAGTTCGGCACAGTATGGAAATACACAGAACCCGGTGAAATGCCGCAAGAACGGCATGACAAACTTTACACTTCATCCAGCAACAGCATGGATGGAGAACCAGAAGAACCGATGGCAGATGACCTCGATTACAAGATCTAAAAGGAGAACTGTAATGAACAGAGAAGATATTGATATCCTGGAAGTGGGCAATGCTTACACGGCACTGTTTTACAAGAAGAATCACTATCAGCCATACATTGTGGCGTGGCATTTTGACCCGGATTCCTACACATGGGATCAGGGTCATTATTTTTGTGACCTGAAATCCGCAAAGAAATTCTTTGCAGAGCAGGAGCGCAATAATGCAAATTGCAAGTATTGCGAAAAGCTTGATTGCCCTCATAGGGATTGCGTCAGACGATTACCCTATGAAAAGGGTGGAATCCTTGCTTGTGAGAATCTTTGGTAAAGGAGAATGAAAAGCATGAAAAAGTATGTCATGTACGAATCGCTTGGAATGTGGTATATCACCACGGCAGAAAATCACAATCGTTATATTACGGATGCAAACAAAATCATCAAGTTGAGCCGTGACTTTGAGGAAGCGAAGGCCATTGTTGATTACAATTGGCACGGCTTTGATGATGTTGAGATCATTCAGAAATAAAAGATATGTTTTAGGAAGGTGAGAGTATGTTCACTTGTGAGATGTCTGAAGGCAAAAAGATTGAAACCAAAAAGTATATGACCGGGATGATTACGGCAGAATGGAACGACACCATTATGTGCTATGCTCCTTTCATTGAATTTCGTTCTGGTGTGAAAATCAGTGATAATGATCTTAATGATTTCATCGAGAACCATTGGGAAGAGGTCTATAATCAGAACGAAGAACGGAAAATGGATGAGGGCCGTGGTGACAAAGATGATCTGATTTGCGGAATCTCTAATGCGCTTCTTGATTATATCAATAAGAAGTTTGATGTTTCTCTCTTTTGGTAAGATGTGAGGTAAAGATATGACCGCAAAACAGTATTGTCAGAGTCATCCGGTAACCGCTTATGATAGCAGTTATGGCAGATGTGGTGGATTCCAAATCCATGGTGATATCGAATACGGCATTGATGACTATATTTATGCACAGTCTGGTGTGCTTATTGAAAACGAAAAATGCCATAGTTACCATCATTTGAAGATTCACGAGTCTGCCTCTGGCCGCTTTTATGTAAGGTGTTTTGGGCAGAGAATCTATCTCGATGAGTGTTTAAGAGTGTAAAGGAGAAACGACAATGAAAAAAGGTCAGTATTTTATGAATGAGGAAACCGGTGTTGTCACCAATATCCATCGTGAAGCTGTCGAGTGGTATCGGCAGGGTGCAAACGTTTCCATCTGGATCAACGGTGTTGTTGTATGCCGTTGGGGTCACTGATAAGAAAAGGAGAGTACAAAAAATGAAACTTACTCAGAATAAGCTGTCTGTTATTCTGGCTACTATTGTGGCTGGTGTTTCCATTTTGGCAAATTGTATGACTGCTAATGCAGCAGGACCTATGAAAACCGGCCTGAACGATCGTTATGTGCTGGCTGGCCGTGTGGATGAAATCGAGGTGTTTCGCAACGGGATCAAGACAATTCATGTGGTTGATGAGAACGGCGAAGAATGGCTGTATTCTTACGCAAGCATGGAAGAAACCCCGTCAGATGGTCAGAAAGTGACCATGGTTATGAACAGCAATGGAACAGAAACAATTCATGATGACATCATCGAGGATGTCTTGTGGGCACGGCCTGATGAAGTGAATGTTGATTGATGTTCACAAAATGTTCGCAGAAATAAAACGTATCAACGCGCTAAAATGTGACGTTAATAAAATCTACATTTTAGTGCTTGACAAAATCGGCAGTATCCTGTATTCTATAGCTAGAAAGGGCAGTCCGTCATAGGGCTTTTATTTTTACCATATAGCTATATAACACAGGATACGCAAGAAAAGGAGAGTCAACTGCTATGGCTATGTACAAAACTAAGAAGGATGCAGCTTACGCATGGGTTCAGGAGTTTAATGCGATTCCTCAGAGCGTTATTGAAAAGCTCGCCAAGGTCGATTTGGAAGAGGATGGCGAAGGTATTACTGAAATCACGCCGCCGTCTTGTTGTGATCGTGTCTATATCTTTAGCGGTGATCACTATGGCGAAGATGGTGAGATTCAGAGCTACAACGAAGATGACAACACTTACAAAATTTGTCTCGATGGCACTGGCGAGGAAGTTGATGTTAGAGAAGATGATTTTGAAGTCGAGCGTGACGGCTTCCTTCCGATGTGGGGAACGATGTGGCAGTTTAATGACCCGTGTGATAACTGGTGGCTCGAAAATCATCTTCAGGAAATGGCAGATTGCGGATTCCGCATCTACGAGCAAGAAGATTACGGTTACATTTTTGGCATTGATGGTTGTGGCTACGATTTTTTTGAAGCTCATTGGATTCCGCTTTATGAAAAGCGTGGATTCCATTGGGACGATGAGACTGTAAAGGAGATGGAAGAAAATGCGTAAGTACACTCAGAAAGAACTGAAGAATATGGTTGCCCTTGGAATGGCAGAGGATGTTACTCGTGCAAACAACGAAGATTATGAAAGAATTATCAAAAAAGAATGGTTTCTTTCTCAAGTTGGATATTCTTCCGGTGTTTATGGTTGTAACGGAATGTTGTTAAGAGGTCATGAAACCGGTGTTTATTATGCTGTGACTTCAAGAACGTTAGCCATTTTTATTTTTGGTTAAGAGGTGAATATTTTGATTATTGATAGCATTCTTGATCGCCGGGATGGCAGACACTACAGCGCACATGACTTTTATCTTGAAGTTAGAAAGTATGAACGCCTGGGTGTTGGAACTCACGGTGAAGATATTTCGTTAGCGATGGATTACGGTGATAACCGTGATGTGCAGCGTGTCCTGTGTCAATACATTGATCGTAATGAATACAATCCATCTATTAAGGATTATATAAGAAGTCAGGAGTGGGTGTCATAATGCCTTATAAATCTGAAAAAATAAAACTTTCAGAACAACAAGATAGAAGAGTAAAGATTACATCTGTAATGAAAGAAGAAATCCGAAAAAAATATTCTACTGGATTATTTAGCTTAATGGATTTGGCGAAAGAATATAACGTGAGTAAGAAATCTATTTTGCTTATAGTTAATCCAGAATCCAAAAAGAAAAACGATGATCACATCAAGAGTCACTGGAAAGATTATAAACCGTCATTAGAAGAACGAAACAAAATTATGAAAGAGCATAGGCATTATAAGCAGGAGTTATATTTGAAAGGAAAATTAAAATAATACGTTATTATGCTAGGTGATTGGCGGTACTAGGGCAGACATAACCGCTACCAGAATGCGAAAGCATGAAAACATTAAAAGGAGTATTTGATATGAAATATTTGAGTGCAAAAAAGTTTTCAAGGGACGCACATCCATCAATTCATTATACGGGTAGCGTTCGTGGAATGAAGAAAGCTGGACTTTGGGGAAAACATGACAAATGTGTTCGTTGTGGTGATTATATTTATAATTTGTCTATCTGGATTGGTGGATACGATTTTTGGCATTAAAAGGAGTGTTTGACATGAAGAAATTTAATTCGACCTTAAATAAAGGATTCAATATGACTTTTGCGAATGGTATTACTGCAAGCGTCCAGTGGGGAACTGGAAATTACTGCGATAACCATTTTAGCAAAGACTTCTCTTTCTCAAAAGAAGCAAGTTCTAATACAGCAGAAGTGGCCGCATGGGATGAAAGTGGCGAATGGGTTACAAATAAGCTCTACGACACCTGTGATGATGTTGCTGGGTATCTTTCACCAGATGAAGTGTTGCGGTTTTTGAATAACTGTGCGAATTACAAAACGGCTTAAAATCATGCTTTTATAGGAGATGAAAATATGAAAACTGTATATGTTATTGCCGTAAAGCATTTATTCGACTACGAAGGAAACACTCTTAATCGTTGGGAGTATGTTCAATTTGGTGAGTGTGGGTACACATTTTTTACTGAATCCGTTGATGGCGCACAGCACTTTTATTCTATTGATAAGGCTCAAAAATGGTTTGATGAAATCGGTCATGGACTTATCTTTTACGGAAATTGTAAAGGTCAGTATGATTTGGAGTCTCTTTGTATTAAGAGCGTTGTTTTCCGAGACCCTATTGTGAATTTTGTAAGAGATTTGGATTTCAAAAACTGCTAAAACAGATATTTTACAATGATTGAGGTGATAAATATGACTGAAAAAGATAAGCGTGTTTTGAAGTATGCGATTGATAATTTGATTGCAAGAGAAAATAACTTGTGCGAAGGATCTTGTAAAAACAATCCAGTACATAGAGCAGAACGTGAACGAGATCGTGATTTGATTATCTTTGGCATTCGTGATGTTTTGTGCGAGGTTGAGCGTCTTGAAGAACAAGAGAAAGAGATGCTGGAAAAGGCAAAACATGAAGTGGTTCAGTTTTGATTGAGGTAATAGAAAATGTATACTAGCGAAACTGTAAAACAAGTTACCGATTGGATGATTAACAGTATTTCTGACTGGATGGTCGAAAGTGGAACAAGAAGCACCACAGAAGGTAATTGGATCATCTATATTTACGAGATCACCAGAAAATTCAATGTAACAAAAAACTGGGTTACGGCATTCCGTGACGAGATTGTAGATGCTCTTTATAAACACGAAGCGGTTGCAGATGTGCTCTATGATTTTTCTCCTGATGGCACTGTGGAGGATTTCGACATTGATTTTTATTTAAGTTTTTGCCAGAACCTGAGCGATGAAAATTGAGGTGATAGAAATGGATACTAACATAAACCATCTTAACAGTAGAAAAGAATACATGGAGCTTGTTCATCACAATTCTAGTCCGTTTGATTTTTGGGAAGAAGTGCGAAAATTTCACAAGGAACGTGAGCAGGAGGAAAAAGAACATGACCAACATTGAAAAGAATATTATTCTCGCAGCTCTTTCTTCTTATCGGCGCAAGCTGATGGATCAGAGTGTTTCATTCCTTAGAGCTGGTAACCATGAGGATGCAAGAGCAAGCACGATTGAAGCGGCCAACGTGAATGCGTTGGTGATTAAGTTTACAAGAGAAAAGGAGCTTGCAATATGATTTCAATCACCGAAAATGACATGAAAGTTAAAATTCCAAACGGATATCTCGTGTGTGTTCCTACGGGTGGTGCTGATGAATATCCTGGTGTTGGTGTTTTCTTTTCAAAAGACGGAAAATATGCAAGCTGGGACGATTTAGTATCAATGACAGAATATAATTCGGCGTTTGAAAACATTCAAACAGTTGGATTTAAGAAAGGTAGCGACGATTATGTGGCCGCTATTCGATTTGAAGATGGCGATATTAGTACAGATTGAGGAGTTTGCAATATGAATAGCGAAAATAAGATTGTTGTTACTAGCTGGAATGGTAAGTCTTGGGAAATGACACCTGAACAGATTGAAGCAGCGTACCGTTACAAAGAGCATCAGTATCGTATTGAAGATGCAGAGAATCAGCTTGATGGCAATGCTGATTGGATTGAGGAAGAATACGGTTATTCTCACGATGAGATTATGGATTTTGCTGACGAATTAGCAGAACGATTCGAGGATAAATTTGATTGTAATGTATCAGAAAATGATGATTGGGTAGCACGTATCATAGAGATGTTTGACGCCGCAGGTAGAAAGGAGAGCAACGATGACTGATCCTTGCCGTTATTGTGTAGCACCGGAGCGTTATCCTGGTTGCCACGACCATTGCGAAAAGTTAAAAGCCCATCGTGAAAGTGATGAGTATAAAAAGCTGTGCGAATACAAAGAAAAGTATTTCAGAAACAATATGCCGAAAAATACGGTAGCAATCTATTATGATATGCGTCGTAAGAAGCATAAAGGTTTACATATGATGGGCTATAAAGGAATGGGTGTTTAATATGGACGAGAATATTTTCAATAATATAATGGATTTTTTCGATGAATGGGAAGATACGTTAAATCATCGTATCGACACTACCATTGAAATGACAAATGGGAAACCCGAATTAAACAACCATAAAGAAAGAGTTATTAACAAAATTACGGCGCAGAAAAAATTTCTCTGGGAACTAGAAAAATCTTTCTATAATAGATTTCAAAAGAGCAAATGAGGTAATAAAATGAGAGAATTTGAAGGTTTTATTTTTCCTAACGGAAGAATTGTAGCGATTCCTGAAGAGGAATATATGGCAGCTATCGAAGCAGGGAAAGAAATTCTTGTGTTCTGCGGTGGATGGGCTGGTGGATACGCTAGAGCGTTTGGAGCAGATAAGGAACAGGATATTTACGAGCCTGATAAAACTTGTTACATGGTCTATTCGTATGATGTCATGGATAAGACCTTTACGCCAGAAGATATGAAGCGGTTCGCTAAAGTGATTGTCACAGATGGTATCCGTGTGTACATGAAAACAGGTGAGTCGGCCAGTGATTATTATTCTGGAACCTTCTGTGACTGTGGTACGAAAGACAGGCTCGAAGAACATTACCCTGACACTTGTAGCAACGATATTGAACAATACGATTTCAGTGATTGTCAGACAGTTGATTTTGATATGACAGTTCGTATGCTTGGTGCAGATGATAAAGATTACGAAGGTATGGTAAAGATGCTCAAGGGGATTTTGAGGTGATAAAATGATAAAACGTGACTTTGAAAAGTATGGAGTCAAGTTTCATTTAAATGATTTCCGTCGTAATGAATTCGATGCTCGTTACACACTACTTTATTTTAATGATGCTATAGGATGCTGGGATGAGTGTTGTCATGTGTCCACTAAAAAAGAAGCCATTGACGCAGTTGACTATATGAAAAGATGGAAGATAAACGCATTCAGAGAATAACAAGAGGAGTATAAAATGTGGGATTTAGTTGAAAATGAATATTCTAAAAAATATGGAATTGGGTGCGCAACCTTTTTTCGTGACAAACAATTAAAAACAGCAATGGTTATGTATAAATATAATGGCCGTAGCGTTATGTTTTGCTATTCCGAGTACGATAATAAGATTCTATCTGACGGTGATAAAGACGAAATTGAGATGACAATCAAAAAGAAACTCAACTTTTGGAAGGATTAACTATGTGGGATTTAATGGGTAACAATTATTCAGAAGTATATGGTATTGGATATGCTTTACTGAATGGAATTTCAGCTGGATTTTATGTGAGTGTCATGTACAAGGATCTTGGAGATGAAATTCACTTCTATTATCTTAATAATGCTCCTTACGGAGAACTTGATGATAACACCAAAAATAAAATTGAGGATATTATCCGTGATGACCTTAACAAGCGTCATATTTTTGGGGAGGGCTGATTATGTGGGATCTGAGGGAAGTTCACGCTTGTTTTGATGGTGAAGGTTGGGTTTGGAATGAATCTTTTCATCACAAGAATGTGTTCGTAGGAGAGAATGAAGATCCGAAAGAAATCTTTTGGCAGGAATGTCAGATGTTCTTTCTTCAGGATTATCTAAGCAAGTGTGAAATCGTGGATGATGGCGATATTCTGGAACTTCAGTTGAAGGATTCCGGTGAGCCGGTTCTTGCTATGATGATTGCAGAGTAAAGGAGAATAAATTATGACACGGTTTTATCTTAACGCAGGTGCTCTTGACCGTTGGATGCACCAGAATAAAGCACAACACACTGGTGCTTACGTTGAAGGTGTTTTGGTTGATAGTTTTGTCGTTGAGACAAAGCGTGGAGTTGCAGCTATCTATGAACACTACCTGAATGAGTGGACAAGCAACTATTATGTTGAGTTCACCGATTATAAGAACGGTTTTAAGAACGGAGAGGTCGATAAGATTTGGTCTGATTGGTACGCTTTTGAAGAAAAGGCAAGCGCATAAGAGGTGAATGGATATGAGCGACACTGAAAAGATTATCAATGCGTTAAAAGATGAATATTCTTATTGGCAGAATACCGCTTATAAAGCACAAAAAGAAGGCAATGAAGAGAGAACGATATGGTATTATGGCAAAGCAACAGGAATAAAAAAATCTATCGAAACAATCGAAAAAATGAAGGATCACGGAATCATTTTATAAAAGGGAGATTTTAGATATGGAAAAACTGTATTGCTATGATAATGAAATCATAAAGTGGACTTACGGCGACGATCTGTACTGCTTACATATTCAGCACGATGACGTTGCAGACAATAATCCTCGCTGGTGGGATGACCATGATTCTGTAATGGCTTGTTTTCATTCTCGATACAATCTGGGTGATAAGATTGATGCGAAAACACCGGAAGAGTTTTGGAATAACCTGGTTTGCAAGTATTGCTCCGATGAAGAAATTATCAATGCCTTGATTGACATAAAACTAGAAGAATCCTGTGTGGTTATTGACAACGATAACAGTAGTATTGAAGAAACTCGTTATGCGATTTGTTGTCGTGAAGATCAAGCCAATCCTTGGTATACCAATTTGAAATACAATGAAATTGCGACGTATGCTCGTGGTGATTTTTCTATTCGTGATTGTCAGATTCTTCTTGATAAACACATTGCATGGCTTCCTCTTTGGTTGCATGACCATTCTGGTCTGTCTATGGATTGTGATACACGGTTCAGAGGTTCATGGGACGACAGCAAGGTTGGTTGGATTGTAACCGCTATTACGGATGGTTCGGATAATACCAAAAATAAAGAAGAGCGAATCATGCGTGATGAGGTTGAGATTTACAGCGATTATCTTTCCGGTGAGAATTATGGCTATACGCTTTATCGAGAAGATCACGGAGAATGGAAGGAGATTGACAGAGCATTTGGATTTATCGGTTCCGATGTACTTGAAAACGGTATTGTGTACAGCGCTGCTTGTGGTCTTGAAAAGGCATTGAAGGAAGATCGGTGCCGTATTGGTGATGCAGAGAAGGTTGTAACGGTCACTTATAACTTTGATAAATGTTGAAATTTAGGAGAAAAATATTATGGACAACAATATGATGGAAAGAATCAAGTATCTGAAGCGTGAGCTTTTTATGGATGGGCTTGATACTATTGAAAACTTTATTGGCTACAAACTGAACGAAGACGAGGATGATGATGTTATTGAACGCCGAGTGGATATTGCAATCGATTCGATGTCGGAAGATGAGTTGAATATTTGGTTTGTAAAATATAATATTATTTGAATCTTCGGACGAAAATATCTTTTATGAGGTGCGAATGTATGAAAATGAATATTGACATTGATATTGAACGTGTTGGAAGTGGTTTGTTTAACGTCTATATCAGTGATAATGGAAATTCTGGTGCTGAATACAAAAATGTAGATTGCGATCAGATCGGTGAGTATGTAGCAGATTTGATTGATTGTCTGGAAGAAAGTTATGAGGTTTAAAGTATGAGTTACAACGGTGGGCCTTGTTGGTCATGCATTGAGAAATCTTGTAAAAACTGTCCATGTGCTGTCGCAGAGTCTTTTGATAGTACATATCTTACTGCACAATGGATGTTAAAACTAAGAGAAAATAAAGATGATTGCGACAAATTTGTTGAACGTCTTTGGAAGGAGAACACTGATTTTGCATGGGTTGAAAACGAACGTGGAGAATTAGTTCTTGATCAGAAGTGGAGAGGCTTTCCAGTTGGCAATTTCGCACAGGATGAATGGTTTCATTGGGTAGATGAGTTCCATAGTAAAGGCGTTGGCTGGGTTTACGAGAATGTGAGTGTGTAAAATTTAAGAGGAAAATATCATGAAAACTTACACAAAAGACGAACTTTATAATCTCCTGAAGAACGGCGCTATTCTTGATGAATTGCTTGATATGAGTGATGGGCAAGAGTGTACGATATTTAAAGCGGATTGCTTTCCTGAAGAGGACTGTTATAACAGCGTTATTTATATTCCTGATCTCGATATGAATGGTGTTGCCTATGACCATAAAATGACTTTGCAAGAACTTGCAGACGCATATACGAACTTTTACACTGCACAGGATATTATTGATATCTGTGAAGGTGATGAAAAAAAGGCAAAACGAGTGTTTTACAATTGTGATTGGCAGCATCCATCCACCGAACTTACAGAGATGGAAGCATTTGACGAAGATGATTGCGATGCTCGATATTATTATGCTGAAACTCGTTGGTGCATCGATGACGTTATTGATACAGCGAAAAGAAAGGGTATTGTATTGAGCCAGCAGCAGGCTGAATTGTGGTGGGAAAAGAATGAAAATTGGTTCAAGGATACTCTTACTGAATATGGTAATGAGATTCTTTTTAATGCAAATTTTAGTGAGGTGTAAATATGTGGTGTGTTATCGAATGTGGTTCTGAAGGTGAAATTTTTGAGCCTGAGTTTTTTCAAAACGAAAAAGAAGCTATGAAATATATCGTGGATGATTCGAAAGAATGCTATGCAATGTATTCTGACCTTCCTAATGTTCTGGCTTATTATGATAGTGACGAACTCGAAGCACAGGTTTGGACGGATGAATTTAGTTTCAGATGGAAAGCATTTGATATTTCTAACAAAATGTAAAAGGAGAGTTTTATTATGAAATATGACACTCAAGCGATGGCCGAGGTCCTTTGTAAAACAGCAGGCGTTGAATATAGCTCTGATTTGGAAAATTTGCTGTACCATTTAGATGTTCAAGCACAAAATCCTTACAATGCAGATTTTCGGCGTACAGGTTTGGCTATCATTGCAAAAGTGTGTGAGGAGTTGAAAAAACGATAATGTATTACCATCTTGAATACTCTGTCAGACACTTTATGTACGGCGATACATATAGAGGGCATGAAGTCTATCCCACAAAAGAGCTGCGTGATGCAGAACTTGACTGGATGAAAACGTGTTACAGCAAGCCGACAGAGCTTGTCTATGCAACGTATGAAACCGAAACACTTAATGAAGATAAGATAATAATATAATGAGGAATTAAGGGAGTGAGAGTTATGATTATCCAAAATTGCGGATGGGATCATTCAGTGGATGAAGTTAAGGAAGCTCTTGATACACTTTCATATTGGTTAAGAGAAGGTGTGAGAGTTGGGATTTTTAATAAAGAAACCAACAAATATGAGTTACTAAAACCTTTTGATTCAGAAAAAGCTTTTATTTTGGAGGACATTAACTTATGACGGCACGTGAGATTGCAGAAGATTTCGTCAGTACAATGAACCCGTCAGGTTGGGACGGTGTTGGGAAAAAACCTGATGATTTTAATGATAAGCAGCAGGTTACATATCATGTGGGTAAATATCCCGATATCGATGTTGATATCCATTACGAATATGACGACAACAAATGGTGGCACGTTTGCGAAGCATACGACAAAGAACTTAATGAAAGACTTTGTGGTGGTGCATGGGGCGATACCGTGAACAATATTGATGATATGATTAGAACTATTAAATGTCTTTTCGATATGTTAGGCATTAAACTTTAATAAAATCGAGGTTTTAAAAAATGATTACGGTTGTTTATGATGATACGATGTGTAATGGGCCTTACCGTGTAGAACACAAAACAATGGAAGCTGCGGTAGAGTCTGTTAATAATGATTTCGAGAGCCTGATGAAAGAACTGCGAGATGAAGGCTATGAACCTGAATGGATTCGTGACGGCCATCATATGCTTGAGGTTTATGTTCCGAATACGTCTATTAACGCATGGTGGGATTTTGAGTAAGGAGAATTAAAATGAAAATCAAACTTGAAATCGAAAACGACTATGGGCTCTTTAAAGCAAATAACTGCAACGAAGAAGAATATTTAAAATTTTACGACAGTGATGGTGAGTTTATTGAAGCTATTGATGCGAGCGATGTTATTACAGAAGAAATGGATGATCTTTATTTGGCTGCAACAAATAAGGATTCGCATTATGTGGCTACTCGCTTGGCAAAACTGCTTTACAATCAGGGAATTGAAATTGTTGGAGTGTTTCGTGGGAGTGATTTGGGCTGTATGTATGAACTGTACAAGACATACGGCAGAGAGTTTGTAAACCGAATCGGTGAATACGCATTGGTGATTAAGGAGATTTAAAAATGGATACTAACGAAATCAAAATGTTTGAGCAGAAGATGATTGACAGTGCATTTATTGACGCTGTTGATTATGATCCGAAGGTGGCTGCACGAGCTGTGGGAGCACGTAAGATGAAAATGAAGGGCGTATGCTCCTTTAATGAATATATCAGCTATTTGCAGACTATCACCGGTAATGCAAAGTTGTTCTGGAAGTATCAGTTTTGAGGTGACGATATGGTTTTAAAACTTGAATTTACAGATGGTCACAAGCCTTGGATATCATTTCCAATGAGCAGGGAAGAGGCTTTGAACCTGTGGAATAGGCTGAGTAAGATGCCAACGGTACGACCGGAGTTCAGGTTTGGCAAATTGAAGTGTCGATGTGATTGTCTTGGTAACTGGTATGTTGCTCAATGGTTTGATGGAATGCACAAGAGTAAAGAATTCAGATATCTTGCCAACGCTCTGAAGTACATGGAAAAAGAAACGGCTTGATAAAACAGTTCTTCTATGAAAAATCAGTAACAAAATAACAACGTACATACGTTATTAAATGAATGAAAAAGGAGTAAAACAAAATGGCTACTAACAATCCTATGACCGTTATAACCTCTAAGCCCTTTGGTGCACTGAATGTGGATGTGTACCAGAATGATAAACATCAGTATTATATGACCCGTGAACAGATTGGGCGAGCACTGGAATGTAAAGAACCTCGGAAATATATTGCAAAGATTCATGAGCGTAATGCAGACCGTCTTGACTCCTTATCAACTGTCGTCAATTTGACGACAGTTGAAGGTGGAATCACGAAAGAGCGTGAAATTATTTGTTACAGTTTGCGTGGTGTTATGGAAATCTGTCGTCTGTCTCGTCAGCCGAAGGCAGATGCGTTTATGGATTTCTGCTGGGATATTATGGAATCTCTAATGCGTGGTGATTCTGTTCTGGCTACTCCTAAAATGGATGCTGCATTGAGCAAGGAGTTTATTGATGTAAGACTTCACGCTCTGTTTGATAGTATGAAGAATCTTCAGAGTGAACTCGATTCCACCCGTAAAAATCTTAGTGAACAGATTGAGGAAGCTCGTGCTACTAGCAATGAAGCACTGAATGTGATTAGTAGCGTATCTCAGTGTGTCCATCAGATTAAGGACAAGCAGATGGATGATGCGATTCGTTCTACTAGAAACTTTACTCCTCGTAAGGATGTGGTGAGTGACTGGCGTAAGAAGATGTATGAACGTATCAATGTGATTGCGGAAATCAATGAGATGAAGGTTCAAGATGTGTTTCGTGATGTTTACGAATACATGAATAGTGTTTATACCTTCGTTATCGAGGAAGAGCGTAAAAAGTATTGCGCAAGAACTGGTCGTACTGGTTACATTCCTACGATTGATGTGGTCGAAGCAAGCACAATGTATAAGTCTATCTTTGGTGCTCTGGTTGAGGATCTGTATACAGAAGCGATCAATAAGAAGAAGGAAGAAGCTACTGAACGGAAAGCTTTGCCTGAAGCGAAAACTATTGAAGCAGCTCCTGAAGTGGCTGTCTGTGATGCTCCTGTGATTGAGGTGGAAGTTAATGAAGTTAAGTCTGAGCCGGTTGCGGAAGAAAAGCCCAAGAAACAGAGCGAAACGGCGAAGATTCTTATCCCGATTCTGTTACCTTTGGCAGAAAAGCTTAATGATAAGCCGCAATACAAGCACACTTACACTCTGATTTACGAGCATATTGGTTATAAGAAGATGAATAATTTGTTTATTGCTTATGAAAAAGCTCACGGTAAAGCACCGAATCCGAAGACTAAGGTGTTTATTGAAAACGAAAAGAACCTCGCGTTATTTAAGAAAACTGTAAAGCAGCTGATGAAGGAGTAATTTGAAAAGAATTGAGGTACATAAAAATGAAGGTTTATGTTTTGCACGAATGTATTGATTCTAGCGATTTTTACGCAGAAGATAATGTGATTATGGTCACAAAGGATAGAATCAAAGCAATTGATAAAATGGTATTCCTGTTTAATGAAAGCAAGAATGATTTACAACCGGTGAGTGATGATGAAACATGGTGCGAAGCTGCGGAAGCATCTGTTGTTTGTAGTGGTGAAAATTATTATCGTCACCACTGGAAGATTGATGAATTTGAGGTATAAGAACATGATGAAATATGGAAATATAACATGTAAACGATGTGGTATCACGTGGTATGGGCCAAAGTGTGGAAAGCTTTATTGCGATAATTGTAGAAAGATTGTGGATAGAGAAAAGGATATTAGATGTAAAAATAAAAAGAAACATAAACCGACATTTATTGAAATTGCAAAAATGGCAGATGCAGAAGGACTGTCCTATGGCAAGTATTGTTTAAAATATGGAATCTAAAGGAGACGCAAATATGAACGCAGTACCTGAAAAGAACGAAAATAACGCAGTTGAGTTTAATCCGCAAAAGGTTGATCCTGCTCCCAAAGTGAAACATAACCAGGCGAAGAACTATAATATCAAACGCAAGGAAGCTTGTAATGGAACGGTGCAGCCTATTAAAGATGTAGAGGATATTAAACGAATTTCGGAATATTTTTGGAATCGTGGGATGTACCGTGATTGGTGTTTGTTTAATGTTGGTGTATGTACTGGTTTTCGTGCAAGCGATTTGCTTCGTTTTAAGGTTTCAGATGTTACAACGCAGAGGGTAAATGGAAAGTTGCAAGTAAATGCAAATGCAAAAATACGAATGAAGGAAAAGAAGACTGGAAAATACCGTATTGTTTTTCTTCCAGAATCTGCTTTGGAAGTGATTTCTACTTATATCAATAAAGTTAAGCTCCATTATGACGATTGGCTTTTCCCGTCATGTAAAGGCAGCTCTCGCAATTCACTGAGGAGCACAGGTGGGACATCAATTAGTAAAAAGACTGGAATTATGTATACACACGAGGCAAATCCAAAGGTATCCGGGGAGCCGCTTGATGTGGATAGTTTTGGACGAATTATGAAAAAGGTTCAAAAGGATATGGCCCTTCCATATAATCTTGGAACACATAGTTGCCGTAAGACATTCGGCTATCAGTTTATGGTACAGCACCGTGATGATGTTATGGCTCTGGCCTGGCTTCAGCACGCTTTGAATCATAGTAGTCAGGCAATCACTCTTCATTATATTGGTCTTGATTCAGAAGTGGATGAGAGATATTACTCTGGAATCAATTATGGTGTGAATACTCATAGTGAGAATTCTTGAGGTGTATGATGGCTGATACTTATATTAAAATCTGGGATACTTACGAGAGCTACTTTGAACCCCTTAGTGCTGCCGAGGTGGGGCGTCTGGTACTGGCAATGATGAAATATAAATCGTCTGGAACGGAGCCTGAACTCAACGGAAATGAGCGGTATGTGTGGCCTGCTGTGAAGAGAGATTTGGATAAAGATGCCGAATACATCGAAGGTAAGAGAATTTCTGGTAAAGCTGGTGGCTCATCAAGCAAGCGTAAGCAGAACGAAGCAAACGCAAGCAAAACAAAGCTAGAAAAAGAGAAAGAAAAAGAAAAAGATAAGATATCGTCTTCGTCTTGTGATGAGACGACAACGACGAAACCTATCGAGGATGTTTTCCGAGAGAATATCGGGAAGCTTGGTGCTACTGGTCAAAAAGCTTTGGCAGAATATGTTGAACGCATGGGCGATGATCTTGTGCTTGCTGTGATTGGAAAGTGTTCTGATCTTGGTGGTAGTACATGGGCTTATGTGAGAAAAGCACTGGACGAAGCTGAATCACTTGGTTGTAAAACTGCTGATGATTACCGCCGGGCGTGTCCGATAGGGAGTGGTCGCAATACGAGAGTGGATAGACAAGCTTCCAGTGGAAATGATTGGTTAAAAAATGCAACGAAACGTCGTCAACTAGTTAAAAGAGAGCTAGAAACAGCATGAATGGAGGTTTGAATTATGGGATTGTTACTTGGTTTGGGTTTGCTTGGCGCAGCGTTTGGTATTGACGCAGTAAAGCAAGCGCCGTTTGATAGAGCGCATCGCCGTCTCGAAAACGAATGGGGCACTTGTACATCAGAGGAGAATAAGCGGTGTAACGCTCTTGAATACGCAGTCAAGAATGGTTTGTGTTTCGAGGATGAGAAGAAACCTGTGATTGAGTGGCAGAAGCTGAGAGATCTTCAGTGGAAGTATCAGCTGGCTGGCATCTCTTGGCCGAGAGAATCTGCGATTCGAGATGTGTGCCGTCTGGCGGCTCGTGACCGTGGATTTGAGTACAAGGGGTATCTTCGTAATACATTGACATTTGGCTACATTACTGATCCGAAAAACATTTGCAAGCTTGGCATTGTAGATTGAAAGGAGATTTGAAAATGAATAGCACTCGTAGAAAAGCTATTAAGCAGACCATTAACCGTTTTGATTCCATCCGTAAGAAGCTGGATGAGCTTGTGTCAGAGGTTGAAAGTGTAAAATCAGATGTCGAGAGCATTCAGTGGGAAGAAGAAGAGTATCGTGATTACATGCCGGAGAATCTGCAGGGGAGTGAGCGGTACGATAAAGCAGATTATGCTTGCACGAATCTGTCTGATGCTGTGGATGCTCTGGAGGATATGATTGGTGCTCTGGATTTTGATTTTGGTGATGTGACTACTTCTCTGGAGGAAGCGATGGAATGACTTTTATTTCAAATCCTTTGAGAAGAAGTGCTTGGGCTGTATTTTTGTACAGAGGTAAGCGAGTTGCTTCGTATATTTTACGAGAAAGCAAATTAGGAGATAGAGAGTTAATGGTAGAACGGCTGGCACGAATGTATATGACAGAGCCAGAAAACATTGTCGTAGATATTGAATTCAGAGATTGAGGTGATAAAGAATGACTGCATTTATGATGTTTGTTTTGAATGTAGCACTGATAATAACAGTGAATAATAATCCGTTTGTGTTTTGATTGAGAGGTGTGGATATGAGTATGTTGCAAGAAGAGTATAATTTGACGGATGAAGGACTTAAACAGTTGCTTTATGATATTCGACATCCGAGCATGGAAGCTGCTATACGTCGTGAAAAGATGTACAAAACATATTTATCGAATGTAGATGTTGAGTATGATGGTGAATCAGAAGTGGTTGATTTTAAAGACTTAGATATTCGACTGGAGGTGTAACTATGAATATTCTGAGTTTTAATGGAAATGAAAATCCAAAAGGGAGAGATGGTGATGTCGTTGTCAAGTTAAGTTATCAGGAACTGTTTAAGTTAAATAATATTTTGTATCACGCTCAAAAAGGCGGTGAGATAAAGGACGTAGTGGACTTTAATATTCGAAGGAATTTTTACATGGCGCTTAATTTGGTTCAACATGGTAGTCTGGATTCTATTTCGCTAGAAATCATGTTAAAACTTTATGAAAACAATAAAACCTAAATTCTGTGGAGGGAAAACAAAATGATTATTACAATGTATCGAAGAAAATGGAAATTCTCGGTGATGAGTGCAGAAGATGCAGAAGACTTTATCCGACAACCACATTTTGAACGGATTCGGTTTATCTCAATCACTGAAGCTAATGGTCATCATATTGATTTTCATAAGTGTGAAGGTAATATCACATTCCTGCCACTGAAGTTTGATGATTGCACTACTGATTTAGAAGGCACTTGTATTACTGAAGTTCAGGCCAAGAACATTGTGAGATTCGTTCTGGACAATCATGAAGCAAATAAAACTGATTGGTTCTGCGTGAATTGTGGCGCTGGTGTGTCGAGATCCGCAGCTGTATGCGCAGCCATTATGAGAATCCTGTGTAATGATGATATGCCGGTATTTACAAACAGCTACTTCTGTCCGAATATGACGGTGTATAGAGAGGTGCTGAACGCTTGGATTAACCGTCTGTCTGATGAAAATGAAAGTGTTTCGACTGAGATATAGAATACTGTGAATGCAATGAACAAAGATTGATAGAATCCGGGTTCTTGTGGATACTTAACAAAAGGATGTGCAGATCGATGATATAACTATTGATGACGTAGGATTATTAGTAAAATTTTGGTAATTTTGATAATTGTGTTGAATAATATCTTTATGCGGTGTATGCTTGAGGTAACCTCAATACAAGATGGTCAAGCCAAAAGACATGTGAAGTTAATATAATGTGGATTATAATAATCCTGTTTATGGTAGCTGACGTTATGTTTGTGTATAGCATGATGAAAGTAGCTTCGCTTACTGACGATCAGAGCGAGCGGCGGGCAATAGAACATGACCGGAAGGAGTGAATGGTATGGATTTCGCAAGTGAAGTGGATGTAATTAGAATGGATCGGATTCTTGAGCTTATTCCGACCGAGTGTTGGGAATGGGATGGCGCTGGTAAAATCACTCTTAATGATATTTCCATTGCACTAAACAATGGGGTGGCAGACACATCTCAGCCGTATGGAGATACTTATAAATACCCTGTTTCTAAAAAGAGAAACAGAGATTATCATATTAGTAGAATCCTGTTTTTTGTAAAACATAAAGATCAGATTAAAGAGTTGGATGTTGATAATATGTGTGACGGGTGCTATATCGCTCCGATTCCAGTAATCGTAGACGGATGGCATAGATATGCTGCGGCAACATGGCTCTATAAGAAAGGAGAATTAGACAAAATTAGCTGCAAATACGGTGGAAGAAAAGATGTTCTACAATATCTTTGCGGTGAAATAGATGAGCTTCCGCTTGATTGATAAAGTTGATAAAAGTTAAGATTTAGGAGGAATGAATATGAACAGATATGAGCTTTCCGCTTATGCGATTGCAGTGTCAAATTTTTTGAAAGATAATGCTTCTGCTGGCAATGAACGATTTCCAATTACGGTCAATGAATGGGAACTCGCAGCGCAACTGGATAAGCTGGCAAAAGAACTGCGTGTCCCAGATAAAAGCTGAGATCTAAGGAGGCATAATTATGAGTGAATATAAACTAAAGCCGTGTCCTTTTTGTGGTGGAGAAGTTACCATTGCAGAGGGCGGTTATCGCCAAACACGATGGATGTATGTTACGAGAGGAAATAAAGAAAATAGGTGCAACTGCTATGTTTTCATGGAAAGCAAAACTTACGACTTTGATTCCTCTGAAAAAGACAAGGAAAGAATCAAAGCCTACCTCATCGAAGCATGGAATAAGCGAGCTGAATAAAAACTAAGTTTTAATATAGGTGATTCTATGACAAGAAATGAATTGCTTGGAGCATTGTGCTTTCCAGAATATAACTTCGTCCGAGATAATGAACATCTTGGAAAGCATATGATGTTTGTGACGGTTGGTGGTAGTCATGCTTATGGAACGAATGTTGAGGGTTCAGATCTTGACATCCGTGGTGTGGCACTAAATTCAAGAGAAGACCTTCTTGGCCTTGGTGAGTTTGAACATTATGTGGACACTCAGACAGATACAACGATTTATAGTTTTAACAAAGCCGTGAAATTGATGTGTAGTGGAAATCCTAATATGCTGGAGCAGTTAGGAAATGCTGATGAACTCGTTATTAGCTATAACCCAATGACGCAGCTACTTATGGACAACAAAAACCTATTCCTTTCAAAGCGTGTGATTTACTCGTTTGGAGGTTTTGCAGGCAAGCTGATTCAGAAGTCTGATACATTAGACAAAGATCCAATCTACCATAATTCAAAGAAAATGCACAAGACGGTAATGAATGCAGTTCGTGTATACCTGATGCTCTTTGATATCTTGGAAAAAGGTGAAATTAAAACCTATCGAGACAACGATCATAACTTCCTGACGCAGCTTCGCAACGGTGAATATGATTACAAAGAGATTCGTCAGCAACTGATTCCGGCCTATGAAAGCAGATTGTCAGTTGACAAGAGCGAGACTTACCTGCCGGACAATGTTGATTGGAAGCGGGTCAACGAGCTTGTGATGACCGTAAATGAGGAGTCTTTAAAGATTTGATAAAACCAATATTTTAGGAAAGAAGGTGTGAACTTATTATAAACAAATTATTGATAAATAATGAGCAAAAGATTGCTATTATATGTATGATGTGTCTGTTGGCCGGAAATATGGCATTGAAAGTGATGCCAAAAATAGAAACCGAAGGCTTACATACATATTATAATAGCCATATCAATCAAAGTGTTGCGCACGCAACAAAAGAAAGAGACGAAGAAAAGGACGACGAGCCTGTGATCTTCGTAAAGGAAATCGTTGAGACGAAGGTGGTGAACTTTAGCCAGGGAAAACATGAACTCACTGATGATGAGCGTGCTCTTGCAGAGCAGATTATTGCTTGTGAAGCAGGTGCTGACAGTTTGGAAGGCCAGATGGCCGTTGCTCAATGTCTTTATGATTCCGCTGTACTTGATGATCTAACCATCCAGCAGGTCTTTAAGAAGTATGGTTATAATTCATTATATAATAGGAAGGTTACGGCAGAGAATGAGCTGGCTGTCTCTATGGTGTTTGACTATGGTGCTAAAATTTCAGACAAACCTATCCAATGGTTTGTAACCCCGACTGCAGCTCCCGGCAGTTGGCACGAGCGTGGAGCAACCTTTGCTGGACAATTTGGCGCACATAGGTTTTATTATGATTCGAAGTTGGTTGTGGATGATGCTGAGTGAATGGCGTCATCTAAAATTTTGATAAATAATACAACAAAAAGATGTGTAATATATTGACTAAAACAAAAGGCTGTGTATAATATATCTTGAAAGTTGTTTGTGTGAGCGGAAGGCGGTTATTCTTGATGAGCGATAGAAAGGTTTTGAAAGTTATACGGGTTGATGATTTTTTAAAGTATATAAGAAAAAAGCGAGTGTGGGTCTGCTTTGTTTGTAATGGTGTGGATATTCACATGATCTGCAAAAAGATTGACGACATTGGCGTAGAGACGGGTGGGATTGTTAATGGCGTGGGGTTCTTCGGAAATGAGAGTCACATCGAGTTGCGACAAAAATGCCATGAAGTAAGGAGAATTGAACTTAGGTCTTGCTGTGCAGAGAAAGCGTATGAGATGATCTTCGATAATACCAGCGTGTTCGTATCAGAGAATCCTGAGTTGTACGGGCACTAAAAATATTTTCAAAAACCTCTTGACTTCTGTGATTGTATCCTGTATAATGTAGCTATGGAACGGAGCTACATCATTGTAGAGGAGAATGACTATGGATAACAATATTGACCCAAAGGTCGGAGAGGTTTGGTTGGTTGATCTATCCAATGCGACAGGTCATCAGCAGCGCGGCATTCGACCGTTCGTTGTGACAAGTAACAACAGGCGTAACCTCTTCAGCCCAACAATCAAGGGGAATCCGTTATCTTCAAGAATATATAAGCGTTCTCCGGTTCATGTTCTACTCTCAAAGGAAGACTGTGAGTTCCTAGAGGTTGATAGTATCGTTCTCTGCGAAGAGACTGATACACTTAACAAAGGACAGTTCATCAAGAAACTTGGTGTCTTGTCGGAGCGTCAGATGAATATGATCGCTATGGCAAGATGCAAGGATGAACCGTTTTTGCTCGCAGCGTTCCTGAGTGGCGTACAACATACTATAGATTTTCAGAATTTTGCCGCATTTGCTTGATTTGTTCTCAGGTTTAATGGTACACTACATAATAAGAAGGAGTGTGCCACTATGCTTACTGAAGAAAAAATCAAAGCTTTTGCCGAAAAGTATTCTGATAGAAGCGGTGAGTTTGTTATATCGACGCTTAACCATGTTATGGATTATGAGGCCGAGCGTAGGTATGAGTTGTTTGACTTCACAAAAGATGATTTTGTAAAGATGTTTGCTAAATACAATTGGGTGAACTCAAGTCGGTCGTTCAGAAATGTAAAGTCGATAATTACAGGATACATCAAAAGTGAGGATCGAGCGAGCATGTATGACTTAGCTGAATTCTCGGAGAGCGATGTGAGTTCAGACAATATGTACGAGGACAAGTATTTTGCGTCAGTTGATGAGTTTGTTGATTTCTTGGACAAGTACGAAGAGTCATATCAGATTCGTATGAACGTGATTGCTGCACTGTACTGGATTGGACTTACTTCTGAAGAGGTTTCTAATCTGACGATTAACGATGTTGACTTTGAATCGTGTACTGTTTTGAATAAGACCAGTGTTGACGCGAGACTGATGAATATCATCAAGCAGTGTTATGAAATGAAACAATATGATGCCCCAAATATGGGAGGATACAGAACGTTTTATGTCATAAATGGTGATTACATTCTTCGCAAAACAGAGGATAGGACTGGTGCAGACAGTGATTCAAGAATGTCTACGAATACGATTCATAGTTATTTCACGCGTTTGAATGATATTCTCGAAAGAAGATATCATTCAAAGGCTTTAGACCGAAGACATCTGACTAGAAACGGCGAGTATGTCAAGGTTTATAACTACTGTAAAACTCATCCAGAATTTAATCTTGCAGAACTTAGTTTCGGAAATGGTAAAGATCCTCTTGCGGACATTATCGGAAGAAAGTGCAGCAAGGTTGCCTACATTAGTTTCCGGCAAGGATACAAGGGCTGGATCGAATACTTCCACAAAAATTAAAAACAGGGGGCTTCGGCCCCTTGATTTTAACACTGTAACTATATAACACAGGATACTTATTAGAAAGGGAAATGTAGATGAGAACGCTTTTGTTGTTCCGTGGAGCACCAGGTTGTGGGAAGTCCACCTATATTAAAGAGCATAATCTTGAGCAGTACGTATTGAGTGCTGATACACTTCGCCTTATGTGCCAGAGCGCACAGGAAACACCTGCCGGGCAGATGGAGATTTCTCCGCAGAATGATGATGTTGTATGGGAGATGCTTTTCAAACTGCTTGAGGTGCGTATGAGTCATGGTGAGTTTACCGTGATTGATGCAACGAATTCCAAGACGGTCGAAATGAATCGTTATAAGAATCTTGCAAAACAATATCGTTATCGGATGTATGTTATTGACATGACGGACCTTCCGATTGAGGAATGCAAACGAAGAAACGCTCAGAGAGAATGGCTGAAGCGAGTTCCTGAAGCGGCCATTGATAAGATGTACGCTCGGTTTGCTACTCAAAAAGTTCCTTCTGGCGTGACGGTTCTTCCTTCTACTACGGATGTGATGTCCGATTTGAACTACTATCCGAATGACTTCAACCAGTGGAAGAAGGTTCATGTCATCGGTGATATTCATGGCTGCTATACTTGTTTAAGTGAATACCTTGGTGAGATGAAGGACGACGAACTTTATATCTTCGTTGGTGATTATCTCGATCGTGGCATCGAAAACGTTGAAGTATTCAAGTTCTTGTGTGATGTTGTAAATAACAACCGCAAGAATGTGATCCTTTTGGAAGGGAATCACGAGCGTTGGCTGAACAAGTGGGGGCATGATGAACCGGTTCAGAATGAAGAGTTTGCAAACTACACTCGTCCGCAGCTCTTTAAAGCTGGTATTGATAAGAACACTGCTCGTAAGATCTATTCCAGAGTCGGCCAGTGTGCCTACTTTGAGTATGATGGGAAGCGGTATTTCGTGAGCCACGGTGGTTTGAGTTATCTGCCTTATTTTCTTCCTTTCGTATCTGCTGATCAGATGATCAAAGGTGTAGGTCGCTATCCTGATATGCTAACCGTGGCTGAGTCTTGGGAAAAATCGATGCCTGATAGCTATATTCAGATCTTCGGTCATCGAAATGTGCAGGATGTTCCTATTGATATGGGGCATCGGTGCTACAACCTCGAAGGAAAAATCGAGTTTGGTGGATATCTCCGTTGCATTGAGCTTGAACACGGTCAGCCCGTCAAGTGTGTAGAAACCAAGAATGATGTATTCCGAAAAGAGGAACCAAAGACTGAAACTGCCGTTGAAATGAAAACTGAGTTTGATAACGCAGAACTTGTTAGTAAGATGCGTCAAAGCAAATATGTGTTTGAGAAGCGATTCGGAGATATTTCTTCTTTCAACTTCTCTCGTGAAGCATTTTATAAGAAGCATTGGGATGAGGTTTCTACCAAAGCAAGGGGATTGTTCATTAACACAAAGACGAATAAGATTGTAGCTCGAAGTTATGATAAATTCTTTGCGGTTGATGAGCGGAATGAAACGAGAATTGGAAACCTACAGAACACTTTGAAGTTCCCGGTGACTGCATATTTAAAAGAGAATGGATTTCTTGGTATCATTTCGTATGATGCAGAACAGGATGGTCTGTTCATTGCAAGTAAATCCACTCCTGAAGGGCCTTTTGCAGATATGTTCCGAAAGATTCTCATGGATACGACTTCTGATGAAGACCGTAAGAATCTGAAAGAAGTTGCAAAAGAGAATGGTTCTATCATCTTCGAGGTGATTGATCCTGTGAATGATGCTCATATCATTGAATATAAGAAACCGCATATTGTTTTGCTGGATATTGTTGCGAATGATATGAACTTCAGTGTGATGGATTACGATGATCTGAAGCGTGTAGCTGAGAAGTGTCATCTGCAGATTAAGGAGAAGGTTAAGACCTTTGAGAACTGGAGTGAATTCTATCCTTGGTACGAGGAAGTCATGAACGAGAACTATCTGCATCATGGCTTTGAACACGTTGAAGGCTTTGTTTTGCGAGACAGCAACAATTTCATGTTTAAGATGAAGCTTCCTTATTATAAGCACTGGAAGTTCTTGCGTGGTGTTATGCAGAGCGTTCAGAAGCGTGGCTATTACGAAAACACTGCCAAGCTGTTTACTGCTGAAGATAACCTATTCTATGGTTGGATGCGTGAGCAACGAGAGAAAGATCAAGAGTCTTTCTGCAAGAAGGGTATTATTCAGCTGCGGAATGAGTTCTACGCAAGTCAGCAGAAGAGCTGAATTAAAATAGACATTTTATCGTGATTTTCGTTAGAATAATTAACGAAGTATCGTGATGTTTCTTCCTCCAAAAATGCTCTGCGCGGGGCTGACAGCCGGGAAAGACCGGCAATATGGGGATATGGTGAAATTGGCAGCCACGCTTGATTCAAACTCAAGTGTCGAAAGACGTATCGGTTCAAATCCGATTATCCCTACCATGAAGATCAGTTGTTCTGGCTAGATCGGGGATTGGCCGTTCATTGGCAAACGACAGGTATCATACCGGTAAAGGATGCCGAGCCAAATAGGAAGGGGAATAAGGTGCAAGCCGAGTAGCTGTCGGACGAATACCCTTCAGGTAGCCAGTAAACCGGAATGTAAAACAAATGTTGGCTGTTTCTGATCTTCTATATAAGCTACCGTGGTGGAATGGCAGACACCGGAGACTTAAAATCTCCTGTCGGAAACGACGTGCCCGTTCAAGTCGGGTCGGTAGCATTGATATCCGGGTGTAGCTCAGTTGGAAGAGCGCGTGCTTTGGGAGCATGAGGCCGCAGGATCGTGACCTGTCACTCGGACCAACCCGAAAGGGCATGTAGAATTTTTCATTCACATTATTCCCAGCTCTCTGGAAACGGAGCAGTGTGACGTAGTAAGCTGGGTATATGATGCGCCATCGCCAAGCGGTAAGGCAGAGGACTTTGACTCCTCCATCACAGGTTCGACCCCTGTTGGCGCAATTTATGCGGATATGGTGGAATGGCAGACACGCCAGACTTAGGATCTGGTGCTTCGGCGTGTGGGTTCGATGCCCACTATCCGCACCACGATCATAGAATGGTTACGTACCGTTTTGTTGATCTCCTTTGACTGCCACTATTATTCCCAGCTCGCCAGTGACGGTGCAGTAGTGCTTTGTAAGCTGGGTGATTATGCAGCGGTCGTACAATGGTTAGTATATCAGCCTTCCAAGCTGAGGATGAGGTTTCGACTACCTTTCGCTGCTCCAATTTCGTATGGGTAGGGATTTTAAGCGGTCAGTCCCGGCCGCGCCTGTGCGAAATACCACCCCGAAAGGGGCGAGATATAGGAAATGTGCATCGCTGTTATTCCTTCCTCGTCTATATGATATAGATGCAATAGTGTTTTATAAGGAAGGTGCCCAGTTGAATAGTTGCAGCTGTTTAACGGGTTTTTATGGGATAGTAGCTCAGTTGGTCAGAGCTGGCGGCTCATAACCGCTTGGTCGCGAGTTCAAATCTTGCCTGTCCCACCAGCCCAATAGGGTATACATAAAATCTGCTAGAATTTTTGTTTTATAAGCGATGAAATAATATGACGTTGATACGTCTATTATTTTTTCGCTCATTTTCGGAGATTTAGCTATATAACACAGGATACTAAAAGGAGGTGGTTTGGTGAAACATTATGGAAGTATTTGCGAGATTGATGGTTCTAAGATTGAGCCTGTCTCGTGTATCACTGGTGGTTCACCTTGTTAGCCAAGACCTTTCTATTGCCGGTAAGCGGGCAGGTTTGGCTGGAGAACGGTCTGGTCTATTTATGGAAATGATTCGTGTGATAAAGGAAATGAGGGATGCCACCAATGGAGAATGTCCAAAATTTGCAATCTGGGAAAATGTTAGAGGAGCACTCTCCTCAAACAACGGAGAAGACTTCCGATGTGTCTTGGAAGAATTTGCACACATCGTCGAAGCAGACGCTACAATTCCTAAACCTTCGGGAAAAGGCGGAAAATGGTCTAAATCAGGCGCAATTTCCGGTAATGGATGGTCTTTGGCATGGAGACTCTTCGATGCTCAATATTGGGGAGTGCCCCAACGTCGTCAAAGAATCGCGCTTGTCATGGATTTTAGAGGACAACGTGCCGCAGAAATACTATTTGAGCGCACGGGCGTGCCAGGGAATCCTGACGAGAGCATCAAGGCGTGGGAAGCCACTCCCGGACATTCTCAGGCAAGCCCTTCTGGACGTGATAGGGGGGGCAAATCTTACACCCTGAAAATCCGTAGTGGGTGCGCTGGTGGTGGCAAAGGCGCACTGGTACAGACCGAGAAGAGTGCAACGCTTTCTACATTGCAAGATCAAACGCTAATCTGCTTGGCAGACAACACCTCTTTACATAATTTAAAACAAAAGATTTGTGTCTTGAATGATCAGGGCGGTAGTGTAATGAATGTTTCTTACGATATTGTAGGAACAATAAGAGCACAAGAGCATGGTCATCAACCAATTGTATTTGAGAGCCATAGTCAAGATGCTCGATACACCCAGCAAGGTAATACAAGTCCGGCTTGTACGGCTCAATGGGGAACTGGTGGCAATAATATGCCGCTTGTTGCCGAAAAGAAAGCCTTTGCAATGCAACGCATTGGTGAATACAAGGAAAGTGAACAAGCTAGTACGATGAAATCTCGTGACTACAAGGATGCTACTGACTTGATTGCAGAGAAGGAAACGAAGAATCTGCAATGGATTGTTCGTCGCCTGACTCCTGTTGAGTGTGAACGGTTACAGGGTTTTCCTGATGGATGGACCGATATTGGCGAGTGGTTTGATGAGAATGGTAAAAAGCACAAACCTGCCGATTCTCCTCGTTACAAAGCACTCGGTAATTCAATCGCTTTGCCTCAGTGGTATTGGATTTTCCAGAAAATGAAACCGTATATCGGTGAAAATCCTACGCTTGGCAGTCTTTTCGATGGAATTGGTGGCTTTCCGCTTGTCTTTGAAAGTATGTATGGTGATGGTACTGCTATCTGGGGATCAGAGATTGAACCGTTCTGCGTTGCAGTAACGAAGAAGCATTTCCCAGAAGACTAAATCTCATAAAAGGCTAATTCAAATAAGAGGTGACACGATGAACAGCAAAATTCCTGTCAATGCAACCATCGATCCTGGCTCTTTGAGTATTCCGGCAAGTCCTATCTTCCAAAAGGAAAAGAATACATATCTTTGTCCGTTTTGTGTGACGAAGCTGGAGAAGTTCGAGCGTGAATGTTCTGATTGTCATCGCAAGATGGATTGGAGTAGGTTTACTGAAAAGAAGGAGGAGATGTTCACTTGAATATAGATTTCTTCCAACGGCGCAAGACTCAGCTTGAGGATACTCTTCTTTTGAAAAATCAGGCGGTCGATATGCTTGATTATCTAAAGACGCATTGTATCAATAGCGACCAGTATTGTACCATTCGGGATTACATTGAAGAAGCTGCTAAGATTCTGGAGAGTGACCTCGAATACGCAAACAACAAGTTGCAATCCGCATTCAGACCTAAGTATGGTCGGAGCAACAGACTGACTCGTGTTCAATCTAAAATGTTCCGTGATAGAGAATATTAAAAATGGGGTGATGCCGCTATGGTGATAAGTAAACATGTTTGTAACTGGTGTGGCAAGGAATATTCCAAGAATCCTTGTGGAGATACAATCTCTATGTATCACGAATTTGGTTATGAAAGCCCGACATGGGATGGTGCGAAGCTACAGTTCTCTTTGTGCCAGGAGTGCTCCGATAAGTTTGCAGGAGTACTCCGAGCGATGTTTACATACGATCCCATTGAAGATTCTCAGTGTTAACGACCCGAAGGGTTGTTAAATATAAGCCATCAATAAACCAGACGGAGGATAATACATAAAATGAATAGTGCATGAATTGATTCAAGACAATAAAAAGAGACATAAGTGATTACAGATGAAACAAAATTACATAAAGGAGACTTGATATGGCAGATAGAATTTTTAATCTTCCTCAGACCCGTGGTTCTTTTGAGATGGCTGGTAAGGTCACCGGCACCCAGCGTAGCAATTTCTATAACGAGAAGGAGACTAAGAATGGTGCTATGCGCCGTGTTCTGAGCTTTGGCGTTCAGACTTCCAATGAAAACACTTTCTATGTTGATCTGGCTGGTATGCCTCGTGATAAGGTTTACTTCTTCCGCCGTGCCGATAAGGACAAGGGCATCGAGAAGGATAAGAAGGAAGTCGCTTGGAAGGATCGTCTGACTTATGTTGCACCGGAAGGCTATGATATGATTGGCGTTAAGGTCGGTGTCACCAAGAAGACGAATGAGTCTGGTAAGGTCGTCAATGACAACAAGACTTTGACCGACTTCGATGCAGCCAAGGAGATTTCCGAGAACCTGCATGACGGCGATAACGTGTATGTCCGTGGCAACATCGAGTACAGCACTTACAATGGTAAGCATCAGATTCGCTTTGTTCCTACTCAGGTTTCTCTGAGTTCTAAGGAGATCGACTTCGATGCAGAGGGTTTCGAGGAGCTGGCTCTGTTTACTCAGACCATTGTTTACACTGGTTGCCGCAAGAGCGATGAGTGCGATGAGGTAGTTGTCGATGCAAAGATCGTGAACTATAACACCATCGAGGATGCAGAGTTCTTCATTGATTATAAGGCAAACACTCAGAATAAGGTCCTGGCTGATTCTATTCGTAAGCGTCTGAAGCCTTATACTAGCTTCGAGTGTTTTGGTCCCATCGTTAATCAGCAGAAGGTTGAGGAAGTTGAGACTGAGAATATCTGGGGTGGTCCTAACAAGATGAAGCGTCAGGGCACTCCGGCAGTTCGCAAGCTGTATATCGAGGGTGTTAATCCTGATTCCTTTGATCCGAATCCTGGTGATAAGGATGCGGAGCCCACTTACACTGAGGATAATATCTCTGAAGCTAATGCAAAAATTGCTGCCAACGCTCAGGCAAAGAAAGACTTCGACGGCAAGGCTGCTGAGAACGACACTTCTTGGTGGGGTGGTTCTAACAAGTCTACTGTAACTTCTGTAAACGAGGAAGAGGATGACTGGGGAGTGTAATTTTTAGTCTTAGCTAAGTAATACAGGATACATAAGGAGCTTTGTTATGCAAAACACTCTTGAATATACCGCCTATAATGGCATGAAATTCTACATTGTTTATATTAAGGCACTTGAAAAAGAGCCAGAAGAAGATTCTCCCATGATGTCTATTGTGTTTACTACGCATCCTGAGATTGTTGCAGAAGCCAAAGCTTATGCGGAATGTAATGACGATGCCGTGCCAGTAGGGTGTAAAGACCTTCTGGTTGATAGCGTGGATAGCATTACTCGTCAGTTGGATTATATTGCTCATGCAGTTGAAACGGGTGATCCGTGGTATGAGTGCTTGAAAGTTTAATAAAAGATTTAGAGAGGAATTTACATATATGGCTATTGTTTGTGATGCATCTGCTATTCGTAAGAAGCTTCGTATGCTTGTGTATGGCGAGCAGGGAACTGGTAAGTCTCGATTTGCTATGCAGTTCTGCTACATGAAGACTCCTGAAGGTCGTCCGTTCCGTGTTCTGTATCTGGATACTGAGTCTGGTTCTATCGACGATTATCGTGAGGAACTGATGGAGAATGGGCTCGATCCGATGAATCTCCGTATCGTTTACACTCAGTCTCTCGCAGAGGTACAGGATTTCATTCATACCGTTGCTGACAATGAGGACTTCGAGGATGAGGACGGTAATGTTTGGCTGGACGCTGACGGTAAGCCTTTCCGTGCCGATGCTATCGTTGTTGATTCCGCAACCATTCTTAATCTGACTACGAAACAGGGCTTGACTAATTTCTCGCAGAAGCGTGCAAAGGTTAAGGCTGCAGCACAGGGTTTGACCGGCGACGAGAAGTCGGTGAAGATTGAGGGTGCTGGTATGGAGTTGAAGGATTATCAGCAGCTGAACTTTAAGGGGCAGTCCCTGATTCTGGATCTGAATGCAACTGGTGTGAGTTACATCGTCATTTGCCGTGAGAAGGATGAGACTGAAACCAAGCTGGTGAATGGTTCTTCTGTGAGCGTTTCTACTGGTCGTAAGATTCCTGATGGTTTCAAGGGTCAGGAGTACAATGTCGGCACCGAGTTCCGTATGTATCATCCCGGTGATGATAAGTCTATTAACTTTGCTTATTTTGATAAGGATCGTACCGGTGTTCATAATGGCGGTGAGGTTGTCGAAGACTTGACTCTGCTTGAGTATCAGGAATATCTCGACCGCTCTGCAAAGAACCGTGAGGTCATTATCAAGAATGGTCTGAATGATGCAGTTAAGACCGAGATGAAGCTTCGTGCTCGTGAACTTGGTCTTGATGACAATGACATCAGTGATGATGCTCCTGCAGAGAACGCCTCCGAATCCAAGGAGCCTTCTCTGGACGACATCAAGGCAAAGCTGAACGATCTGATTGCTTCCGCTTCTCCCGTGAAGAAGAGTGCAGCACAGAAGGCAGTTAAGGCAGCTGGCCTGTCTACCGCATTCCGTTCCATGACTGATATCGAGGAACTGAAGAAGGTTGCCGCAATCATGGAGAAGGAACTGGCTTAATGGAACTAACCCGTAAATGCAAGATTTGCGGGAAGAACATTTTCATCGAGCGAGACCGTAGCACGTTTTTCTACGACAAGACTGGTTTTTACCATAAGGATTGTTTTGTAGAAAAAAAGAAAAATCAAAAACGCCCTTGGACAGATGACCTGCTAAGGGCATTTTTTGACAAAGTGAATGACACTACGGACAAAAAGGTCGATGATCTTCTTTCCAAAAAGAGAGAGCAAGACAAAAATCGTGAGCTTGCACATATCAAACAGGAAGAAAAAAAGATTCTTTTCGACCATATTCGAGATACATATGCCCCGGCGGTTGTTCCTAGCAGCTTCTACTCGAAACTTACACAGTTGATTTCCGGTAATTATTACAAATATAGAGGTTCTATTCCTCCGCTAGAACTTTACGATATGTGGGTTCTAGCGAAACCCCGACTAGATAAGATAATTGCCGAGAAAGAAGCAAAGGGCTGTGATATGAGCCAGCGATGGAATTATGACTTGGCTGTTTTGTTAGCTCAATATCCTAGTTATCTCGAACGAAAAGAAAGACTAGCTTCGATTCGCAGTGAAAGCGAAGACAAAGCGAAGGAAAATTTGACTGAAACGGTACTGAAACGGATGAAAACAGCACCGAAACAGAGTAAAAACGAGAATGAAATTGATATAAATGCAATTCTCGATGAGATATAAAAGAGGTTGGTAAATGGATAATACAGTTCACGATGCTCAAAGATTGAAGGAGCTTCGGGCGCTTCCTCTCGAGCGAAAGATTCGGATCACTCAAAACCGCATTCAAGAATGGTATATGCATTACGACGGTGGTGTGTATGTTAGCTTCTCTGGTGGTAAGGATTCTACTGTACTTGCTCATCTAACAAAGCAGTTGTTTCCAGATGTCCCACTTGTGTTTAGCAATACTGGTTTGGAATACTCGTCAATCCAGAAATTTGCACGAGATGCAGATGCGGTTTTTGTTTATCCCAAGATGGGATTTAGTGATGTGGTCTCTACATATGGTTATCCTCTTATCTCTAAAGAAGTGGCAGAAGCGATTTACTACGCTAGACGAATCAGAAATAGCGGCGCAGCCACCATGAGAGAGAGAGAGAGAGAGTAAGAACAACTCTCAGGAAAAGACAGGAACTTCTGGGTTTAAGGACGAACTGTCCGGGAGGTGTCTTTAGCAACCCGTGGCTTTACGATGAAACAGGAGTCTTTCAGGGAAACAGACGGACGATTCTACTTGGTAATGAACCGGGAGCTGAAATGCAGACTGGAACAAAATCCATGTTCAATAAGGAAAAATGGTTGCCAGCAACACAAGAACTTCCGTTTGCAATTTCTCATTACTGTTGCTCAGTAATGAAGAAAAGTCCAATGAAGAAGTACGCAAGGGCAACTAAGCGGAAACCAATTATTGGAACTTTGACAGATGAAAGCCGTGTTCGCAAACAGGCGTGGATTCGACATGGGTGTAATGCCTTTGATAGCAAGTCGCCGTCTAGTCAGCCTATGAGTTTTTGGACTGAGCAAGATGTACTCGCTTTCATCAAACAGTCAGGAATTCAAATCGCTGATGTTTATGGCGATATCGTTCCCACGAGTGATAAGCCAGAAGCTCCACTGTGTTGTACTGGATGTGATCGCACCGGATGCACATTCTGCGGATTTGGAGCTCACAACAAAAATGATAACAGATTCTTGACGCTTGCCGAACTTGATCCTAAGAAGTACGAGTACAGTATGAATGGTGGTCAGTGGGTGGATAACCCTGCGTATGATGCGATAGCACCTGAATACGACGGTGTATGGAAGAATTGGAACCCGAAGAAAATTTGGGTGCCCAGTAAGGAAGGTCTTGGCCTGAGAAAAGTTTTTGATATGTTCAATGAACTGTATCCAAACAACAAAATTCAGTATTAAAAGTATAAAGGGAGGTGGATGAGTGGAACTCATTTCAAATATCCCGAACGAAATTCTATTTGTTGGCGCAATTTACAAGCATCCTGACTATTTGGTCGAGTATGGGCATTATGTCAAGAGCAAGTACGATTTTGCCGATGAAGCAACAAAATTTTTCTACGATGCAGCGTTAATTATTTATGAAACTCGGACTCAAGAATTTAATAAAACGTCTGTTTTAACGTTTATGGCTGAAGACGAGTCCAGATTGTCCCAATACAAGCGGCTGAAGGGCTGGTCAACCATTGAATACTACATGAGCCTTGCGAATGATGATGATATCAAGGGATATTTTAATATCCTGAAGAAATATTCGCTACTTCGTGAGTATCAGCGTAATGGGTTCAATATTGAAGGAATCTTGAAGCACCGGCAGTTTGAAATGTTTGGTGCTCAGGACATTTATAAACTGATTCGTGGCAAGGCCGACAAGATCAATACGGTTATCATTACAAACGACGATGCTGAGATTTTGAATAACGGTCTGCTGCCGATGGTTAATGAACGTTTGAGTGTTCCTGATATGGGCTTGCCGTTCCAGTATCCTATCATGAATGATTTATTCCGAGGATTGAAACTGGGCACTGTGATGTTCAATGGTATGCCATCTAACGCTGGTAAGACTAGATACATGATGGCGATTGTTGCTTACGTCACATTGGTTCAAAAGCAAAAAGCTCTTCTGTTGCTGAATGAGATGGATCTTGAGTCAGTCCGGTATTGCTTACTGGTCACCGCCATCAATAATCCTGAGTTTCAAGAGCTGCATGGTCATCGTTTCCATAAGGATGAGCGAGAGATTACTCTTGGAATGTACCGGGATGCAAATGGAAACTTCATCTTCCGAAAGCAAAACGAAGATGGAGAATACATAGAAAGCATTGATGAGTTTACCGCTCGTGTCTACGAAGAAAGCGAAGAGTACCGCAATGTGCTTGATGTTTGCCAGTGGATTGAGAGCGAATCACAAGGCTTGATTATCGCAAAGGATGTTTCTGCCGATTATAGTGATAAGTCCCTGCGATTTGAAATCCAGAAGGCAGCTCTTACTCAGGGAGTTAAGTATGTGTTCTACGATACTCTAAAGAACGACATTGCATCTATTGGTGAATGGGCAGCGTTTAAAGTCACAGCCACAGAGCTTGAAGAGATTGCGAAAAATCTGAAGATCTTTATCTATGGTAGTATCCAGTTGGCCGAAAACGCTCATGAGTATCTTCCTGATGAGCTGAATTCAAACAATATTGCTGAATCAAAAATGATTAAGCATGTTGCTTGGACGATGGTTCTGTTCAAGGAGATTCCAAAAGATAAGTTCGCGAAGTATCAATACATCTCTCATGACCCTGAGTGGGGCGGTGACTGTGCCCATCGGCTAAATCCAGATAAGCGGTATTACGTTGGAAACATCGATAAGAACCGTTTTGGGGAGAAAAAGAAAATCATGTTTGAAGTGAATTTGAACCAGAATGTCTGGAAAGAGGTCGGTGTCTGCACCAGAAAGTAAGGAACTACAATGGTAAATATCGCAGATCTGAAAAATTACATTCTTGAAGAACAGCAGATTGAGCCGATTCTAGAGGAACTTGGTTGTCATCATATCAGTCACAAGACTGGTTATTACCAGTGTGCAAATCCAGATGGCGACAATAGAACGGCACTCTGCATTTACGAGAATGAAAATCTTACTGCGGTAGATTACACACGAGATATTGCCAATGGAAAGACCAGTTATGATTTGATTTCTGTCGTCCAGTTCTTTCTGGAACTGTCTTTCCCAAAAGCTATTAAGCAAATCTGCGAATGGGTTGGACTTGACTACTATCACAACTTCGAGGAAGACCTTCCTAAAAGTATGTTGATTCTAAAAGAACTCATCGCCATGCAAAGTGAAGGTGAAGAACACGAGGATGACCGTCCGATAGTCCCCATCTCCGAAGCCATCCTCGGTTATTACAAACCTTATGTGAACCAGATCTTTGCTGACGATGGGATATCTTATGAGACGCAGCAGGAGTTTGAGATTGGCTTTGATGAACTGACAAATAGAATCACGATTCCAATTAGAGATGAAATTGGTACTCTGGTTGGTGTAAAGGGAAGATACTTTGGCAAGCCGCCTGAAGGCGAGATGAAGTACAAGTATATTGAACCGTGTGCCAGAAACCGCATTCTATATGGTCTGTATAAGACAGAGCCGTATATCAAGAATGAAGGTCTGGTATATGTTGGTGAAGCTGAAAAGTCTGTCATGCAGATGTGGGACATGGATGTCTACAACTGTGTGGCGACTGGTGGTAAGAAGGTCTCACAGAATCAAATTGAAATTTTAACACGTCTTTGCGTTGATATTTGTTTTGTTTTTGATAAAGACGTTCAGCTTAGTGAGCTTATGGTTCTCGCCAATCGATTTGTTGATGGCGTAAGTGTGTATGCTGTAGTAGATGATAAAGGGATTCTGGATGAAAAGGAAGCCCCGACTGATAATCCTGAAAAATTTAAGGCATTGATTGAGAATTGTGTTAGGAGAATTAAATGAATGTAAAACTCTGGAAGGGGAGTAGGAATGACCTATCCGACCCGATTGGAACGATTATGGAGAACAGAGGGGTTGAGGATTATAAGACCTACATGAACCTAGATGATTCTTGTCTGAATTCTCCGTGGAAACTGGACAACATGGAAGATGCTGTCCGGCTGTTGAACAAACATATCTGGAATAAGTCTATTATCTCTATCCTTGTAGACTGTGATGTGGATGGATTCACAAGTGCTTCAATGATGTTTCAGTATTTGAAGACGATTGGTTATTTTGGAAAAATCAATGTTCTGCATCATAGTGGCAAAGAACACGGACTCTCTAAAGAAATTGAAGTTCCACCTGAAACTACCTTGCTGATTATTCCTGATGCTGGCAGCAATGATGTTGAGCAGTGTAAGGAACTTCGTGATAAGGGCATCGATATTTTGATTCTTGACCATCATATCTGCGACAGAGAGAATCCTTACGCAGTAATCGTCAATAACCAGAATGGTACATATCCTAATAAGGAACTGTCTGGTGCTGGCGTGGTATATAAGTTCCTTCAGGCTGTTGATGAATATAATTGGACTGATGTTGCAAACCGGTATCTTGATCTGGTGGCTGTCGGAAACATCGGTGATGTTATGGATATGCACTCGCATGAGACAAAGCGCCTTTGCACGAAAGGTCTGGCACGAATTGTAAATCCGATGATTTGTGCTTTGGTTGAGGCTAATAGCTTCAATATCAAGGGTGACCCGACTATCAATGATGTTCAGTTCTACGTTGTTCCGATGATGAATGCACTGATTCGTGTTGGCTCATCCGAGCAAAAGAAGCGGATGTTCCGTGCAATGGTTGGAGACGAACAGACGTTCCAGTATACTCCGACTCGTGGCAAGAATGCCGGTGTCACGATTGATGAGACTCTGGCGCAGCATGTGGCTCGTGAGTGTTCTTCTTGTAAGTATCAGCAGAATAAAATGAGGGACAAAGCAATCCCGGAACTTCAAGAGGCCATCAAGAGAAACGGAGCAGACAAGAGCAAGGTTCTTTTTTGTGACTCTACAGGAGTATTGGATAGCCGATTGACTGGCGTGGTGGCTATTAAGTTGGCAGAAATGTATAGTCGCCCGTGTGTGTTACTTCGAGATTTTGCTGATGAGCCTGATGTTTATGGCGGTTCAATGCGAAATCCAGATGGATCTCCAATTGAGGATTTCAAAAAGTTTCTAACAAATACCGGAGATTTTGAATCCGTTTCTGGGCATGAAAATGCAGCTGGCGTAATAATCAAAAAAGAAAATATCTTTAAAGCTATTACAGATTGTGATGAATTGCTAAAGGATACCGTGATGGATAATGCCACGGTATTTGATTTTGTATTTAATTACGACCAGCTTGGTATTGCACTTATTAAGAAAATGCATGAAATGCAGAAGGTTTGGGCACCAGGTATTCCTGAACCACTGTTTCTTATTCAGAAGATTCCGCTTACTCATGATAGTTGCAAGCCGATGGGCAAGAACGGAAATATGTGGCGGTTCAGCGACGAAGAGAAGGGTATTGATTTTGTGTGCTTTGCTGATAATGGCCGGATGATTGGCTGGATTAACAATGACTTCTATGGTGATCAGGAAGAAAAATACATCAATGCTGTATGCCGGTTGTCTTTGAATCAGTATGGAAACAAGGTGACTCCGCAGGCACAGATTGTTGATTTTGAGGTGATTTGATATGGGAAATTGGAAGCGTGCTATCGCCATCGACTTCGATGGAACTCTCTGTGAGAATAATTATCCTGATATCGGTGAGCCAAACTGGAATGTCATTTATCAAGCAATTCAGGAACAGAAACACGGTGCTGGTCTGATTCTCTGGACTTGCCGTGAAGGAAAGCTTTTGTATGATGCAATGGAGGCCTGCTTTGATTGGGGCATTCAGTTTGATGCAATCAATGAGAGTCTTCCTGAGTGGAAAGAGCATTTTGGCACTGCTCCTAGAAAGGTTGGAGCTGATGAGTATTGGGATGATAAGGCTGTAAAAGTAAAGAATGGAGAGTTGGTTGACAATGAATAAAGTGGATAATTACGATTTGTCATTAAATTTGCTTAACAAAGCACATCAATCACTTGCACATACTATTGCAGATTTAGAACTACTTCGGGAAGGCACAACATTTAATCAGATTTTAAATGATGGTGCTCATATTATTGAACCGGATGAATTGACTCATATTCTTGATAAATTTGCAGAGCAGCATCCAGATTGGGAGATTTGTATCGAAACTGACCACGGATCGGTTAGTGAGAAATTTAAGATGGATCATGTTTTCTATGAAGGTATGGGAGATATGATTGTTCTTGATTTTGAATGAAAAATGGAAAAACGACGATATAGATATTACAAAATTGATTACCGTACATATAATTATACGCTCAAGAAATATCACAACTTACACAGAGAAATCTACGCTGAAAATGCAAGAGATGCAGTTCAAATGCTAAAAAGCAAAGAGTGTAATCGTGAGTTTGAGATTGTTAAAGTCTACTTTGTTGATATTTTCGGTGATAGAAACGATAGGTTTTATCCGCGAACTTATGTGATTAATAAAGAAGATTTTGAGTGAGGTGAGTATATGGTTTACATTACAGGTGATATTCATGGTGATTTTAATCGGTTTTTAGAATTGGAAGAGTTTTGCCATAAACATAATCTTGGAAAGAATGACTGGATTATCTGTCTTGGCGATGTCGGCCTAAATTACTACGGTAAGGATGATCCTCGCGAATGGAGCATTAAGACGATTGCGGCAGATATTCCTGTGAATCTGTTTTGTATTCATGGAAATCACGAACGCCGCCCATCTCGTAAGGATGGTTATAAGATAAAGGAAATCAGTGGGGATATTTGTGGTAAGGTGTGGCATGACTCACATTATCCAAATCAGTGTTTCGCTATTGATGGCGAAGTCTATCAGATTCTTGCTGACAGGGAAGTATTAAACTGTCTTGTTTGCGGCGGAGCATATTCTGTGGACAAGTATTATCGGCTAGAGTGGGGATATAATTGGTGGCCGAACGAACAGCCTAATGAGAAGACTAAGAAAAGGATCTGGAATATTACACATGACCCTCAAATCGATGATATTGATGTTATGCTCACGCATACCTGTCCATTCCGGTTCATTCCAACTGAATTGTTTATCGGTGGTATTGATCAAAGCACAGTAGACCAGTCAACTGAAATATTCTTTGATAATATATATGAATGCTATCCTAACGATTGTAAACCATTCTGGTACTTCGGCCATTTCCATGGCAACAAGTACACTGATGACTATGTAATGCTTTTCGACGATATTATTAAGTTTGGAGATAAGGTGAATACGAATGAGTGAATATCATGTGAGCTGTGGTATGTTTGGTATTTACGCAGGGACTGTTAAAAAGAATGGAACCGAGTGGAAAGATAAAACTCGTGTCACAGATGAAGCTATCGAGGCAGTTCGTGATTGGCTTCTTTCTGAAGCTCAGTTCAACAATAGAACTTTTGGTGGATACACATGGACAACAAAAGACGGTAAGACTGTAACTTTGAGAGTGTCCATTGAAGATAAGGAGCAGACAGAATGATTAAGGACAAAAATTTACGAGTGCTTGATTACATTGACGGCAAGGAAATCCTCATTCAGATGGGAGAGGAAGGTTCTGAACTATCAAAGGCTGCAATAAAGTTTTATCGTGCAATTGACATGAAGAATCCAACACCGGTAAGCATCAATGAAGCTTACGAAAATCTCGTAGAAGAATTCGGTGATGTACTGAACTGTATCTACTCATACTTTGATGATGACGCAGACAAAATTTGGAAGTTCACTGTAGAGGCAGATAAGATTGCTGATGAGAAGCGCAAGCGTTGGATTAAGCGTCTGAAGGAACGCAATCAGTTTTAATGGTGAAAGGAGAATAGATGTCAGATAATTTTGTAAATCTTCATGTACATACAGCGCAGGGTTCGTTACTTGACTCTATTCTTACCGTCAAGGAACTTGTAGACTTTGCCAAAGAGAATGGTCAGAAGGCTATTGCTGTTACGGATCATGGCAAGATGCACTCTTTTGTTGACCAAGTTAAGGCTTGTAAAGCAGAAGGTATTAAGCCTATCATTGGCTGTGAAGTTTATGAAGTAGATAATCAGGCAGAGAAAGCCGACACAAAAGACTATAAACAACCTCGTTACCATCTAGTTTTACTAGCGAAGAACGAGACCGGTTTAAAAAATCTATTTAAGGTTGTTTCAAATGCTTGCGTTGATGGCATGTATAAAAAGCCTCGAACTTCTTTGAACATCATTGAACAGAACGAGTGGGGTAAAGGTATCATCTGTCTTACAGCCTGTCAAGTTGGTCGAATGAGTAGATTGCTTGTTGATGGCAACGAGACTGAAGCATGGCAGTTATGGAACAAACTGAAATGGATCTTTGATGACGTGTTTATGGAAGTTCAGTCTCATGATACGCCAGATCAGGCTGAAGCTAATGCAAAAATTGCAGCTTTTATCAAAAAGTACAATCTTCCGTATACCATTACAACCGATGCTCATATGCTTTCCAAGGAAGATGTTGATGCACATTCAGTTTTTGTAGAAATTGGAGAAGGACGAGAAGTTGGAGAAAGTTATGTTGACTGCTATCTTCAAACTGAAAACGATGTTTTGAAAACATTGTCAAACCAGTTTGATGAAGACTTCATTCGAGAGGGCTGCTCAATGTCTGTGAAAATCGCAGACATGATTGATGATATCGATATCGGTCTTGGACAGCCGAACCAGATGCCAGAAGTGAAAATTGAGGGAAAATTTGATTCTCATTTTGATTATCTTCGGCACCTTGTATATGCCACTTTTAATAAAAAATTCGGGTGGATGAGTGAAGTGGAACAGCAAACCCGGCGGAATCGTATTGAGATGGAGCTGGATGTTTTGAAGTATGTTGATTATATTGACTATTTCATTATGCTGTATATGCTTTGCAAAAAGGCTGATGAACGCAAAATTCCTCGTGGGTACTCTCGTGGTTCTGGCGCAAATTGTCTTTGCCTTTTTATGGAGAATGTTACTCAGATTGACTCTGTTCGTTGGGATCTTGACTTCTCTCGCTTTGCAAACAAAGGTAGAAAGAGCCTGGCAGACTTCGACTTCGATGTCTCTAAACGTCGTCGAAAGGAACTTATTGCTATTGCAGAAGAACTTTTCGGCAAAGAAAATGTTGCTCCTATCGCTACGTTTAACTCTTTGTCTACAAAAGTTGCCATCAAAGATATTGGCAAAGTTCTGAACGAAGACCCAGAAAGCCCGTATTATATGCAGATTCCGTATGAATTACGTAATGAGGTCGCCAAGTTAATTCCGACTGTAAAAACGCTGGATGACCTTGGCGAAGAAGTTGAAAAGGAAGTTCTACTAAAGGATATCCTCGGAAAGAGTGAACAGCTTTCTAATGTATATGACAAGTTTCCTCTATGGTTCAAATACGTTATGCGTCTTGAGGGTCTGCCTAAGAGTATGGGTCGCCATGCTGCCGGTACATTGATTACGCCCAAGCCTGTCATTGAATATTGTCCTCTTTGTATGGACAGAGAAGGCAATCAGATGTGCCAACTTGAGATGCACAATGCCATGGATGATTTGTCGCTGGTCAAGATGGACTTCCTTGGTCTTGAGAATCTGGACATTATTGACGATACGTTAAAGATGGCTGGATTAACATGGGAAGATGTCGATATCAACCATCTTGATCTAAGTGATAAGGCTGTCTATGATACCGTCTACAAGTCGGGCAACACAATTGGCATTTTCCAGATGGAATCTGCAGAAGCACGAAAGATGTGTGTTGAAGCAAAGTGCGATAATGCTGAGGATATCATTGTTGTGAACGCAGCGAATCGTCCTGGTACTAAGGACAGCTTCCCGACGTATTGCTCCAATAAACTTCATCCAGAGACTATCAAACTACTCCATCCTGACATCAAACAGCTTTTTGCTAAGACGCAATACATTCTTCTTTATCAGGAACAGGCACTAGCGGTATTCCGCTATGCAGGATTCCCTGAAACTGAGGTTGACAATGCTCGTCGTGCTATCGGCAAGAAAAAGAAAGATGTTATGGCATCCTTGGAAGTTCAGTTCCGAGATGGTCTTCACAAGAAAGGATGGAACGATTATCAGATTTCTGAGATGTGGGCATTGATTTTGAAACAGGCTTCTTATTCCTTTAACCGGGGCCACGCAGTTGCTTATGGGCTTCTTTCTTACCTGACAGCATACCTGAAGACTCATTATACTGAGTATTTCATGGCTGCGTGTATGATTACTAAAGAAGATGATTCTGGCAAAATGGGTGTGTTTATCAATGAATGTGACCGTTTACATATTCGGGTCCTTCCTCCAAGTGTTAACAAGTCTGATATGGAATTTAAGGCCGATGCAGAGAAGCACACAATTCTGTTTGGCTTGAAAGCCATTAAGGGAATGGGCGAGAGTGTCGCATCAGGAGTGATTGCAGATCGTCCATATTCTGGATTGGCAGACTTTGTTCAGAGAGCAAACGGTGGCAAGATTGGCACTTCAAACGTTGTCAAGTTGATTAAGGCGGGAGCTATTCCAACAAAGGACAAGAGAAAAATCTTAATCACTTTTGCGAATATGGTTTTTGAGAACGAGTATAAAGAGAAGAGTTTCCACGAAATGGCATCTCTCCCCAAGATCTCTATTCTCAAAGACGAATACGGAATTGACACAGATTCTATTAAAGACAAACCTACCAGACTCGCCTTATATAATAAGGTAAGAAGGGAGCGCTGGGAAGCGGACACATGGAATCGAAAGAAAGAAAAAGACAAAAAGCGGAATGCCTTTATGCAGGCGTTTGCTGAAAAGTATATGCAAGACGAGCACATGTGGGAATTTGAAACTCTTTCAATGTTCTTGACTAGCAATCCCATTAAGGATGCTTGCACCTATATTGATGCTGGTCTTGATACTGTAGAGGATGGCGGTAAGGCAACTGCTATTTGTGTCATCGTAGATATCCAAAAAAAGAAGGATAAACGTGGCAACCAGTTTGCGTACTTACATGTTTACACGACAGGTGGTATTGTCGAAATGATTTGTTGGGCATCTCAGTATGCACGATATTCAAATCTGATTTCAAAGGGTAGCGATCTTGCAATCCTTTGCAAGAGAAAAGAAAATTCGTACATTGTTGAGAAGATGAAGCCTTATAAGCAGTGGCTGCATGATAGAGAGATAAAGTAATGAATGGTGTTTTATATACTATTGACGGAGAGGTTGTTTGTGAGCTTCCTATGTTTAAAATTGATTGGTACAAAGATAAAACTGTAATTAAGATACATTGTACGAATTGTTGCGTCGTTAGAAAAGTCCAGAAGTGGAAGTTTGACTGCGCAGAACAATGCGAGCTTACCACAAAATGGTTTTATTGCAGAGTGTGCGGAGGACTGACAGAATTTAGATTAGGTGCATAATAAGAGGGTTATAAAGTGGCAGATAAGAAATTTAATGAAAATATGATCCGTTGCTACATCAGGATAAAACGAGTCTTTTATCCGAAAGATGGGAGGGAGGTGGAGCCCGGCGGCTTCGCCACTTTCTCTGCCGAGGTGGTAAAAGTCAAGCAGGGAAATCCTATCATGAGCCGATACAGTGACCTCCGGCTAAAAGGTAACGTTCCTAGCCTCGATATGAATAAAACTTATTCGTTCTGTGGTGAATATGTTCATCATGAAAAGTTTGGTGATCAGTATAAAATTATCTACATGAATGAGTTTCAAGAGATTACTGACCCGGAAGAACAAAAAAGCTTTCTCCGTTTTATCTTGACCGACCATCAGTTTGAGATGCTTTATGAAGCATTCAAGAATCCGTATGAAATCATCAAGAACGGTGATATCAAGTCTCTTTGTACTGTTAGTGGCATTACGGAAGGTCGAGCACAAAAGATTATTGACTCCTTTGAAAACAACATTGATAACAGTGAGGCGTACACAAAGCTAATTGAGTACGGTCTGACCCCTAGTGCTATTGAAAAGCTTGTTCGTCAGTATCACGGTGCAGACATTCTGGTAAAAAAGATTGAGGAGAATCCTTATGTCTTGATTGATGATGCGTATGGCATCGGCTGGAAAAAAGCTGACGCTCTTGCTTTAAATATGGGCTTAAAGCACAATTCGCAATTCAGAATCGAAGCCTACGTCATGCATTTTCTTGCCGACCGTGCTGAAGAAGGTAACTCTATTATCTCGGCAAACCAGACAATCAATAGCTGTATCAAGGAACTTGAATTGGACGAGGGAGATCAAGAGGTCATCAAGAGGGCACTTTTTCATCTGCATGATGTACGTGAAACACTTTGGTGGAGCGATGACCGTCAGGAATTTGCTCTAACTAGAGTGTGGAATCTGGAAGATAGTATTGCGAAGGAAATCAAGCGTCTGGCGGATGCTCCTGTTGAGCCGATTGGTCAAAATATGGATGCAGCAATCAATGAGGCCGAAAATGCGCTTGGCATCAAGTATACCGAAGAACAGAGAGATGCCATTAAAAAGGTATGCTCTAGCAACGTCTGTATCTTAACAGGCTACGGCGGAACTGGCAAAAGTACCGTTGTCGCTGGTGTCTTAAAAGTTCTTCGTGGTAAGTCTTTTGCACAGACTGCACTCTCTGGCCGTGCTGCCGCTCGTATGCAGGAGATTACTGGTCAGGATGGAAAGACGATTCATCGTCTCCTTGGATATGACATCGAGAACGGTGGGTTTGTTCACGATAAGGACAATCCTCTGGATGAGGACATCATCATTCTGGATGAGACCTCAATGGTTGGTGCTCAATTGTTTTACGATTTGATTCAGGCAATCGAAACTGGCAAGCGATTCATCATGATTGGTGATGACGGCCAGCTTGAGAGTATCGGTATGTGTAACATCTTCAAGGATATGCTTGCATCTAAGGTTGTTCCTGTGGCTCGTTTGACTAAGATCCATCGTCAGGCAGCCAAGTCTGCAATTATCACGGAGAGCATTAAGGTTCGTAACGCTACGCAATTGGTTCCTTATGGCTGGGCTGGTAGTGAGATTCGTGGTGAACTTCGTGATTTGGAGTTTGATATCTATAAAGACGCAAGTGAGTCATTCAACCACATCATCAATCAGTACCGTACCTTATATAATAAGGTAGGGAATGATAGTGCGAAGATTCAGATTGTACTTCCACAGAAGCTGCGTGGCAGTATCTGCACTTATGAAGTCAATAATGCTATTCAGGAAATTGTGAATCCGAGTCGTGGTCAAGCAGAAGCAAAGGTCACAATCTATGGTGATGGCAAGGATAGGGTGTATACTCTGCGTGAGGGCGATCAAGTCATTATCAACAAGAACAACTATGAGCTTCATACATACAATCTCAAGACAAAGAAAAAAGAAGAGAAGTGTCCGGTGTTTAACGGAAACCGTGGCATTATCCGAAAGATTGAGAGTAGCTTTATCCTGGTTGATTTTGATCAGTGGGGAACAATCTTTATTCCACATTACTTTGGTGGGAATAACATCTGGGCAACACTTGAACTTGCTTATGCTTTGAGTTGTCATAAGTTGCAGGGCAGTGAGGCTCCGTATGTGATTGTTGGCATGGACAACTCTGCGTACCTGATGCTGACGAGAGAATGGCTCTATACGGCCATCACTCGTGCCAAGAAGTATTGTGTGATTTGTGCCGAAACTCATGCTCTTGATCGGGCTGTAAAGACTTCGAGAGTTCCATATAAGCAGACGTTCTTGAAGGAATTTTTACGGAAAGAATTTGCAGAAAAGCATTGACAATTATGTGCGTGTCCTGTATAATATAGTTATAAAAAGTCTCCATCCCGGAGGCTTAAAATTCTCTCTTTAACTATATAATACAGGATACGGGAAAGAAATGGCTTGCTCGTAACGACAAGCCTTTCTTTATTAGCTATAACTATATAACACAGGATACGTAAGGAGGCTTTATGACAGATAAAGAGCTCATAGGTAAGCTTGATGCGATGGTTAAGGCATTGCAGAAAGCAAAGAAGAAGACGGACAAGACCCGCATTTTGCTGGATGCACGTAAGGATTTTGGAGATGAAGCTGATGAACTGATGGCGTTTTTCCGATTCCTGCTCGACCCGGCAATTGTTACCGGACTGTCGGACGCAAAGATCAATAAGAAGGTAACTGCAAAGCCGGATATCGACGTTCAGTATCTCAGCTGCGGATACCTTTATATTATGGGTGCTGGTCACAATACCGGCTCTGATGCATCTATTGCAACAATCCGGAATTATTTACATAAAAATCCTGAGTACGAAGAGTTTCTGAAACGACTGTTTACTAAGAATCTGCCAATTGGTGTGGAAGCAGCTACCATCAATAAAGTATATGGCGATGAAATTGTTCCTGTCTGGGAGATTCAGCAGGGATACCCGATTGATAAGGTTAAGCTGAAAAAGGGCACTTGGTTCAGCCTTAGCCAGAAAGAAAATGGCAATAGGGGAACTTTCTTTAATGGTGACCTTATTTCTCGGCAGGGACAGAAATTTCAAGGTCTTGACCATATTAAGAATGATCTACTGACTCTGTATGATGGTGATACAGAACTGGTAAACACACGTTTTTTTGATGGTGAACTGATTTATAAGAATCCAGAGGGTTGGCCGGACGGACAGGCGTTTCGGTATGGCACTGGCTTATTAAACTCGGACAATAAGGACAAGACTGGTATTAAATTCGTTATCTTTGATACGGATTTCGCAAGAGACTTCGTTCAGGATAAATGCATCACACCATATATGGTACGGCGAGAGTATTTAAACGAGCTTCGTAAGAAAATTAAGGAAAAGCACCTTAAAAATATTGAGATTGTACCGATGATCTATGAAGGTATTGATCAGAGTGTGATTCCTCATGGGCTTGATTATGCGGTCGAAATGGGATGGGAAGGTTTGATGTTGAACACCAACGTTCCTTACCGCCGGGCTCGTCACAATGGTTGTCTCAAGATTAAGCGTTTCTATACTGTTGACCTGCGAATCACAGCAATCGAGGAAGGTCAGAACCGTCTGGCTGGTACGATGGGTGCTCTAGTTGTGGACTACAAGGGCAATGAGCTTCGCATTGGTTCTGGTTTTGATGATGCTACGAGAGCTGCTGTGTGGGCGAATCCTGATAATTACATCGGTAAGATTGTGGAATGTAAGTACAAAGAGGTTAGCTGTGATAAGAAAACTGGTGCTGAATCTCTGCAATTCCCGACCTTTGTGCGATTCCGAAACGACAAGAACGAAGTGAGTTACGGATAAAGGAGTAGATATGAAAACTTATTACGCAGTAACCGAAGGTGAATATTCAGATTATCGGATTATTACTATCACTGAAGATAAAGAAAAAGCGGAAAGAATCGCCGCAGCCTACGACGGTGATGTCGAAGAGTACGAGGATTGTATTATAAATCCGATTGGTGTTTGGAGGATTTATTACAACGAAAAAACTAAAAAGTGGGCTGTATGGCATTCTAATAGAAACATCGAAGATATCAAAGATGAAGAGTGGGGACCTGATTATTTTGAGCCCACCTTTTCAATGGGAATGACATGGGCTATTTATGTTACTGCTGAAAACAAAGATCTTGCTCTGAAGATTGCTTATGATAAGTATGCTCAGTGGAAAGCTGAACGGGAAGGACTGATTTAAAATGCTACTTTTAACGCAAGACGGAGAAATTATAAATCTTGACCGTATGGCAATCATTGATACCGCAAGCCTTAATGTTTATGCAAGGCAGGGCATGGGTGAGCGTGGAATTATCCTTGGTAGTTATAACTCTGAGAGTAGATGCTACAATGTTATTGCAGAAATTTATGACGAATATGCACATGGACAGGATGTGTATTCTATGCCGAAGGATTAACTATGAACGACTTCCGAAAACTAGCCATCCCAAAGAAAGAACGACTTGAAGTTCAACTTACTGATGGCACAGAAGAACACGATATATTATACATAATTATATCTCTAGCCACTATTAAAGGTGCTGAGATTTTTAAAAATTTTCGTTTGTATTCTGTAGGCTCCGCCGGGGAGCTCAACTTATTAGAGAAGCAAGACGGCGATCCCTACTTTGATAAGCTGAAAGGAACAGAATATGAGTAATTCGATGAATCGAGAAGACCGGTGCAGAGAGCAGCGTAAGGCACGAATCCTTGCCCGGCGAATCAAGAAGGCCGGTGGTCCCGACTTTCTGGCTGGAATGCCGGTTGAAGAGTGGGAGCCAAAGATTGGTGATGAGGTTACTATTAAGGTAAAGAGGATTCAGGGCAAGAAGGACTTCTTTAAGATGAGTCCTCAGTATCAGGACTTTATCAATAGCCTTGAGGATGGAAAGCCTTACAAGATTACCAGTACCGGTATGAAGGGTCAGGTTTACGGCATTGACGCACATCCTTATTTCCAGATTTGGAAGGGTGATATGGAACCCTACAAGGAGCCCTAATGAGGATGTACTTCAGAACGGACTATTATACCGATGTTGGCATAGATGAAGTCGTTCGGCTTCAAAGAGGAACTACATACGAAGTAGTTTCAGAAACTGAATTTTTTTATTTTATCGTAACTGATAATGAATCATTCAGGAAAATGCTAAACATTGTCATGATTCCCAAAGAAGATCTCGAAGATGATGTCTATGTGGTGACCGGCAAAAGTGAAGAATTTAAGGAAGGAGGTGGGGCGATATGATTGGTATTGACCATCGTGAGCAGGGTCGTAAGGAACGAGCCCTTGCAGAATATTATAGAACCTTGGCTCGATATCCAACTGAATGTGGAGATCCGATTACATATCAGTTATCAGAAGAGCAGCTTAAACAGGTTCTCTGTGGAGAGGTTACTGTGGATGAGTTGATTGAAAGAGGTGAGGTAAATGGGAGACAGGATTAAGATGTGGATCGCTTTCGTTAAGATTTTTAAGGATTATCTTATTGTGGTCGGAATCATGATTGCGTTGTGGCTGCTGTCTTGCCTTATCAAATATGGGATTTCAGTATCCAACTTTCCAGATTGGTTTAAGTTTGCACTTCTAAAGTAATGGAGGATTAAATGGTAACCGATATTCTTAACAGAGAAATTCATGTTGGCGACACAGTTCTTAGAGCTAGAACTCAAAAAAGTCGAGGAGTCCTTTGGAGTATTCATAAAGTTGTCGCCATTATGAACGTAATGATTAAAGTTCAAGATGGAAAGTACACTTTAAATGTCGCACCTAAAAATTGCATCGTAATTGGTGAGAACGACATTCCTGAAAACTGGCAGGACGAATATTAAGGAGAATTAAATGACAGTTGATTTGATCGCGTACACACAGCGAGTTGTTCCTACAAGTGATAAGAACCCTTTAGATATTGTGGAGGAAGCTGCGAGTATTTGTTATGACTCTTCAATGACTGACGACTATAAAATTGCTAAAGGATGTAAAGCCAGTGGTCACTATTCTGTGCTTGAACACATCAACTTTACGTTCTATGTTAAAGATGTAAGTCGAGCACTTCTGGCACAGATTAGTCGTCATCGACATATTAGCTTGAGCTGCCGCAGCCAGCGTTATTGCAGCGAGGATGGATTCAAGTATGTGAACCCGTTTACCGGTGAAGATGCTGATGTTTTCGATAATATGATGTCGGACATTGATACCGATTATCAGATCCTCAAGAAGTATCACAACGCCAAAAACGAAGACGCCCGTGCAGTTCTGCCAAATGCTTGCTGTACAGAGTTTTACATTACGATGAACGCTCGTGCTTTGATTGAGATGAGTCATCTTCGACTTTGTTCTAGGGCTCAAAAAGAAATCCGCGAGATGTTTACAGAAATGAAGAAGGAAGTTGCACAGGTTTGTCCTGAAGTAGCAAACTGGATGGTTCCTTCTTGTGAGGCTAATCCGAAGTATCCGTTCTGCCCAGAGGGTCGTGGTTGCTGTGGCCGTCATCCGAAGCTGGCAGATGTTTATAAGCCTATTGAAAAGAACAAGGAGGTTATTGATGGAAACACTTGACGAAATTAAGAAGAATGTCGATCATCCGTCTCATTACGGCGGTGCAGACAATCCCTATGAGGCCATCAAAGTGCTACGGGAGTGGCAGTTAGACAAGGATGCTTATCTTTGGAATGTTGGTAAGTATCTAAGCCGGGCAGGTCACAAAGATGGTAATTCTCAGCTTCAAGATTTGACGAAGGCACGTTGGTATTTGGACTATAAAATCCAGCTTTTAGAGGAGCAACAGAAGATTACTGAAAGTGTCGTAGATACGCTAAAGAAGATTCCTGATGAGACTAATGATAAGCTGACTACGATGCCCAATAGTTCGCATGATTATCCTACTGTCCATGAGTGGGATGGGCTTACTTGTCATCCAATCAACCAATCCGACAAATTAGCAAAAGCAGAGCCGATATGCAACATCGAGACTGCCGTGGTTCCTGATTGCGCCGATGAGGTCAAGTTTTAAGAGGTTTACATAAATGAGATACAACTGGAAGTTACCTATTATCGTTATTTGCGTCGTGTTTATTTCCATTCTTGGCATGACCTTTATGGTGCAGGGGCCTAAGAACACGGCCATCTCTTATGAAGAACAGATCCAGGAAGCTAAGTCTGGCATTGAGATTCAGGAGAAGCGCAGAGCTGATCTGATTCCAAATCTGGTTGAAACCGTCAAGGCTTATGACCAACATGAGTATCAGACCCTGATGGATGTTGTGAATGCTCGTGGCACTTCCGGCCAGACCGCTCAAGAGATTACGACTCAGATTGCAGCTATTGCGGAAGCATATCCTGAACTGAAGTCTAGCGACAACTACAAGGAGCTTATGAATGAGCTATCCGTCACTGAAAATTTGATTGCAAACTATCGTGGCGATTACAATCGTGTCGTGAAGGAATATAAGCAGAGCGTTCGTAAGTTTCCGAACTCCTTTCTGCTGGGTCTGACTGGATATGAGGTTCAGAATTATGAGTATCTGTCCTATGAGGGGAATGAGGCAGCACCGGCAGTCGGCAACCTTTTTGGAAATCGGTAATGCCGAAATTACTTATCGTGAATTGATCGTCAGTGTTGGTATTGTGTTCATCATGCTGATACTTGGTAGCGTTATCGCTGGAAATATCACCAGAGATTCGCTTGAGCAGAAGAAAGAATATAATACAGCAATTTCGATTGAGTCCGAAAATATGTTCGATTATGGAATAAGAACTAACGTAGGCAACGCCTTTTGCCAAGGCGCACTAGAAGCAGTAGATACCGTAAGTGATTCACGTATCGACGGACAGTGGATGTACATCTATTGCGAAGAAAAGCATTATACGATGCATACACGAACTGTAACTACTACGGATAGCAAAGGCCATACAAAAACAAGAGTCGAAACGTACTGGACTTGGGATTATTACAGTTCAGAAGAACACAATTCTAAGAATATTACGTTTCTTGGCAAAGAATTCAAGTATGGTGACATCAAAATGCCATCAAGCAAGTACCTGACAACTGTACAAGTCAGTCCTCATGTGAAATTCGAGTTTTATGTCAAAGAAGTTCATTATGATGGTACGTTGTTTGCAAATTTGAGCGATAAAACTATACATAATGCACAGTTCATTAAGGATAAAAACATCGAAGAAGCACGAGATTATATGATTTCTGCAGCTGGTACACGAGTGATTTGGTTTTATGTATTCTGGATCGCATTGATTGTAGCTGCGGTCGGAGTTTTCTATGTAGCTGAAAATCGTTGGTTGGAAGATTAAGAGGTGATTGCATGGAATATGTAATTAAACGCGATGGAACGAAAGTTCCTTTTGATAAGAGTAAGATTGTAAATGCGATTGAGAAGGCGATGACCTGTACGCCGGGTGGTATCGACGCTCGTGTGTCGAATGCGATTGCTGACTATATCGCAGACATGCCGGACATTCTTTCTGTTGAGCAGATTCAGGATATCGTAGTGGACAGTCTAGCAAATAGCCCGTTCATTGATGTTGCAGATGCATATAGTCAGTGGCGGCAGTATCGTCAGGAAATTCGAGATAAAGAGAAAACCAACGCAAGTATTCTTGAAATTCTTGATGCCCAGAACGACGCAATCAATCAGGAAAACAGTAATAAGAATGCAACCATCAATAGCACGCAACGTGATTACATGGCCGGAGAGGTATCTAAGGAACTAACTGACAGACTTCTACTTCCAAAGGATATCCGAGATGCACACAAAAATGGTTTAATTCATGTGCATGATAAAGATTATTTTGTGATGCACTGCCATAATTGCGATCTGGTCAATCTGGAAGATATGCTCCAGAACGGCACCGTCATCTCCGGCACCTATATCGAGAAGCCCCACAGCTTTTCCACCGCCTGCAACATTGCCACCCAGATCATTGCACAGGTGGCTTCGATGCAATTTGGAGGTCAGAGTATTACACTTTCACATCTGGCTCCATTTGTAGATGTTTCCCGCAAGAAGATCACAAGTGAAGTACACCAAGAATTTTACGAGATGGTTCAGAATAATGAAATCGATAAGATGCCGGAGTCTGAAACTATCAATCGAATTGTAGAAGAGCGTTTACATAAAGAAATTGCTCGTGGTGTGCAGACCATCCAGTATCAGGTCGTCACTTTGATGACGACAAACGGTCAGGCCCCTTTTATCACTGTGTTTATGTACCTCGATGAAGTTCCAGAAGGTCAGACTCGTGATGATTTGGCTCTAATTGTTGAAGAAGTGTTGAAACAGCGCATTCAGGGTGTAAAGAATGAAGTTGGTGTATGGGTCACTCCGGCCTTCCCAAAGCTCATTTATGTTCTTGATGAGGATAACATTCATCCTGATTCTAAGTATTATTACCTGACTGAGCTGGCGGCTAAGTGTACTGCCAAGCGAATGGTTCCTGATTATATTTCCGCAAAGGTTATGAAGGAGCTTAAAGGCGGTGTATGGCCTAGCATGGGCTGTAGATCCTTCCTTACTCCTGACCGCACCACTGAGAACGTAGCTGATGCCAAGAATTGGGTTAAGGGGCATAAGTATTATGGCCGCTTTAACCAGGGTGTGGTCACTATCAATCTGGTAGATGTGGCTTGCAGTTCAGAAGGGGACAAGGATAAATTCTGGAAAATCTTCGATGAACGACTCGAATTGTGTCATCGAGCTCTACAGATTCGTCACAAGCGTCTACTTGGCACTCCTTCTGATATGGCCCCTATCCTGTGGCAGTACGGTGCATTAGCTCGTCTAAAGAAGGGCGAGAAGATCGACAAGTTGCTCTTCGGCGGCTACTCCACCATAAGCCTGGGTTATGCCGGTCTGTATGAGTGTGTGAAGTATATGACCGGCAAGAGCCACACTGATCCTGATGCTAAACCTTTTGCTCTCGAAATTATGCAGCACATGAATGATAAGTGTAACGAGTGGAAGGCCGCTGAAAACATCGATTACTCCCTGTATGGTACTCCTTTGGAGTCCACTACATATGAATTTGCACGTTGCTTGCAGAAGCGGTTTGGTATGATTCCAGATGTTACTGACCATGACTACGTAACAAATTCTTATCATGTCGTTGTCCGTGAACATATCGATGCTTTCACTAAGCTAAAGTTTGAGAGCGAGTTCCAGAAGCTTTCTCCCGGAGGGGCGATTAGCTATATCGAGGTGCCAAATCTGCAGCAGAACATTCCTGCGGTGCTTAGTGTTATGCAGTTCATTTACGACAACATCATGTATGCGGAGCTGAACACCAAGTCCGACTACTGCCAGTGCTGCGGTTACGACGGCGAAATTAAAATTGTAGAGGATGAGAAAAACCACAAGCTTGTATGGGAGTGCCCGAATTGTGGTAATCGTGACCAGAACAAAATGAATGTCGTAAGACGTACATGCGGATACCTGGGGACTAATTATTGGAATCAGGGACGTACTCAGGAGATTCGCGACCGAGTAGTTCACCTGAGCGACAATTAAATAACGTATAAGTGGTGGGCTGGTGGGATTACTTATGAAAGAAATCATTGTTTTCTTTGTGATTGTATGGGTTATCGCCTATTACATTTTAAAAGATAACTACAAAGATTGAGGAGATATTTATGAAAAAATTTATGGCAATTTTTGTTGCATTCCTCGTTGCGGTTGGCGCGGTGATTTGTACCGAGCGAGTGCATACTGGTTATGTTGGTGTTGTTTATTCCGCGAAGGGAGTCGAGCAGCAAACTATTTCTCAGGGCTGGCATTTTATGAGCCCTCTGAAGCATGTGTCTGAGTTCCCGATTACTCAGCAGCGAGTGGTATTTTCTAATGCTCCGTCCGATTATGGCGCAAAGGAACACGCAGACTGGCATATCGACGCTCCTGCAAATGGCGGTACGATTGCAATCAACCTGACCGTCAATTATAACTTCCTGCCGGAGCATGTTGTTGAACTGTATACCAAGTTTGGCGGCATGGATGGCGAGAGCCTGATGGAGAGTAAGATCCAGAACGATATTATTGCTTATGTCAAGGAAGTTACTCCTCAGTTCAGTGTTATGCAGATTTATTCCGATGATCGTGCAGGTGTCAATACTGCAATCACCGACTATTTGAATGAGAAGCTGACCGCAGAATATGGTATCAATGTTTCTTCCGCACTGATTGTTGACGCACAGCCTGATGATACCCTGATGCAGAAGATTCGCGCAAAGGAGCAGGCAAAGCAGGACGCAGAGATTGCAGAACTGAATAAGCAGACAGCTCTGGCTCAGGCAGAGACTGATAAGGTTAAGGCACAGACGGAAGCTGACGTTAAGATGATTGAAGCACAGGCCGAGGCTGATGCAAATAAGGTGCTTTCCGAGTCTATTACTCCTGAGCTGATTCAGATGAAGGAAGCAGAAGCTCGTCTGAAGCATGGTTGGATCACTGTTCAAGGTGCAGATACAGTCGTTACCAAGGGTGAATAAATAAGAATTACGATAAAGATTGGAGTCTATAAAATGAAACGAATGTTTGGCATGATGCCCAGTAGTGAAGTTGAATTGCGTGAAAGTTACAAAGATAATTTTGGACTGACCGTAAGAATTGAAGCTGGCAAGCATGGATGGACTATTATGTGGGCAGATGGTGGTTCTGATTACAAGGATGTCGATGCAGAATCCGCTATTGAAAATTTTAATGAAGCATTTGAGACTGCACAGAATAAGATTGGAAAACTCGTAAAAGTGCGTTGTTGTGGTGAATGTTGCGGTGAGTGCTAAGAGGTCTTATAAAATGAAAATTTTCACAAATATCTTAGGATTTATTTTATCCTGGTTTATCACAGTCCTTATTCTCTACGGTGTTTGGAAAATGCTTGGGCCAAATTTTAGACTGTGGGTTGCAAGTGGAATTTGGTTGGTTCTGCTTGTGTTCGGTGGTTTCAAAACTAACAAGAGCAAATAAATAAATTAGTAGGGTGGGTGTGGTGGCATGAGAGGAGCTATATGGATTATTGGTCCGTTGAAGTAATGTACTACGATGATGGGCATCAGGAACTCAATACATATATGGTCAAAGCGCAGGATCAAAATGATGCCATAAACAAAGCACATCATCGCTTTGAAAAATCTCATCCCGGTATGAGTTGTATGGTCCAGAACACAGAAAAGGTAGGTGGTTAAGATGGAAGACGAAAATATCGTTTATGAAAACATCAATCCTGAAGATGACAACGAAAGATATTTTCTGACTCCTTGGGGTTGCCTTTGCTGTGCATTTGGAGATTTTGGCTTAAAACCTCCAGAAATCTCTGGAAAGATGGCTGATGCTCTCATGGATGATTTCTTTGAGATTATGGAAGCAGCGGGTATTTTAGAGAAGAAGGGAAACGATGATTGTTAAATTCTTAAAACATCTTCTCCGTTGGTTTCTTCCAGAGTGCAGCCGATGTAGTGGTGTGATGCTCTATGACAGCAATCACAGCTTACACGATAAGTGGCACTTCGTCTGTGATACCTGTGGCCGTGAAAAGTGGGGTGCTTTATGAACGTTGAATCAAAATGTTACTTCGATATTGACCCCATATTTAACCCATCATATAAGGAAGTGCTCATTATTGAAACCGATAACTGGGCATCTTGTGAGATTGTAAACGAAAATACTCATTATGAAGTGGAGAGCACAATAAGATACGAATGCCGCAATAATGAGCGGCTTGAAATAAAACATCTTGAAGCAAAGAAGATAAATGGAATTCCGTTGAAGAATCTTTGGATTGAAATGTATTCCAGAGAAGAATGGAGACTGTTATGAATTATGGTCAAACCTGTGTATACGGTGTAAGTCTATCATACATTATGGCTAACGGAAAACGCAATTTCTCATATTATGAGATTCCTGCTGACAGTGAGTATGAAGCAATCCAATATGTGCGCGGCCAATGGCACCGGGAGCATCTATTTGCTCCTTACGAGCCAGATGTAAGCGCTCGACTTTTGTACACTAACTATTGGAGCTGTTTGAAGGCTTGATAAAAGTGCCGTTTTGTGAGGTAAATATATGAAAAAGTGGACTAAAGACCTTCTTGAAGCTAATGGATATGAGCTGAGAAACGCATACATTAAAAATGTATCTTTTGGAATAAAAGATTACGGATTTCTTTCGCTTACACTCACTTTAGAAGGTGATGGATGGGGAGTAAATTACACAGGCCCTTCTATCGGTAGAAAATACTACATCAACGAAGAGTCTATTAAAGATGGAAGTGCCGCAAATTTTGAAGGTTATGAAGACGGAGCTGAAGCTATCGTAAGGATTTTAGATGTTGTTGATTGTTCTAAACTTGAATCACTAAAAGGGAAATACATCCGTGCAGCTATCGAAAGAGGAGAACCTGTGAAAATCATCGGTAACGTCATCAAAGATCAGTGGTTTGATTACGGATCTTTTTTTGATGACAAAGAGAAAGAGGAGGCTTGTACCAGTGAGTAACATGGAGTCAGATATGATTATTATCAATGTGGTTGCAAAGAAAAGTAGCAAGACAATTGAACTTTCAGTTCCAGACGACGTATTTAATCAGGCCGAGCGGATTTTTCTAAAGAATGAGCGAGGTGTGTTTTATAAAACATTTCCAGCAGAAGCCTTTGGTAGCGATGCGTGGAGAAATACCAAAGATGGTAATCCAGAAGTAGACCCAAAATCTGGTTGGAGCGACGATGTTTTAGTGGTTGATAAAGACCCTGATGGATGCAGATACAAAACAGTCGCCTCATATTACAAAGAACAGGATTTTTGGACAGATTCGGATGGAAATATTCTTTTTAACGTGACTCATTGGCAACCGTGGCCGGATTTTCCGCAGGAGGACAACGATGATTAACAATCCTTTTGCAGAAGATGGTATCGTCTCCTGTCAGTGCTGTGGCAGTGGTGAGTACCTTTATAACGAAGATGGAAACCAGAACGGCTACTGCGGAAATTGCGGAGCTAGAATTGACTGGCCTGAAGAAAACGACGGTTGGAAAAGCACAAATATTGAGTTGCCGAAGTATGGTGTACCGTGCCAGATTAGATATAAAGATGGTAGAGAGGATACAGCAGTTCTGAGTTCTTATGTTGGATGGCACGAAATTGGGGCCCTTTATGCTGTTAAGGAACCTGACTATTGGCGGTATCTGCCGGAGGAGGAGAAAAATTCCTGATTTTTGCTAAAATTATTTAACGAATTATCGCAATAAATTCTTGACAAATTTTGATAGAATTCCGCTTTTAACAGAAAGGAAAAGACCATGATTGATATTTCTAGCTGGCACACTGTTGCCGACAATCCACCCGATAGGGTCCCACTGCTTTGCTATTGTGACGCAGATGGCAGTATGTTTCTTGGATTTGCTATTCATCCGTATTTGCCTCTTGATAGAACAGTGAGCCTCGTGAACTGGTATAAGCAAACTGGTTTGCACGAATGGCAGCGTGCAGAACACATTGTAACAAGATGGAAGGAAGTGACGTAAATGTTGACTGAGATTGCTTGGCTTATGACCAAAGCTTATATTATTTTGATTTTCTCCGCAGCGGTAATTCGTTCTGAGCAGATTCTGTATGACACATCTACATATATTTTCCGAGGCGACAAGAAGAATGGAATGTATGGCTGTATTGCGCTGAATATTTTTATTATCATATGTGCAAGTATGTGGACGAGGTTTATTTGAGATGAGAACACTAGAACAAGTAGATCGCGACATTGAGATTGTAAGATACGACATGCACGAACTCATGAGGATGCGTCAGCCAATTTCTATCGTCGGAGAGGAATTAGTGGATCTTTATGAAGAACGAAATAAAATCTTGAAATCGATGGGTGATACAAAATGAACTACGCTAAAATCGTTCCATGTGATATAGCGAATGGCGAAGGGGTGCGCGTCACACTTTTCGTGCAGGGTTGCAATCACCATTGCCCCGGTTGCCAGAATCCTACTACATGGGACCCGAATGGTGGTCAGCCATTTACAGATGAAACGCTTGATAAAATTGTAGATTTACTTCGACCTGAATACATTCAGGGGCTGACTCTCACCGGTGGAGATCCACTGCTGCCAGGGAATAGAGAAACCGTTGAGAAGATTGTTCGTCGAGTATGGCAAGAGTTTGAAGAAAAGAAAGATGTGTGGCTCTGGACTGGATATAAGTGGGAGGACTTATGGAATCAGGATAGTCTTGTAGTAGAAATTCTTGCAAACATCAATGTGCTTGTAGATGGCCCATTTATTGAAGCAGAGAAAGATATTTCACTTCCGTACATGGGAAGTAAGAACCAGCGTGTAATTGACATCAAATGGAGTCTTGGATATAAAGAACCGACACTTTGGTGGACTCAAGAAGAGAAAGGAAAATAA